ACCTGACATTTCTATTCTATACTAACATTTTACTTAGCCATCGTATCAGCCACTTGCTTCAGCAACTTCTTCTGCGTCAAGATGCGGCTACTAATACTCATCGTTTCGAGTTCCTGGAGCAACAGCTTGTACGCATACGGAATCTCGATCGCACTGAAGTTCGTCGTGTTTCCACAACCCTTACAGAGCCAGATACCCTCCTTCGGATTCGCGATCGCGAGCAAGCCGCAATCCCTGCAAGACCAGCATCTGAACAAGTCGGAGCACTCCATGAAACGCTCTTTCGTGAACTCCGTGATACCGTGCGCCGCGACGCAATCACGCTCCATCTCGCCAAAACGGAGTCCACCTTCACGCGCGCGTCCCTCAGCCGGCTGCCTTGTCAGCATAACCAGCGGTCCTGAGGCACGACTGTGTAGCTTATCCGCGGAGCAGTGCCTGAGCCTTTGGTAGTAGCACGGACCGATAAAGATGCTCGTGTTCATCTGCCGTCCCGTGAAGCCGTTATACAGAACCTCATTGCCGTGCGGCTCCATCGCGAGCTTATCCCGCAAGAATGCCTCCAGATTGTCCAGTGTAACATTGTTGAACGGTGTGCCGTCGCCGAGCGCTCCCACCTTACAGCCGACCTTGCTAAACAGCGTCTCCATGAGCTGCGCAATCGTCATGCGTGAAGGAATACAATGCGGATTAATGATGATATCAGGGATCAAGCCTCCAGCAGTCTGGGGCATGTCCTCCGCATTGAGAATCATTCCACAGGTGCCCTTCTGACCGTGCCTACTGGAAAACTTATCACCAATCTCAGGAATGCGGTCCTGGCGAACACGAATCTTTACAAAGGAGTAGCCCTCGCCGTTCCTGTTCTTAAAGATCCTGTCGACATAGCCGAACTCGTTGTTGCGCATGGGTCTCGACACGTCACGATACTTCTTCGTGCCGGCAGGAATGACCATGCCCGTCGGCACACGGAGAGGCACAACCTTGCCAATTAGGATGTCATCCGAACCAACGAACGCGTTCTCAGGCACAAAGCCATCAGGACCGAGCTTGCCATAATTTGCATTCTTTACATGCTTTGTGTACAAGGGATCAGGCTTGTCAAAGCGCTCTTCCTCACCACTGCTCTGGTTCTTGCGCTCCTCATCCTTGTATGTTCTGTAGAAGATCGAGCGGAACAGACCACGCTCAATGGAGCCGCGATTGATCATGATAGAATCTTCCTGATTGTAGCCTGTGTAGGTCATGATGGCTACAATGATGTTCTGCCCCGAAGGCATATCCTGTACACCATAGAACTTGCTCATATATGAGGAAACCATGGGAATCTGTGGATAGCTCAGCAAGTGCGACATTGCGTCAAAGCGCTCCTGGAAGTTCAGAGCGTACATGCCCATCGCCTGCTTCCCCATTGCACACTGATACGAGTTTCTGGGGCTCTGGTTGTGGTCAGGGAACGGAATATTACTCGCCAGAGTACCGAGAACAGTGGAGGGGTGGAGTTCACAGTGAGTGTAGGTTCTATCAACCAGTGTCTTATCGGGCATCATCGCAATGTAGCATGTCTCTGTCTCACCAGGATCAATGTATTCGATCAAGTGATTACCCTTAGGGCTCTCCCAGAGAATGAGATTCTCCCACTTCTCTAAAGCCATGATCTGCTTGTAAAGCTCATTTGTCTTGTCCTCTAGAATCTCACGGACTGCTGGCGCATAGTAGAGAGGACGCAACATCCGCCCCGCCTCCGTGCTAATCCAGATCTCCTTCAAAGGACGCTTCCAGACTATGCACGTGTGAACGTGAATCTGTGCACTCCGCTTCGCCGCCTGTAACTTATGAACGAGCGCAGTCGCCTCGCCATTCGGAATCATACCGAGCCATGCACCGTTTACGAAGAGACGCGTCTCGGAGAACTTGAGCTCAGGGCTACACTCCTTTAACGGGCGCAGAACCCCTGTATGCTTGATGAAGTCCTTCACAATGCCAGGATTACTGTAGATGCTCACGAGCGATGTGCTGCTCATATTCTTGACTACACCTACACTGTGACCCTCTGGTGTCTCACTGGGGCAAATAAACCCCCACTGCGTATTGTGAAGCTTGCGCGGAGGAATGAGCTTGCCTGTCTTCTCAATGGGAGTGCTTATTCTGCGCAAGTGTGAAATACCCGAAATGAAATTCAGGCGATTCATGACCTGCGACACGCCGATCTTGGTCGGTCCCCCGATTTTTGCTGAGCCGAAGTTGCCTGTAGCTAGACTCGTCTTGAGTCCAATCTCTACAATCGTGCTCTTAATTACCTTGTTAATGTTGCTAGGATTGAGGATCTCCTCGAAATTGCCAGACGCTTTCCAGGACCCGTTGTGAATCTCCTTGTTCAAAGAGGCGCGGATATCCTTGACCATCTTCGTGGCGAAGTAGCTGCGGAACAAGTTCGCGAGTAGAAAGCCAGGCAAATCTACACGCTTATTCGGGTAGCCGTCGCGATCATCCTTGGGAATTCTACCGCAAGAAACCCACAGAACCTTCCGCGTCATGTGACCGAGAAAGCACGCCTTTGCGTACATACTCTCCTGCTTGATACCAACGTGAGGAAAGAGCTCAATATTCAAAATGTCCTGGATCCTCAAAGGCTTCTGTGACTTGGATGACCATGACTGAATGTGCTGTGCGAGCCAATTCTGCGCCAGTTCCTGATTAAAGATGTCGGCAGACTCACTAATGCTCTCGAAGATGATGCTGTCGAACGCACTGTCACCCTCGGGACCGAGGATGAGATTGCGAATATCGTGATCGGACTCGATGCCGAGCGCCCGAAAGAGAATCCAGAGAGGAATGTCAGTCTTGATGCGCGGCATCGTCGCCTTCAGAAGATGAATCTGCTGATTCTTGGGATGATAGACCATTTTGACCGCGTTATTCTTAGGTACCTGATCATTATCAGGACCGATACTTTTGACTTCAATAACTTCAATATCTTTACCGAGATTACGATTATTACGGAAAACGAAGGGGCGGTTCTCACTCATGCGTTCTTGGCTGATGATAACGCGCTCACCGCCCTGTACAATGAAGTAGCCACCGAGATCATAGAAGCACTCGCCGAGCTGCGACGGATTGATGTGCTTCTGGTCGTGTAGAAGACAGTACTTGCTGCCGACCATGACAGGAATCTTACCGAGGTGGACGTTGGGGAAGACACGCTTTCTCGTCGTCACCTCACCACCCTTGGTATTATCAATCATGCTTGTGCTGACATGGACATCTACAAACAGTGGCGCGGCATACGTCAAGTTGCGCATGCGCGCATCGTTGGGCATCATGGGAAGAACTGCACCGTTATTTTCAAAGATGGTCGGTTTCCGAAGAGACGGGTTCTGAAACTCAACTTGGATCTCATATTCACGCTTTACGGCAACGAGAGCCGGCGCAACGGGAGTCCCAATGATGACGTCGCCCGAATTAATGGGGTTTTGCATGAGCGCATTGGCAGCGGTCGTTGATAAGCCTGTGGCAGAGGCGAGCGCAGAACGCGGACCGCTCAAGGGTGTCTCAGGACTCCCACGAACAGTAATAGGATTTACCATTGTCACAATTTCAGGAATATCTACATCCATAAAATGATTAAAAGATTCAACTTGGTGACTAATGGTTTGACGACCGTTAGACTGCTGAAAATAACTGTTCAAAATGTGTCTATGCGAAGGAAACATGATTTCTTGCTTCTCTGAACTCTGAGAAATTCTATCAATTTTTGAATGATCCATTCGCTCCGAGCCTCAAAATACTTTGTTCGTATTGTTTAGGTTAATGTCTGCCGACGAAAATATCAAAAAATTTACATTGGTGGGTGGAAAATCGGAATTGGAGGCTCTTGGAAAACAGGGTAGCCGAAAACGGCGCGGTGGTGCCGCGGGTCCTTCCAATGTCCCGCCCGGTCCTTCTTATCAAATGACTTCAGCGAATGTTCAAAAAGCGCAAGTACAAGCGCCAGTACCAGTACCTGTACAAAATGGCGCTGCTTACAATCAACATAAAAATGTAAAAGTCATCTTAACCCCGAAAAAGAAAAAGAGTGCAGTTGTACTTGAAGCGCCCAAGAAAAAAAAGCTGCCGATTACTCTTTCAAGCGGACAGAAGGGTGGCACACGGAAAGTCGCCAAGAAAATTAGAATGAATATTTCAAACATGAGCAAGCGCATGACACGTGCTAATGATATTCGCAAGGAGGCGAAAGCGATGACAATTGATAAGATTAAGGTGGCTCTCAAGGCTGCTGGTCTCATTAAAGAGACTACAAAAGCGCCTGACGCAATTCTCAAATCCATGTATGTCGATTATTTTTTGCTAAAAAATAAAGCATTATAAAAAAAATTGAATTCAATCCATACAATACCAAGCCAGTACAATGCAGATTTACGTAAAAACACTCACAGGCAGAAGGCTACAGTTTGAAATAGAGGAAACCGATTCACTGAGTATTTTGAGAGATAAGGTCATGGAAGCAGAAGGTATTGACGCGAGTCAGATACGAATGATTCATAGCGGCACTCAGGTAAATTTTACAGATACATTTGATAAGACTAAGATAAAGAGTGGAGACACTATTCATCTTGTTCTTGCGCTGCGTGGTGGTTAGTAAAATTGACAGATATAAGAAGATATATTACATAGTAATGGATCTTTTAGATTTTTTCAAACGCGTTGGAAATGGAAATGGAAATAGCGAAGAAACAACATTACTGGCGCCCACTATTCCAGTTGAACTCACAAACTATTATTTTCTCAAAGGCTCAAAAGCCGCATGTAAAGATCCAGTACTTGTACAATTTGATGGTGCATCTGATCCGAACCCCGGTCAGTCCTGTGGGGCAGCAGTTGTCTATACAACATATGACTCAAATAGTCCTGTTTTAGCAGAGGGTGGAATTTATCTACCTCTCGCCACAAACAATGTCGCCGAATACACAGGTCTTATTTATGGCTTGGAACTTGCTAAGAAAAAGGGCGCCAAGGCTCTGCTCATCGAAGGTGATTCACAACTTGTTGTTCTTCAAATGGCAAAAAGGTGGCAAGTCAAGGACATGCGTATGCGCACGCACTGGGAAAAGGCGCAAGATCTTCTGAAACATTTTGAGTTCGTCGCCATTAAACATGTGTATCGCGATTTTAACCAGAAGGCGGATGCGCTTTCTAAAGAAGGTTTAAGACGCAGGGCACATTTTGAACGTGCTTAGTATGAATTTATCATTTTCAATCTATAGAATAGAAATGTGCGAATCAAATGATATAGAACGTATAATGAACTTATGGCAGAATGAAGGATGGGGCTACGCCAATGCTGAATACGATAATGACGGACTTATTTTAGAAGCGTATCTATATCTAGGGCAGTATAATACGTATACACATATACATATTTCTTGGAGCCGGCGCTATTCGCAGTACGATTATGTTGTAACATGTAATCGTGATCACAGTGACCCTGTGTATATGAGCTGTTATAGGAGGAGTCATATGTCATATGTTCAAGAATTCGCACAATTATTACAAGAGTGTCCCGGGGCAGGCGGCGGGTCTCGAAAGAAGTCGAGAAAATCCAGAAAAACTAGAAAGTCCAGAAAAACACGCAAACACGTGCCTAAACCCTGAACACTAAATTCTAGTAAGATAGATGGCAATGTACCAAAAGTACATCAGCGAATGGAAAAAATTCAAAACAATTTATGGCGAACAAACCTGTTTTTTTATGCTTGTGGGCAAGTTCTTCGAACTGTATGATATACTGGACAAAGAAACTCAGGAAGGACAAACAAATGTTAAACAAGCCGTTGAAATTCTCGGAATTGCGCTCACGGTCAAAAAGGGTGATGGACCGAAGGGCGAGGACTGCTATTTCGCGGGAATCCCAGAAGTTGCTCTTCAGAAGTATGCCACAATTCTTACACGAGAGAACTGGACTGTTGTCGTCGCAACACAGGAAAAAGATGAAAAAGGCGCCGTGACAGGGAGACCGGTCAGCCGAATCTTCTCACCCGGTACGCATATTGAATCCGCCGGTTCGGAACCGCCCTATCTCGCAGCTCTTTGGTTGGAGGAAGGATCTCTGACCCAAAGGTCCCCTCCGACATTTGCCGCTGCAGTCTTGGATTTAACTACGGGTGCTCTCCAATCATTTGAGGGAAAGAGCCGTGGATTCCCCGACTCCTGGACCGCCGATGAATTGGTAAACTTTTTCCAGATTTACAGACCGAAGGAACTTCTCGTCTTTTGGCGCGGGGACAGTTTCACTTGTCCGACTGAAAGTTTCTTGAGAAAAACTCTGGAACTTCCTTCTGGACCGATTCACAGAAAACTGGCAAATGTAGATGAACTTGGTCCTCTGGAAAATCCCACAGTTCGCGCAGAATGTTTGAAGGAATTCTTTTCAGACCATGGACTTCTCTCCGTTCGGGAATTTATTGGAGTCCAAGACAAGGAAAAAGTTGAACGGTGTCTCACGTCTCTTTTGACTTTCGCAAAGGAACATATCCCTAGCGCTGTAAAGAATCTGAATAGCCATAGTCCATGGACTCCCGGAGATGGTGTCTATCTTGGAAACCATTCTCTTGTTCAATTGAACTTTGTATCCACAGGACCGGAAGATTCCGTATATACGTTGTTTCAAAGAACCATTACAGCCCTTGGTAAGCGGGCTATGCGTGTTCGTCTTATTCATCCTTCATCGAATGCCAAGCGCATTGAACAGCGATTGAAGGAAGTTGACTATTTTTACCAGATTGATCCGGAGCTTCAGAAACACGTTGAGACAAATCTCAGATTAATGTTCGATATTTCGCGCCTTCACCGGAACTGTATGATTTACAGTTGCACGGCGTCCGATATTTTGAATCTGAATCAGTCCTATCAGTGTATCTTAAAACTCATTGAGTTGCTTAATAAGAGTCCCTTCACTTTTCAACCGTGGCAAACAGAACTTGATGAATATATGGCGCTTTTTCACACACTCTTTGATATTCAGAAGGCGGAACTCAGTATTCGTGAAGGCGAAGTGTCATTTTTACAAGATTCCGTTGCGCCGCTAACCAAAGAATGTGAAGACAAACTTGCAGCCTGTGTCAATTCGGCGAATGAAACAATTGAGACTCTGAGACGATGGGTTGGTCTACCTGAAGAAGCCATTCGCTTAGAGGGACGTGACCAGCAGTTTCTTCAAGCCACTATGACAAAGACAACGGCAAATTTAATTAAGAGGAAACTTGGAACCTGTGAAAATATTCATGGTATTCAAGTTCATATTCGCGCCTCGAGTCGTTCGCAACTAGAATGCAGTAAACTCAATGAATTATCGGCACACTATACATGGCTTCATGCAAATTTACTAAAAACTACAGAGAAGGAACTTCCTTCTATTTGTAAACAGCTTGCGACACTTGGTGAAAGTATGTGGTCTACCTTGGAAGATTGGACTGGAAAGGTTGATTGTAATTTGACATTGGCGAAAGTCTCCAAGCAAAGGGGCTATTGTCGCCCGACAATCGTACAGCGACAGGATAACTCGGGTTTCCAGGCGACGGGTCTTCGTCATCCGCTCTTAGAGTCAATACAGACCCGCGTAGAATATGTGAAACATGATGTGTCTCTAGGTTTTCAGGACGCGGATAATCTTGGCTGGCTTCTTTATGGAATGAACGCATCGGGCAAATCATCGCTCATGAAGGCGATCGGAATCGCGACATTGCTTGGACAAGCGGGCTGTTATGTGCCGGCGGCAACTTTCAAAATCGCCCCGTTCAAATCACTTCTCACGCGAATTTTGAACCAGGACAATTTATGGGCTGGGCTGTCGTCATTCGCCGTGGAAATGTCAGAGCTCCGCGATATTTTTGCCAAGGCTGATCCTTATAGCCTCGTCCTAGGCGATGAACTCTGTAGTGGCACGGAGAGTGTGAGCGCAACGAGTCTGGTCGCGGCAGGTATCCAATATCTTACACGAGTTAAGACACGATTTGTCTTTGCCACGCATCTCCACGGATTACATAAGTTGTCGGATTTCCCTGGTCTTGGCGTCTGGCATTTACAGTGTCATTATGATATTGTAAATGATCGCCTCGTCTATGATAGAACATTACATAAAGGTCCGGGGACGACATTATACGGGATTGAAGTGGCGAGAGCCATGCATATTCCGATAGACATCGTTGATGCCGCGCTCGCCTTCAGGCGGAAGCTGGAAGATGAACCGAATTATTCGGAAGTGGCGCCGAGTCATTGGAACGCATCGATTGTGGCGAAACGGTGCGAGAAATGCGATTCTCCGAAGGCAAAAGAGCTGGAAATCCATCACGTACAGCATCGCGCGACAGCAGACGCAAAAGGACATTTTGCCGATGGCACCCACCAAAATGACCTGCGGAATCTGGCTGTTCTTTGCGAAAAGTGCCACGATGATCTACATGCGGGTCTATTTGAGATTGGACCGGTTCAGCAGACGAGTGATGGTGAGGCGCGATCCTTCACGACAACTACATCATCTAGGGCGATGATAAAAGATGAAAAACGACCGGTGATTGAAAAGTATCTACGGGAACACCCGAACATACCTTTGAAGAGAATTATACATGCGATTCAGATTAATGAAAATATGGTTGTTTCGGAGGCGATGGTGCGCTCTGTTCGGAAATATTTACAGAATGATTAAAAGATAGAAGCAGCAAGTGGAGCAGGAGCCGAGAGAGGAGCAGGCGCAACAGCCATGCTTTGTTGCTGCTGCATGGGTTGTTGCTGTTGCTGTATGGGCTGTTGCTGCACCTGTTGCTGCACCTGTTGTTGCTGCACCTGTTGTTGCTGCACCTGTTGCTGCACCTGTTGCACCTGTTGCTGTTGCTGTATGGGCTGCGCCACAGGCTGAACATACATGACTGGACCCTGAGGTCCTACAGGACCCTGAGGACCTGCAGGACCAGGCGGACCGGCAGGACCCGGAGGACCGGCAACAGGAGCACCCATAACAGGAGCCATCATCGGACGAAAAAACTTCAAAGCCACCAGCTCCTTCTTCAAAGCCTCAACATCGCTCTTTAATGCAACAATCTCACGCCGAAGGGGATTTCCATTCTGGTAATTCAAACCACTCAAGTTCAATACAGATGACATCTTCTATTACACCAATTGGAACTTCAAATTATATTTTAGACGCGCTCATCTAACCAGTGTTTCATATCCGGATACTTCGTTGTCATACGTTCAATCCAGGCTTGACCTTCTTCAAGACTCAAGCAGTAATCTCCGTGCCCGGAATCTCCGTTTGGCATTGACCACATGATACGATACATGTCAAATCTTATTTTTATTTTTATTTTTACGTGTTTTATATTCAATTTTTGACGGAGCCCACTTACAAACCCAGTCACCAACTTGTAATATCTTCTCATTTGCTGTAATTTTCTTATTATATTTTTTGATTGTATAAGGTACGACAATAACTATACAAGAACCTCCAAACTTAAATGCCCCCATATCATCTCCATGTTTTACATGATCACCCTTTTTAACACTTAATACAATGGAACCAACACATGTGGCACCAACAATAACCATTTTAATTCCGTTTGAAAATGTGACTATTTTTCTATAGTTTCCTTGTAAAACAGGAATTTTATTTAACAAAATAGGATTTACACTCTTATAAGTACCTTGTCTTTCAACTATGCTTACAATAGTTGAATTTGTCGGACTATGTATTCTGTGATATTGTTCAGGTGCTAATCTAAATATAAATATATCAGACTTACTCGGCACTGTATCAGTAGTTAATAACGTTGATAAGTTGTATTTTGCCTCCTTAATTAAAAATTCTTCAGTTGCAGAGACTTTCCGTACATAGCATTCAGCTGGACTTACAATATCATATTGCCCGGTAGCCTTTGGTAAAGTTAATGTAGGATCGATTTTACGCGAAAATATATCATTGATTGTCTTAAATTGCTTAAGACAATCAGCCGAATTCTTACTTTTTTTACATTTACGAGAAGTCCGTAGGTCTATTTTATACTTTTCAACAAATTTTGATTTTAAAAAATTGCTACGAGTTTTACCAATTGTCTTACAGCCTTTTTCTGTAAGTAAATTTGTGAAAATATCTGGTAGATATCTTTCAGCAGCAATTATTGTTTCAAACAAAGTCATTTTGTATACTTCTATTGTATGTAGATAAATATTTAAAATTGATTCCTAAAGCAATTTTATAAGTACGTATAGAATGATCACTGTTGTCCTTTGTATGAATTGTGGGAAAATCCTCGCCGATAAGTGGAGATATTACCAGGAGCGTCTTCGACAGCTCAAGGGCGAGAACGCTGAAGTACCATTCTACATGGATGGTGTAACTCTGCCCGACACCCCCGAGGGACGGGTTCTCGATGAACTGGGTTTAAAGAGACTCTGTTGCCGAAAGCACTTTCTGACACAGAAAGATCTCATGGATAAAATCTAAGAAAATAGTAAATGGAGTTTTTCCTACCGTCAATCTTACTTTTACTTATAAGTGCAGCAATCGTATTTTTTGTGATACCGCGTTTTGGACCACTCGTCTTAGCTGTCGTATCACTTGTTCTTTTAACGATTGGCATGTATAATCATTACACTTTGTTTCAAAATGAATACAGAGCAAGCACCTGGCAACTTGGGCTTGTAGCATTTGCTCCTTATATAATGATCGGGGTTGTAATCGTAATGATAATCCTGTACTTGACTTATTTATTACCTTCCGGCGCCACTTCTTCTGTACCCAATGTAAAAACGAATACAATAAATTTACCTCCTCCCGAGACTGCTACGAATGTTATTACAGAGGGTGTGAATAATGCTATACGGGCGGCTGCACCTGTGGCGAATATCAAGATAAATACTACAAATCAACCGAATGCTCTAAATAATAATAATAACAATAACAACAACATTAACAATAACAATAATGGCAATGGCAATGGACGTGGAAACAGGAATAGAAACCCCTTCTCACCGCCGCTATTATAATTGATTCTCAATAGTAAATAGATGAAGAAGAGTACAACTCTCAAACACAAAAAAGGCGTTCAAACGATTCCCCAACTTAGGAAATCATTTGATCACATGGAACGGTTTACAAAGTGGCTCGTTAACTCAGAAAAAGACAAGAGTAAACAAGTTACATCTTTCCAGAAAGAATGGAAAAAGGTCTTCTATCACGATATAGACACAACTGCCGCCCAAGGTTACATAGATTTCCAATCAAAACAAAAGCAATCAACCCGAAAGAACAAAAAAGGCAAGAAACAATCTGGAGGTCAGGCACCCCTAAGTGGCGCTCCTCTTGATTTTCAGACTCGCCCCGGATCATATGAGACACCCTATGGCAATTTCCCCGAATACATAAGCTCAGGATTCAGTTTTTACAATAAAATAAACCAGGACTCGTTTTTCCCGACACAGTGTGGAAAAGAGAATATTACGCCGACAGTCTATACGTCTACCGGCTCAAATAAGGTAGGTGGCACCCGTAGACGAAGAAAGCAACGTGGAGGATTTCCTACCTTATCAGAGTTTGCTCAGGCTCTCTCTTTTGGACCGCTGTCTCCATCAGTACCGACGAGTGCAGCCTATGATTTACAGTCTGCGACCAAAGCACAGCTGCCGCCCGCCTCGCCTTCAGCGAATACAGGCACACCTCCCTATATAAACTACACACCCCAAGCCGTTTCATATCCTTCATATGCGATCAATCGTCAACTAACATCTGAGATATCAGGTTCCAATGTTTAGATAAGTCCCGGATAAGGGCGTAGAAATCATACTCTGAAGAAACCTCAATAGACAATAGGGTTGTTCCGAGCATGCAGCAGCAAAAACCGGAAAGAAAAACAGAAACAGAAACAGAATTCGCCCGTGAACTTATCACATCTTATTTCAAAACACAGCCGTATCCATTTACACGTCATCACATAGATTCATTTGATCAATTTATGACCGAAGATTTACCGAACATAATACAATCCTCCAATCCAATTCTCATTCTGAAGGATCTCATTCCTGGAAAAAGTCAATACAAGTACAAGGTCGAAATCTTCGTAGGTGGTCTCGAAGGAAAAGGAATCTTTATTGGTTCACCGACAGTGAGTCTTCAGGACACAGAAGAAGTTCGTATTCTTCTTCCAAATGAGGCGCGCCTTCGTAACTTGACGTATTCTGCAATGGTTCTCGCCGACATGTATGTTCGCGTGACAGTTATGATTGCCGGTGAAAAGGGTGTATTGGAGCCCCGTATCTTTGAAATTAATCTCGCTAAGACGGATGAAGCCGATGATCGTATTCCACTCTTTCGCATGCCACTGATGTTACATAGTCGGTATTGTTTCTTACATAATAAGCCCGCAGAGTTCCTAAGAGAAGCTGGAGAATGCGAATATGATTATGGCGGATATTTCGTAGTCGACGGCGCCGAGAAAGTGCTCGTCACTCGCCAAGAACAGGCTTTCAATACGCTCTATGTAAATTTACAAGAAAGAGATCCGCAGCTGAGTATCTATGCATCCATTACATGTCTCTCCCCAAAAACGAGACAAGTAAAACGCATTGTATTTGTAATGAACAAGGCAACAGGAGCAATCGAAGTCATTTTACCTATGGTGCGCAAACCTATACCGGTATTTATTGTTTTCAGAGCACTAGGAATACAGTCTGACCGCGACATTATTCGCCAGATTTTCCCCGACCCAGACTCGGCTGAAGCTAAATTGCTGGAAGATGATCTTCTGAGCAGTATTGCTGGAGCGAATCCCTTTATGGACACCTATTCCGCGATTCAGTATATGAAATTGATGACAAAGAGGTCAAGTGACGCGCATGGACTCAGTGAAGCGCGCGTTCTCGATGTTATACACAACCAGCTTTTTATTCATATTGACGACAGTCCTGGCACGAGAGCCGCATTCCTCGGAGATTGCGTAAGAAAAATCCTGCGAGTAAATGCCAAAATAGATTCACCTACAAATCGTGATGATATTCGGAATCAGCGTTGCTTAACGAGTGGCTTCTTAATTCAGATGTTATTCCAGGGACTTTATAAAACATGGACGAAAGTAACGGCACGAGCAATCGATGAAGAGTACAATTACCAGACAAGTATTTACAGCAATGAGAATTTCGTCAATATTTTCCTACCTGGAAATCGCCTTCGTATTTTCAAGGTGGGTTTCTTGTCAGAGGGGATTATGCGCGGATTCAAGGGCAAATGGTCAGCGGGCAATGAAGAGAAGCCTGGTGTTCTTCAGGGACTCTCGCGCCTATCGTACCACGATTTCTTATCACACTGTAGGCGCCTCGTCCTTGAATTCGACACGTCGATGAAACTAGCTGGTCCGCGTCGCTTGAATCCCAGTCAATACGGATATTTCTGTACATCGGAGACGCCGACGGGAGGGAGCATCGGCATCACAAAGAATTTGAGTATTTTAACGGCGATCAGTACATCCACGAGCCCTGTAGGTATCTCAAAGTGGCTATTTGATAAGGCGAATGTTATTCCGTGCGAATATATTACAGAGGATATTCTTAAGATAAGTGTACCGGTCTACGTCAATGGTGGAATTTTGGGATATACAATGAAGCCGGTTGATCTCACGACGGTTCTGCGCCTGTTCAAGCGCACGGGCTGCCTTCCTTCCTCAGCCAGTATTGGCTTCAATATACGAGAGCGCCAGGTATTTCTCTATTTGGATGAAGGGCGCCCAATGAGACCGCTAATTTACTTGGAGGAGAAACGCATATTCCCCGCTGACAAACTCAAGAAGTTGAAGAGGTGGCGCGACCTTGTCATGGGAACTATGCCTGAAATGTCGTCGAGAGAGTTGTCATCGTCGGGTTTCTTTGATCCGTTTTCAAAGAGAGAGTTGCCGGCGACACTCAGGGACTACATAGACTATTTGAAACCTTTCCAGGGATCAATTGAATATATTGATCCTTATGAGCACAATTTAATTTACATCGCAAATTTTCCTAGTTATATTAATCCTGAAACATCGCACGTGGAGATTCATCCGTCCACCATTCTGGGACTCATGACGTCGATGATCCCGTTCGCGAACCACAATCAATCGCCGCGTAACCAGTTGAGCTGTAGTCAGAGCAAACAGGGTCTCTCCATCTATTCTACAAAATACATGTCGCGATTTGATAATCAGGTTCACGTTCTCTGTTATGGTGAGGCGCCCATTTGTAGAACATTGTATTATGATTTCGTAGCCGATGGAAATATCGGATATGGTCACAACTTGATTCTAGCGATAGGATCGTTTACAGGTTACAATCAGGATGACGGTATTGTCATGAATCAGGACGCCCTACAGCGTGGACTTTTTCGCAATATGACATTCCGATCGTATGAGACATTTGAGGAGGATGATGACAAGTTGAAGACGCGGACACGTATTGCGAATCCGGAAAAAGTGCCTGGATGGACGAATATTTCTGCAGGTTTAAATTATAGGAAGTTGGATGATCGCGGTATAATCAAAAAGGGTGAATATGTTGATCAGAATACGGTGATTGTTGGACGCTATGTGCAGACTGAATCGGGCTCCATGAGAGATGCGAGTTTGACGCCGCAACTCTGGACATCTGGACGTGTTGATGAGGTCGTTGTTCTCGTAAATAATATGGGTCTGCGCCTGATAAAGATTCGTGTTGTACACGATAGAATACCGCTCTTGGGAGACAAGTTCTCGAACAGACACGGACAGAAGGGTACAATTGGTATGATGGTGCGGGGTCATGATATGCCGAGAACAAAGGATGGTTTGGTTCCTGATATGATCATGAACCCGCACGCGATTCCGAGTCGTATGACGGTGGCGCAGCTATTAGAGACGATTTTTGGGAAATCTGCTGCTCTTCTAGGGGCGATTTCAAATGGCACCTCATTCATGAACGAAGGAAATCCGACAGAAATGATTGGATCTGCACTAGAGAAGCATGGCTTGGAGAAGTACGGAAATGAGCTGCTCTATGATGGAACGACGGGTGTACAGATTCCGAGCGCGATTTTTATAGGGACATGTTACACGATGCGCTTGAAGCACATGACGGAGGATAAATGGAACGCGCGCGGTGCTGGTAGGAGGGAGCAGCGGACTCACCAGCCGACTGGCGGACGCGGCAATGAAGGTGGACTGCGTATTGGTGAGATGGAATGCTGGGCTTTACAAGGACATGGTGTTTCAGGATTCTTCCAAGAGTCGCTGATGAAGAGAAGTGATGGCTCGGAGTTTGTTCTCTGTAATAGTTGCGGAACGGTGCCGATCTACAATGAATCAACTAAGCTCTTTGTCTGTTCATTGTGTGACGGTCCTGTACGGTATGCGGGTGATACTGTCAAGAATTTGGAACTCTTGCCGCCGATTCATCGGAGTTCGGCGTCGTTTAGCAAGGTGGAGATGCCCTATGCGACGTATTTATTGAACCAGGAACTTAATACTTACATGAATATGGGTATGAGAATTTTGACATCAAAGGACGTTGAACGTTTGAGGAGACCTGAGGTAAAGGATTTGTTGGATCCATCGCTCATTGATTTAGCGAACAAGGAATTACAGATTCTTGTTCTACCTGATACAACTGTGCCTCAATATATTACACCGGTAGAGACTGTGGAAGCAAGACCTGAGGACTTGAGAAGTTTGGGTTTGGCTCAGGCTGAACCTGAAGGTCAGGTTGAAGCTGTAGCTGATGCTGTAGCTGAAGCTATTCTTAATGCCAATACTAATGCCAATGCTAATTCAATGCCTGTAAACGTTGTTCTTAGAAATACAGTACAACAACAACAACCAAATCAAGCATTTAATTACACTATCGTAGGTGAACCAGAACCGTCATCTTCAATTGACGCCATAGATCTTAATCCGTTTATACAAGAGCAACAACAACAACAGCAACAACCATCAGTCAACATAAATATACAATCACAACCACAACAACAACAAAGGGCGCCGACAAACGCGATCCTCGTTCCATCCGCAATCCCTGGCGCGCCCCCCACACTTGTAGTTGACACTGGACCTGAAGAAATGCAAAGATCAGGATTTCCTCCTTTAGAACAACAAGTACAAAGGCAACGCCAACCAAGCAATGGAAATCAGAGAAGGTCTCCTAGAAACGTCGGATTTGCACAACCAGCAAACAACAGTCCTGCAGTTGCAGCCTCAACTGTTCCTGCCACAACAAAAGTGAATGTAATCAAACAAGGATAAAAATAAAATTTGATTTAAAAAAACAGTTCTTTCCTTGTATAGAGAGATATGAACGTACCAGCCATCGACCACATTCTCCGCAGTCGCAAGACATTATTGAATATTCTTGCGAGTCGCGGATACAATACGACACCTTATGAAAAGTTTGGATATGATGAGATCGAGGCTATGCTTGTTGGAGGAGAAAGCGCTCTCCGCATGGATCTTGAACGACCGCTTGAGTCTACGGACACAGGTATTACGAAGTGTACTGTTCGTTATGTTTTGACGAAACTCAAGCAGAAGATTCCGGGTTATATTGCCGGCGAGTTACCCACTATAGCGCCTGAGCTAAGAGAAGGTAGAGAACAAATGTTTACAACTCATCTTGATCCGATGACAACTGAAGCTGTCGTTATGCTAGTTGATGATAGCCACCCGATGGCAGATATCTTTACATCAGCTTCTATCAATCAGTGGAATAAGAACAAGTTTCGTTTGTGGTTCTTCCTTGTTGATCATCTTGTTAATAATCCTGCTGAGCATGTTCTTGTACCGAAACATGAACGTGTACCTATTGGAGAGCATCCTGAACTTTTGAAGCAGATGTATGCTAAGAAGGCACAGTTCCCGCTCATTGTCTTTCATCAGGATATCCAGGCACGCATTCTGGGTTTAGTTCCAGGAGACATTGTAAAGATTACGCGCCCGAGTCCTTCGGCTGGTTATTACGTAGAATATAGAGTTTGTGCGCCCTAAGAAGATGAGAGCACAGCTTCAAGCTATAAATCCGCCGCCTTCATGCGAGGCATTAAGAGTAAAATACTTAACAAGCGATAAGTACAGAGAGTTCAAAACGAAAATACAGACACGCACAGATGACTTAGGATTTTACATAACAAATGGGATGGCTGGCGATCTACAAACGGCGGCGAGAAATGCTGACCCGCAAGTCATGTATCAGAGTCTTATCAAATACATTCGCCTCGAAAAGACTAGTTCTGGCTACTTATATGCGAATCGTGTACAAGTTTTTAATGAAAAGGGCGAAAGTATTGAAACAAAGGGACAAGCAACCGCATCATCTGTTTATTCTGTAAGTTATCCTGCGCAAAATGCTCTAACAGGACAGGGATATTTTTACACGTTATATGATCCGACGGGTTCTTCTAAGTTTTGGCAGTTAGAACTTGCCACTCCGTCTCGTATTTCAAAAGTTGTTTTGAGTCAAGTACCGACAGATGCAAAACTTGTTTTACAAAATGGTGATAAGGTTCTTGTACAGGAATTTCAGATTGTACAGTCTGTACAAGAATTTACGGTAACTGTGACACAGACTACAAGTGATGTTATCTCAAAGAAAATGAATGAGCTCAAAATGTTGGAAACGGATGTACAGTCTGTACTTGGTTGCCTTCAGAAAGAAATTGTACAAAGAGAAAATATATCATCTGATATTTATGATCTTCATCAGCAAATGAAAGAGAAAAAGGAACAAGTAACTACAAAAGATATCAATGTGAAGTCATCAAAAGAGAGAGCGGCACTTCTTCGTGATCCTTACACAGAGACAACTGTGTGGGAGAGTTGGTTTCCTCTGGGGCGCCCGCTCGAAAAATCAAGTGTTCCGGTTCTTTGGACAATGGCTCTAATTTTTCTAGTTGTTTCACTTGGACTCTTTTTGTACATGGCTGGATTTCAATTGGAAGTTGTAAATAAATTTGCTGAAGGGACGGCTCAAACGGTAAGTGGCGCAACAAATAGATTTACATCTATGTTTAAGGGTCAAGGACCTGGACCAGGACCAGGACTTGGACCTGGTAAACTCGCAACGGCACCTAATGCAAACTAAATATTCGTATGCTGTTGTAGAATGAGCTTTTGTAGCGCAACAGCAAATATAGCAACAGATGCCCAAATGAATATCGGATATCCGCCGAATAAATCAATTATGCCTGCTTCAGGGTCATTAGGCATTGATGCGCGCGATGCCACGACAGGGCGTATCTTACCACCGAAGCTGAATACAATTTACGATGGTCTTGTTGCATCAGGACGACTTGTTTCAGGATCGCAGTTTAAGACACAACTTGATACGATTCGATCAAAGCAGGACGATTCGACAAAGGCGAAAGGGCGTGATCAAGTACAAAAGTTACTTGATGAACTCCCGAATAAGGAATTACAGACAATGCGAGATTTGAAAGATGAGTACTGCTTCACATTTGTACGGTATAAGTATGCCTTAAATCAAATGTTTACTAACTTAACAGCTGGTTCTACGGCGGGAACTCTTAGTGCTGATAAGCAAGCAACCATACAAATGTACCTAGGAAAATCAAAAGAATACAACGTGAAGTTGAATGACTTGATTCAGGTCTCGAATTTTCTGGCTTCTAAGCGCGCCTCAGATTCCTCTGAGCAGAGTGACAAGGTAAACGCACTCAATACAGAAATTTCATCTACCTTCGATACATTAAAACAGCATCAGCAAATTCTTACAAGTGAAAACGCGACTGCAGATCTCCGTAAGAGAATGACAGAGTTCTCAGAGGAAAAGAACAGATCAGCGAACAATCTTCTACAACTATACGGCGTATTGAATATTGTTGCCATTGGATTATTGCTTTACATTTATCGTTCCTAAAGATAGAGAGCAATGGGAAACGTTCAAAGTTTAACAGATTTGACAAGAAATGCCCAGGATGCGCAGTACACGGCAGCCCTACAGGCAATGACACCATCCCAGAGACAAGCTTATTTTGATACACAGAAGACTGAGCTCGTTAATAAGTTATTGGACGAGCGTGAATCAACCTTTCAAAAAACGTACACGGATATGGTTAAAAATACGAACGTCCAGCATTCTCTTTTATATTATATGTCGAGAAACTCCGATTTGAATGATGTAGGAACTTACATTAAGAATCAGAATCAAAACACTGTAAATACGGCAACTTACAATAAGAGTTTAGCGGAGAGACAAAATCAGGTCAATGAGTGGTCTTTCAATAATAAATTAGATACTCTCTTCATTTTTCAAATTATCTTTATTTCGCTGTGTGTGACGGCGTTCTTGGCTTTCTTACAGCGCCTAGGTTATTTCTCAAATGCTTTTTTTGGTATTATTGTTGGTATTTTGCTGTTTGTAGTTGCAGCAACTATAGCGGTTAGAGCAACATATACAAATAAAGTCCGAGATAAAAAATTCTGGAATCGCGCCGATTTTGGACATTATGATATTAGCGGGGCGACTCCCGATATCTGTCCGCAAGTACCAACATAGGCGCCACACAGTAAGCGCCAGTTATAAGTAGAAACAATTCTTAGCTGTAAGATAGAAGTTATGGCATTTATCAATATTGATGATGTAAAATTTAGAAAATCACAACTTGATGATAACTTGATAACTCTTGATCAACTTGTGACAACCTTTCAACAAAAGACGAGGGCTACGGGCGAACTTCAGAAGACGAAGAGGGAAGCAGAGGATTCTCTGGGTGCTCTGGAGACAAAAGGGAAAGATGCTGATAGTGCGGCTGAAACCTACGACCGTGAATTCTTGGATAGAAAACAAGATAGTGGTGACCAGTTTGTGCCAAAAAAAAATCCGACAATACAGGATTTTACGTTGTATTTCTTCTGGGTTTCATATCTTCTTTTTTGTATTGCAATGTTATTAATTACGTATTTTAGCTCACAGTCTCTTAAACAGACAGCATATATGTCATTATTTTTATCTGTTGTGGCATTCTTCATTTTTGGAATGGTTTTACGCTACGCATAGTAGAATAAAATGAGCGGTGCGTCTAATTCTAATTCCAAGAATTCTAAGACTGTAACTATTGTAGAAACAGTACCAACTGTAACGATACCTTTACCTGTACCTGCACATGTTCAAGCGCCATTAACTGTTACAGCACCCGACATTTCAATGCAAATCCAAGCAATCTTTGAAGAGAACAAGCTGGGCGATTTAAAAGAGTTTGTGCGTAAACGCAAATGTCTCAATGAATTCAATACGGTTCTCATGTATTTATTTCATATTGTACAGTCGGCGGGAATCCTTACGACAACCATCGCGGCTGGATACGATATGAAGGAACTTGTCTGGATTGGCGTCGGCATTAACATTGTTGCGTCACTGATCAATATCTTTGAAAAGACGAATGTTGGTATTTCAAAGCGTTTACTTAAGGATATTGAAGCTATTCGCGATGGAACCTTCGTGGATCAATCGGATGTATATGAGCCACCGGCAGCCAAGGGAGATTCAAAGCCTCTCTTGGATGAAAAATCTTAGGAGTAAATATAACGAATGGCTCAAACACTCAATGGAACTGATACTGGTATTGTAAATAGGTCAAAGAGAACATATGTAGCGGTAACTGATACGACTGCGTTTTACAGCTACACAGTTGCGATGAATGCTTCCTATGTTAATACTGGAACGCTCGCGGAAAACGGAACAACTCTCTCGCGCGGAACACTCTTACGTGAGAATGGCAAGAGATTGTTTCCGGATGCGAATCCTGGTGTCACGAAGTTCCTGGTAGGTGTCTTTTTAACTGAGTCACCCTTCACGAGCGGCTTCATCGACCCGAATGCTGGTTTCTTCGTCCTTTATAACGGTGATAAGCCTACCTACCTCGGTGGCTCATCTGACTTTGTTGGCTTGGCTGGAGGCACCCCTTCAATCCCCTCATTGCTGACGATAGGCAGCGTTACGGCGGGCACAGGTGTAGTGGCGACAACAGGAGGCGTAGTGGCTACAGCAGGTCAGATTCGCGCTGCGACGGTAACAGCTTTGACTGCTTACACAGTAGCGAATAGCGGTGCGTTTAGTTCTGTTACTCGTAACATAGATCCTACATTGGGACAAGTCTTTACTTTAGCAATTAGCATTGGTACTAGTGTAACTAACGGACCCCAAGCGATTACTTTAACATGTACCACCACACCTGCAGCTGGATCAATTGTTTATGTAATAATTAATGCGACTACAGCTGGTACGACTGGATTAACTATTGTAGAGGGAACAAACGTACAAATGAATACAGTAACCATTGGTACATCTGCAGGTTACCGCGGTCTTACATTTGTAAGTGATGGTGCAAATTTAGTTCAGGTAGGCGCGGGTGTCGTTGCTACTGTTGAGTAAAAAATTTTATAAATCTACACTCTATTCGGCGCCTGACGACCCCTCGTCATGCTCCTTATCGTACTCCTCCACTTCTTCATCTGTTGAGAAGACGCGGATGTGAATCATAATCTGCCTTCGTTCATTAAACTTACCAATATTACTGGACTCAAGGCATCTTGACCAGAGCTCAGCATCATTTAGGGTCGCCTTTGTAGACGTATCCTGTCGCCATGACTTGAAGATGCGCTTCAAGTCCTTGAACTCCACGCGATTGCCATCCTCCTGGCGAATACGCTCGCTCATGAACTTTGCGAATACGTCATACGAATCCTTGTACTTGTCGCTTACCTGGAGAACAATCGGCGGCTCTGGATTCAAACCATTCACCAGATACTGTGTCTCGTAGATATACACGAGGTACGAGAACAGTGACTCGCGCCAACGCAGCATCTTATCCTTGAGTCCATCATCTCTCAGAAACAAGTACTTGAGACCAGCCTTCCAGTCCTTGTGGTCCGCATAACGGAACTTACTCTCGAACGGAATAACACGCACACGGCGCCATGTACCGTCGTCCATACTGTTGATCGGCGGCAAGTCATTACAGCAGAGAGCCATCTTCCCCATGATCTTGAACTTCTCCTGGTCCTGGAAGAGACCACGCGCCTCAACCAAATCCTCACCAGTAAACTGCTTCATGCGGCTGGTATTGAGCTGCTCATTCTTATCCGGCTCACCCATATGAATAAAACGCCGGCACTTCGTGACAATGATGTCCGGATTTGCTGCACCGGACTCAGGACGCTTCCTTGTCAAAACGGTCGTCTGAATGGATGTCTGATAATCGCCGAAAATCATCGTCATTAAGTCAATGATTTTCGACTTGCCGTTCGAACCTGAGCCGTGAAAGATGTAGAAACACTGCTCCTTGTTCGTTCCCTCGAGACATGAGGCGAGAAGACGGAAGACATACTCCCGCAAGTCGTCCCGCGGGAACACCTTCTTGAAGAAGTCCATGATTTCAGGCATGTTCGGATCGCTCGGATCGTAGGGCTTGTAATTGATTGCATCCCAGCTATCGGAAATACTTTTGCCACCGAGAAAACTTACGAAGTCTTCCGCTTTCCCCTGACGAAAGAAGACACGCTCCCTGCTCGTCGGCGTCTCCTTGTACCTGAGCTCAAGGATGCCGTTTGCACAGCCAAATAAGTAGGGATTCATATTTAGCTTGGACATGAAGTCCTCCTCGGCAAAGAGCGCTGACGCCATTTTCATGACGGAATCTACAAAGCCGGCTGTATACAGACACGACTGAATCTTGTGAAGACTCTTCATCTTTGCTGTCAAGATTGCTTCGGTTTCTTCATCGCGCGCATCGCGTAATCTACCTTTGACACGTTCGCATGCAGAATCAACCTTTCCAGCCACGTCCATGAAGATTTTTCTCTTCAGGTCAATACCCTGATTCAGATGTTTCCACATATTCAGTTGCTCATCATACGTATACCACTCTGTGATCTTGTTACCAATGGACGCCACGTAGTTATTCCCAAACATCTTTTGCATGAGAAGCGAAATGTGGTAATGAGTACCGTCAAGCTTCTTGATAATATATTCTAAGATATCTTCATTCATAATTTCATCATACCTTTCCTTGTTATCCTGTCGCGCCCAGAGATGTAGACTGCGAATCGTTAGCTTCGGACCGTCGCCGTCCTTACGCATCCCCTGAAACCAATCCTTTTTGAGTTGAGAGACATTGTTACCTGCTGACTTCGGCGACTTATTACTGAACTCCATCCATAGATTAAACATTTCCTCACTCGGCTCAATATTGTGAAGACAGAGACCCACGCATCGCCAAGTCAGAAATGCCTCCGATCTTTGAACTGATAGACATTCTTTTACAAGTTTTTCAATTAGGACTCGCACATCATCGGAATGTGGAACAAGTGCTAGCAGAGCCTGTACATTATCAGAGTGCGGCTCGGCAGGAACATGAGCTGTTGTAGCACCACCCTGTGCCGATGGCGGATTCAGAAAGTCATCAAACTCGTCCTTTCGCTCTGGCTTAACATCACCACAGCCTTCAACAACGTTGTACCTAATACTCAAGAGCTCTAGAAGCTGTCTTGGTGAATGATCACTCCCACCTGTAGTCCACGAATCTGTGTCAGGTGTGTACTTCTTTACCCACGAAAGCACATAGGCAGGAATCTGCGGCTTTGATGCTCCATAGAGCATCCAACCCTGATTGCGCCCCATCGCCTGATCAAAGATATCGTGATCCTCATTCAGATATCCAGTCTCGCCGAAAATCCGACGAATCGCACCATTATTGAGGATCCAACGCCGCAGAACATTCCACTTGTCATTCGTCAAGCTGAAATCGGGGCACTCGATATGAATACCATCTTTTAGAACACCCTTATCCTTATATGCTGTCGGTCTCAAGAGAACATAATAGGAAATTTCCTGGTAGTCAGACACATCAAAGAAGTGCGAGATACCCTCCTGAAGAACATGACAGAACTCCTCAATTTGTGCATCGGTAAAACTGTGAGTCAGAGACATGTTCTCTGGATACTTGAAATCTAAATCAATTAAGAGCGGCTTTGCGACATCTGTCCTTGGTCTCTCGACAAATCCTAGAGCGCGGTGCTTCTTTACAAATAAATAATCATTGAGAAGATCCAAGAACTGAGGATATTCAGCGTCACTCACTGACCACTTCCCGTTCAACTCTCCCATGCCCGTTACACTGACCTCTTGCCCTCCTGACCTGTTTTCTAAAAACGTAAAGATTGGATGGTTCCTGTATGCTTGAATGACGCTGTTCATTCTGTGTTCACCCATTTTGAATATACAGGTCGGGGTCAATTTTTCAGGCGCCTCCCTCTTAAAGGAAACTTTTTGTCGTGATCGACAAGGACCCAAGCGGCAAGACAAATCAAAATTGATCAACTGACGACAGGCAAAAGTTTCTTTTTTTGACCCGTCGTATAAAATCAAATGGATCCCACTTTGATTTTGCGTTTAGTATATATTTTTTTAAGATTATTATGTAATATATAATGCCGATTTCATTTGATTTAGAAAAATTAAGAAAACAACATAATTGTGTAAATTATTTTGAAACAGGGTTATGGGATCCCCGAAACAATGTATCTAGTAAATTAGCGTTATCTTGTGGATTTGATAAGCTATATTGTATTGAAATTAGAAAAGATTGGGTTGACTTGGGAAATGATATATTTAAAGAAGATATTATGACAGGTAGATATAATTTATATTTAGATGATAGCACAAGTATGAAAAAATACTTAACGACTGATGATTTTAAAAATAAAACAATGTTTTTTCTTGATGCGCACGTAGATAATAACAATATTAGCAATTATAAAAAAAAATGCCCTCTGCTTGAAGAATTGGAAGCAATTAAAAGTATTAAAAGAAAAGATAATGTAATCTTAATTGATGATTTAAGACTGATTAAGGATTCTTTTCCTTGGGGTGAAATAAGTTATGGACATATTAATTTTCTAAAAGAAATAAAAAAAAAGATAACAAGCATGAACATAGATTATAAATTTGAAACCTTAGATGGTGAAATAAAAGATGACATATTATTAGCATATGTATAAAAATAAATTAAGGTTAAAGATCCTACACAATTCAAGATAAGATGTCTAACTTTCTGCCACCGCAGGCAACAAAACGACTCATGCGCGACATAAACGCTGTCCAAGAACTCAAAGGACAGGGTATATGGTATTGTGAAGATGAATCGACTATTACAAAAGGAACGGCTATGATACGCGGACCTAAGGACACACCTTATGCAGATGCACTTCTGTTTTTCTCCGTGGAGTTTCCGACAGACTATCCTTTTTCTCCGCCCAAGGTTCTTATTTTAACGAGTGACGGCGAGACACGATTTCACCCGAATCTGTATGTTCAAGGAAAAGTTTGCCTTTCGATTCTTGGAACCTACAGTGGTCCACAGTGGTCTGGGGCGCTCTCTCTCAATTCGGTGCTTCTAAGTATTCTGGGTCTATTAGACAAAAATCCACTTGCACATGAACCAGCATGGGAAACGGGTAAATTAGAAGATCCAAAACATTCGACCTATGCAGATTGCATAGAGCACCAGATGATTAAATATATGATGGATCTTTTAAAAAAATATGAAGTTGAATCGTCTAGAAAGTCTTGTATGTGGGAGCCATTTCAAGATGAAATTAACCAACTAATTCCGGAACTCAAGGCGAATCTTCAAACGCGCATACAGAAACATAAAGAAGAGGCAGAAATCTACTGGTCAAATCTCCCTTACGGAATGAACATACGTTCTTACTGGAAAAAGATGTCAGAATAGATCTAAAAATTGATTTATAACATACATAGTAGTTAATAAAACGAATGAAGTTCTGCCCCGAATGCGACTATACTCTTTACCATAAAGTCCAGGGCGACCAGCTTCTCCGAATCTGCAGAGTCTGTGGTTACACGGAGGAAGATAAGGAGGGTGGTCTCGTAATGGAGACAGTCATCCAGCAAAAGTCAACCGAATCATATAAGATTCTTCTGAATGAATTTACTAAGCAAGATCCTACACTTCCGCACACAAAGGAAATTAAGTGTCCGTCTCCGGCATGTCAATCAAATAAGGGAGCTGAACGCGACGTGATTCTTATTAAGCACGACGCCGTCAACTTGAAATATATTTATATTTGTAATACTGAAGGTTGCGGAGAGACCTGGAGATCCAGTACTTAATATAGTCCCCGCAGCATACCAAGTTGCTTGAGCCATTCCTTATATTTCAATATACTGGCTCCCCCCAGTTTCATAGCACTTAACATTAGCGGCTCAAGTTTTTTCAGTGTCTCTGGGATATTTACATTTCGGTAGGTTATCACCAATTCATCAAAAGGTAAATTTGTTTTTGATAAACGCCTATTAACATCACTATGTAGATCATAGAGCCACCGTCGTATCCATTCCCCTTTTTCTGAATAAGGAACAGCTAGAAACGGTTTAATTGGATGTCCGCTAATCCACGACGCGAAATGCTCACGGCAATCCGGGCACGGTAGCATTAGACCTAGAGCCGGTATAAGAGCAGCCCATGCTCTTATTTCGTCGTCACGCATTGACGGTGTAGAGATATTACCGGCTTTTAATGACATAGCATGCATTGTTTTCCATATAGGAGGACCCCACTCATAGGTCTGAGGGTAATTCACCTTTTCAATGTTACAACTACACATTCTTTCTGTTTACCGATTTTAAACATAAAGAAAATAAACGAATGAAAGGCATCATGGCAACAGTTGTCACGGCATTTTACATAATGGATTCTAAATTTCCGTCGCAACAGTATATGAAATGGATCCAAAATTTCCTAGAAAATATAGGCAGTCACCTCATTTTTTACACAGATCCTGAGCTCGTTCCTATATTTGAGGAGTGGAGAAAGCCGTATATGGATAATACACGGTTTATCACATTACCTAGAAAGAATTGGACAGCTTATACAAAATATGGTAAAGACTTTTGGTTATCCCAGAGACAAAAAGACAGAGAGGCAAAGATACATAGCGCCGATCTATATTCAATTTGGTATGAGAAGAAAGAGTTTGTTCTGAGAGCAGCTGAACTCAATCCATTCGGACACACAAAATATATCTGGTGTGATGCAGGAGCTTTTCGTTATAAAGAATGGCTTCCATCTCTGTGTACATTCGGCTCGGCAACAACTGCCATTCCAGATGATAAAATGCTTCTTTTACAAGTTGAACCATTTACCGAGGAAGATCGCCTATCGTTTTCGAACGACACAATAGGCAATTTTGATAAGTGTAATCGTATAGGCGGCGGCATTCAGGCTGCACATATTGATGTATGGAAGACCTGGTCAAAACTTTATGACAAAAAACTTGAAGAACGGCAACTAGCAGGGATGTTTGTAGGAAAAGATCAAACAATCATGGCATCACTAGCATTACAGTATCCGAATCTAGTTCAACTAGTCGACGCAAACAAGCAAATTAAAGATCATTGGTTTACACTGTTATTTACATTGAGTTTACCACATATTACAATCATTATTCCTCTCTATAACGGATTAGAGTTCTTAGAAGAAACATTGAATTCTGTCAAACAACAAACCTACACAAATTGGTCAGTACATATTGGTGTAAATGGCTGGGAACAGAATTCAACTACCTATCAAAATGCAAAGCGCTTTGAATCAAAGCATATCAATGTCTACGATCTTTATGAGTGTAAGGGAAAGCCGGCGACGCTGAATGCCCTTGTAGAAAAAACACAAAATCTTGGAGAGTGGATCGCTCTCTTAGATGCCGATGATCTCTGGCATCCAGAGAAGTTGGAAATACAGATGCGCTTCCACACGTACGATATAATCGGTACAGGTGCTAATTATTTTGGCGATAGGGGGGGCAGCCCCAATATACCGAGCGGCGATATTACAGACGAGGATTTTTGGAAAGTCAATCCACTTTTACATTCATCTGTTCTTATGCGGCGCCCTTATGCGCAATGGAACCCCGAAAACCGCATTTTAGAAGACTACGAACTCTGGCTACGGTTGCGCTATCAAAAACACGTTCGCTTTTTCAATGTTCCTTTTCCGCTCCTCTTTCATCGTATTCACGCTGCGAGTCATTTTAATGGGCAAAATGCTCAAGCTGTACCAGATTTATTGAAACGTTTAAAAGATGAATTTAATTCTGCGCATTAAGTAAATGGCATCAAAAGTAGATGACGAAGTCATAAAAAATAAAATTCACGATGATAAAGTTTTTCAAGAAAATTCAAAAATACAAGCAGCAACAGATGCAAAGCATGACATAGGTTTACAATTTTCATCAATATATACTGCCATGCCGCAAATTGGTACACCCCAAAATGATTTTCCAGCACCTTTAAAAGGAACCGGTTGGGATGTAGTGAAGACAATCTTAGAAACAGATGTCGATATTCCTACAGATACTGTTCCTGCGCCTACAGATCTATTTACAGAACATAAATATAAAGATTTAATTGAAATCAAACATACTAAATTTAAGTATAATCTAACAACAATGAATATTGAATATAATGATGAAAAAAGAACAGAAAATGCCGACAAACTTTTTAATTTTTTAAGAGGATCCGATGAATCAATTACAGAAGTATGTCTCATTGTTGATGCTACTACTGGCGACTTTCAAAAAATATTGTTAGCACGACCTGTAAATCCATCTACAAAAAGTGAAGGTGAAAAAAAGAAGATCTATTATATTGTAAATAGAGAAACAATTAGTGATCCTGCAGGAAAACCAAATGAGTCAGATTCTAATTTTAAAGAGAAGGTAAACAGAGAAAAAGATGTACAAGTTAAAATAGCACTAGATATATCAGAAGATAAGGTATTATATCCAAAATGGGGAACACAAGCTCAGAGACTCGATTTTCATAATGATTTTTTTTCCAATTTTGACATAGAACTTACACCTGTAAAATATGGTGAATCAAAATCAGTTATGTTGACATTTTCGGGTAAAGATTATTCAGATACATCTGTCATAGAAACATCTGCAGCTGGAAAATTAACAAATTCAATTAACGCTGTGAAAAAAATATTAACAAAAATGTACAGTAATATTACTAAATTTAGTACAAAAGTAAAAGGCAAAGTAAAAGCAGATACTGTAGATGATAATAATGCAATCAATGATTACTTTGTAACATTACAAAAAAAACGCAGTGGCGATGCTCTTACAGCACTATCTTATTTTGATACATCACGCATATATAATTCAGAAGGAACAAATTTTACATTCAAAGAAAAAAAGCGATTTGTTCTATCGCATGATACATTCAATACATTGCCTGTTTCTCTCGCGAATGGAGCAGAAATTATTTATACAGGCGCAAAAACAATCTATAAATTTGAAAGAGCAGATAAAGGAAATATTGATTTTACAAAGGCATTTTTTGACGCTTATCTTTCAGAAAACAAAGTTGTAGAAAGAAATAAAATAAAGGTAATGTTTTCGAAGCAGAAAGAAAAGTATTTTGGAGTTGTTGATGCATCATTAGATGTAAAAAAAGATACAGAAAACTATGGTCTTAAAACAATCAAAGAAAAAATTAAGAAAACACTTTTAAAACTAAAAGAATATAGTCTTGCTCAGGCGACACTGTCAAGTGTTGATACAAATGACATAAAAAGTCAAATACCTTTTTGTATTCAATGCTTTTTTGAACTTGCTCTTTTTCGTTCCTTATATTTACCGCTTTTTAACATAAATAAAATAAACGACGATATTACTTCATTCTTTAATGTCACCGAATATAATGAAAGCTCACATAAAACGAAAGTCGATCAAATAAAAGATTTGTATTATACACAAAAAATAAAGGATGGTGAATATAACAGTGGATTTGAAAACTTTAGAGTATCATACAAACGAAATATAGTATATACACAAATTGGAGAGATTAGTATTTTTACTGAACCGAATAAATTTACTTTTTCTAAAACAAGAAGTAAATTAACATTTGGAACATCTTCAGTAATTCATGATTTTTTAAAAGGAGAAGATGGAACAAGTGAATTTATAGACATAATTGATGCAATATATAAAAATGAAAATATTCTTGGCAAGAGAGCACAAAAAAATAAAGCACCGATGACTGAAATTCTTTCAGCATTTATTGATCTGCAACCTTTACTTAAAGCTAATGAGAGTTCAGTTAAAACATCTGATCTTTTAGTTTCTGCTCACGAAGAAATTGGTCTACCATTGACAGGAGATCAAGAATTGGAAGAACAAAGGGCAGATGCTGGAGAAGCAGGAGAAGAAGCAGCAGGAGAATCAGGATCCTTTGCTTTTTGTGATAAAAAAAGGAAAAAGGCAAATACTACACTAGTTGATGCTCTTTCATTACAAGCTGAGACTGGACCACAAGCTGTGGCATCTTTATCCTGTATTTTACCTTATCACAGTGGAATTAGTAAACGAGTAATAGAAAGAGTTAATAATCTTGTTAGTTCTATAACATCTTTATTTAAAAAGGAAAAATTTACAAAGATAAGAAAGGAAGAAGGAAAAGATGAAGCTGCCGCTGAAACTGCCGCAGCCGCTAACGCTGAAACTGACGCAGCCGCTAACGCTGCGCAACAGGGCGGCGCTTCACCTGAAGAAAATAACAAAAATGAACTCTACTCCTTTATACTACTAAACTATATGTTTGAAATGAATGTATATTTTGAAGGAGAATATAATGATCCAGATCTTGATATCTATGGTCAAAATATCCCTATGGCAGGAAAACTTCTTTTATACATGATGAATACCAGTATAAATCCCGTATCACTTCTTTTGTTTTTTATGAAAATGAGTTATGAAGCTCAAAATAATGGAGAGTTTGAGAAAACATATAATGGAACACTGAAAGGAAATAAATATCTTTTTTTTCTTCCGTGTATATTTGAGAATATTCTATATAATGCTTTCGGTCCTAAATTTGTAGAGAATTTTCAAGAGATATCTCTTACATATTTTCCTAAATTAGAGACAGTTCCAGAATTAAATAATTTATTACTTGCGATTCCTGAAATGACAAATCCTAAATGGGAAGACGTTAAAAATGAAATGCACAAAAAAATAAGAGAAATATCTGCCGCTTTAGAAAACAAACCAGTGAAGAAATCACTTATAGAATCAGCAAAAGGTTTTTTTAGACCTCGTCTCGCTAATCAAATAGCAGTGCGTGGTGGTTATAGAAAAACCAAGAAATCAGGTAATGACAGAAATAAGACCAGAAGAAGTCGTTACAAGAAATAGTTCTGGATTCTTTGTAACAATATCATTAAGAACACGCCGAGCCGACGAAGTCAGAGATCTAAAATCAGCATTACTTGTTACTAGATAAACCCATGGTTTTTTCTCATGCGCAAATCGTTTCGCCATTGATGCATATTTACTACCTAACCAAAGATCAATCTGATCCAATGTACTCTGTGATAGACGTTTTCGTATTGTTTCAATACTTAGAACGGATATGAGAAAATGAAATAAATCACGACCCTCTTTAGGGCACGGATCAAGCGCCGGCAATACTTCTGTTCCTAAGCCTATATGATTTCCTATACAAGCAAAACCGAAGTCTAAGAGTGCAACTTGGAACGGTGATTGAAAGATATATGTCGATGAATCTTGTTTAAATTGGATTGATGATGGTTCTGCACGAATAAAGATGTTATCCGATTTCAGATCACGATGATCCAATTCAAGACAATTATGTAAAATACAGAGTGTAATACTAAGTTGTACCATAATTCTGTAAAAATCCAGATCAGGCTCTTTAGTTTTTGAAAACCAATCGTGTAAGTATTGACCGTGAACTTCTTCCATTGTAAATGACATTCTTCCCTTGTATTGATAAATATCATAGATTGCAGGAATAGCCCATGGCATATTCTGTTTTTCCAAACATATATGTGAGAGATGTTGGACAATACCTTCCAACTTAAGATTCATCTCTGGGAGTCGCGGGGATTTTACCAAGACATTCATCTTTTTCCCGAGTTTTACGCGCTCTGCTTTCCGAATATCGCCATACGAACCATGTGTAACATAGTCTCCGATAAATAATTGTACACGTTCTGTTGATCCAAATACAAGTTGGCTGTGCCCATTAAGCACAGGAAATACTGAATCTGGAATATTTTTCACAGTATCGAGAGTATAAGTTCCCTCGATACCGAGTTTTTTTAAATCTATCGCCATGCCTATTTAGCTCCAAGATATACATCCAAGTATTCTTCGAGTGATTCCCATGTTTCCAGCTTAAATTTCCGCGCCAAAATAACTGCACTCACTTCACGTGGATGTTCTGGCTGCGGATGATTTTTACCAAATGTAGTGTCAAATGATGGAGGAGGATTTCGACCAAGATCGCCTGTTCTTTGATCCCACCAGCGCACAGAACATTCACGCATGTCAGGTTTATCTTCACGCTCAAAGAGTGGTAAGGGTACCCAGCGATTCTCCCATGCGTAGAAACGCTGGCTCATTGTATCTGGATTGAGGCGACACCGACTATGCCATCGCTCGGGAATATGATTCTCTGCTAGAGGAATCCAGCCCTGATTATAAAAGAGAGCTCGCCACGCTTGATCGTTGCGGCGTTGATGTACATGAACGAGTTCATGTTGTAGAGTCTCTTGAAAATGTTCGAGAGGATAATGCGCGGGCATACAAATATAATTGGGCGGGCGTGTATGAGGCATTCCTGCGTCGGCAGTAGGGAACATTGTAATAATTTCTGTATTAAAGGGACCGGGCTCCGTACTAAAAGAGTTCATTGCGACATATGAATGTGATCTTCTAGCGAGAGCATTACAATGATCTTTTTGACAAAGTTCTCTGTAATGATCAATTGACTCAGGTATGTCAAGTACAGGCATTACCCTTTATTTAGAATCACTAAAAAATGTATGTTTAAATTACGCCATGCTAGGCATCAACCTTTATTGCAGGGACCGTCTTCTTTTCTCTTTTACCTTTCACTAGAGGAGGTGGCGAAACTGAGTTCTTCTTTTTCTTTTCTTTCTCTCTGCTAATCTCCTCGATAAGCGCCTTCGTTGAAGCAAATGACTGTGGCTCGTGGGGTACTAAGAAGCCTGTCAATGTAACTTGCTTCTGCTTTTGCGCAGATTGTGTAACAGGAGCTACCAGGCGCGGCGACTTCCGTTCACCGGTGCTAAAGAAGCTTCTAATATCTGATTGCTTATCGCACATCTTTAGTGAGTCACCAAAGAGTAGATCGCCACTTATACTCTCTTTTTGTTCCATTGAAAGACCTGACATCATGGATTTTGACATAATGAAGCCAGGAATATCCTCGACTTTCAAGGCAAAGAGCTGTGAGAGCGGATTCATCAACTGGTGTTCAATATAATATTTTACATCAGGTACTAACTTGTGCTCCTTAATATACTCGGGTGTCTCAATACGATCACCCTGTAAGGAAGGCGCGGGTTGCCCAGGTTTAGGAGACACATAAATGTAGCCGATACGGTCACCTGCTGACGGCGCATTACCAGGGTCGCGTTCCCTCATTCTGTCGGCTAGAATTCGGTGGGGTGGCGGCGTAGGCGTATTGTATTTGTCTCGCAAGCTTTTCGTAATCGTCAATTGATAGGCACTCGTTTTTCCTTTCATCATCTCGGCGCATTTTTCTTTAACAAACTCGACGGCTTTGAGGAAGTTGCGCTCATTCAAGAGAATTTGGATGGCGCCGCCATAAATCGTTTTCAAGAGTGGCGCATTATCGCGTCTCTTCAGTACAATACCCATTGATGTCTGCTTGAAACTGTCAGGCGACTCTTCGTATTTATTACCTACATATCGCTTCTTGCTGAATATAATGAACGGATAGAAGACCTTATCATATTCAAAGTCGTGCGGGCTCTTCAAGTTCTGTGTGACGAACTTGCCGGCATTCTCTGTGAGCTCAATCGTATCTACAATCGACTTTTTAGAATCGCCGGTATCCTTACAGTTGAAATTGACAAAGAGCGAGTCTGTATCACCATAGACGATCTCGGCACCTCCTGGACAGGCGTCGATGGGTACACCTGTCTTACCCGCCTTCCACGCAGTAAATCCATGTGTCCGCTTCACGTCGTGACTTCCTTTGAGGTCTCGCCACGCCAACTCTTTGAGTCTGTATTCACTTGCATTTAGAGACTTGATGTAAGCGACTTCGTCCGCGTTTAAAGCCTGACGGATGACAATGCCGTTCTTGTCTTTGACGAGACCAGTTTCAAAGGTGGGCGGCTGCTCTTTGAAGTCTTTTTCCTGAGAACCATAAAACTCAAGAATGGCATCCTTCGCGTGGAGAATCTGAATACGACCATATGCTGTTACAGAAGCAGCCAAGTTCTGCATGCGAATTTTGAACGTCGGTGAACCGAGCTGCCCATAAAGCGAGTTTGCCGTCAGCTTGTAAGCTAGCTGCTCGGCATCTAGAAGCGCCTTCTTAAATGGATCAGACTCCTTCTCTGCCTCCTTGCGCTTAGACTTACGCTTCGCCAGCAACTTTCCAACAATGTTCGGCAGAGTGCTCTTTGAACCGTCAGCCGGCTGCGCATAACAACAGACCCGCACACCCTTCTTGACTTTCTCGGGCTGCTTTCTTGTATCACCTGGCTTGATCATCCACGTATTAAACTCAATTGCATTCCATGTCGTACCGGGTGGCGCGTCATTCTCATCACCAAGTGTCGTTGTTTTGACGAGATTTCCATCGAGATCAAACTCCTTGACCCAAACGAGCGAGTCATAACTGATATTTTCACTGATGATTGTGCTCGGGTATAGCGACGCAAAGTCACAGACACCGATCGGCGATTCATTGTAGAATCCTGGCACCGGATCGAGAACGATTGCACCTTCATAGGATTCCTCCTGACCCGTCACAGGAGCAGTGGACCCGAATGGAGTGCTCTCCAAGACAGGAACAAGCATTCCGAGTTCATAGCACTCCTTAAAGATGAGTGACTCAATCTTGATGCCCTGACCGCGTGTAAAGATATAGGATACAGGGACTGAGCAAACGTTTGCCATAGACATGGCATTGTTGAATACATCGAGCTTCTTGTAGAGTTCTACGACGAGGTCGCAGTCCTGAACGCAATACGCAGCAACTTTAGCGCGACCTGCAGAGCCGCCATCCCTGTGAAGACGGAAAATCTCTGCAGGAGGCACATCGTCTTTGACGATCGCCCACTTGACGGCTTCGCGCAGATCAATGTCCTCTGAATGCGCCGGTGTTTCAATGATGATTCCTTTTCCAGGAATGACTTCAATGACTTTCGCCTTCTCGGTAATACCTTCGCCAGTCTCCTCTAAGAGAACTATGTAACGTCCAGGTACGACATCGCCGGTACTCTTTGTCTTGAGAAACCAACTGAGTTCCTTTCGTTCAACGCTAGCAAGTTTTCCACTCATGTAATACATACACACGTCATCCAACTTGTAGGATGGAAGCGGTGTACCGCGCTTGATATAATGATACAAGTCAATCTGTAGACGTCCGTGAGTTGACCAGAGATAGAGAAAGTTGTCGCCCAGAGCAGAGCTGCTGAGGAACTTCTCTTCCAACTTGGTCTCTTTACCGAGTGCGGAGAGACGACTGAGTCCTTGAAATCCAGGGTCATTTGTGATATGAAGTTCCTGGGCGCGTTTCCAAACATATTTTTCGTCAAAACCAAAGGTATTGTAGCCAACGAGAATATCGGGATTTCTCACCACAAGCCAGTTAGCGAAGTTCAGAAGCAGCTGCTTCTCATTCTTTGCTACATGGACTTCAACGCCTTCAATAGGATCGCATGTACCGAGGACAAAGACGTGCCGCTCGGTTTCGGAATCCTGTCTTACAAGAACGACACCGATTTGTATAACAGGATCGCCTTCCACTTGTTCCACTTCGTCGCCGAGTTTACTCATCTTCTCCTTTTTCGTCGGTAAGGGGAAATCACCCGATGCGCTATAACACTCAATATCCCATGACGCCATGAGAAACGACGCACTGGCTTTCGGTGGCGCCAGTTCAGGATCGATATCTGTCCAATTGCATTGACCGACAAGTATGTCGTCTTCTTCAGTGAGTTCGACATTCGCCTTAATCCAGCCGCACGGCTGAATCTTACGAAGATGAAAGAAACGGAGCATAGGGTCGAGTGTTGCGTCAAAGACTTCAAGAGGTGGCTGACCTTTGAAGAGTTGAAAGATAAATCGCTGATGATCATCGAGAACAAATCTCTTTACAGTGCGAAAGACAGAAAGATTTTGGAAACTCAGCTGAATGAAGTCGAACTCCCGACCTGCAGTATATCCATAAAGCACCTTCTTCTTTGTCTTTTCAAACTTAACACATGAATGGGGGATTTGCTTTTGATCAAAGAGCGCAAGAAATCGCTGTTTACACTTGTCAAATTGCCCACTCTCGATTTTTAGAAAGAAGAACGGTTGAAATCCATTGACTTGGAGACGCACGGGCTTTCCCTCTGGTGTGGAACCAAAGAGTTGAATGACCATGGATTGCTTTTCCCTAAACGAGCTTGCTTGTCCCCGACCCTTTCTCCTTGATTTGAACTCGTCGTCGTCATCTTCGTCATCATGATTTATGTAAGAGACTTCCATTGTTTCGGCATCCTCTTTTTCAATTTCTTGATCCTGCGCATAGGAATCAAATATGTGTAATACTTGCATTTTTGTACTTACTTATGTAAGGAAAAAAATGCCCAATTTTTGGGCGCGTGCGTTAAAACAATCAAACTATTTTAAAAATAAATATTAAATGAAGATAGCTTTTTTACTAAGAGGAATTTCTGGGGGAGAAGGAAAAAGAATAAATTGGACAAAATGTAAAGATAGCATACAAAAAGCAATAACTGATTTATCAGTAAATAATACAGTAAGCGTATACTTAGTAACATATATACATCCCAGTAACTACGATTTAGCTAAATTTTATAATCCGGTAAAAGTATTTCTTTTACCATTAATTGGTTCGACACAAAGGCGAACATCTATAGAAAGTATAAAATATTTAGCCAATGAAGATGTAGATGTTATAATATCAACTAGATTCGACATTGAGTTTCATTCAGATGTATCAGAGTGGAACTTTGAATGGAATAAGTTTAACTTTTTACACAAAGAATTAACACATTGGGATAGAAAGTTTGTAAGCGATTTGTTATTTGTATTTCCTAAAAAATATATACCCGAATTTATTACGGCGATGGAATTAGAAGATAAAAATCCCGAGCGCCCAGATTGTGATGATTTACACCCAATTTATAAACATTTAGTTGATAAAGTTGACATTCATTTTATATTTGAAGAGTACACTCAAGACATGAAATTAAAAACTTTTTTTACAAGATACCAAAATAATAAACCAATATATACAATACATAGACGAATTTAATGACGACGTGTAATTCTGCGCTTACCGTCGCGTTTCTTTGTCTGACGCACAATATTGAGTAGAGATTGATAAAGATTACCGCCCATCTGCTTTCTATTCTGCTGCTGACTCTGAACAAGATCATCGAGGATTGAGGGCGGTTGTCCAGCACTCGTGTCTACTGTCTCGTTGTTCATCTTTGCGGGTTTATACGAGTTATTTGTACTTGCGCTATTATTTGAATTATTATTCATGCTTAAGACATTTGAGGCTGTGCTCAAACTATTTACATTATTTGTATTTGTATTATTATTGGTATTATTGTTCAGTTCATTTGCATTTCCAACGTTGTTATTATTGTTATTGTTGTTATTGTTATTATTACTATTATTGCTATTATTATTGCCATTATTAACATCTGTTTTTACTATCTTCTCGAGATCCTCTGCCGTACTTGGTTGGGGCATGGCATTTGTTTCCTCTCCATTTTCTTTCTTAAAATTAGCCAGCTCTCCATTTTTATCGGCAAGTAAGAGACTAGGATAGCCGTCGATCTTCGCATTAGCTAAACTTGTTTTCTCTAACATATCTTTATGAATACCCACCATTTTCATAGCGTTTGTAGATAAATTCGGGACCTTACTCCATACTTTCTCGTCAAATCGTTGACAATGTCCGCATTGATCCCAGTGAACAAGAATTACGATGGGACCTTTCTTTAATAAAGCTTCCAGCAATGGAATATCCTTGAGACTACGAACATCAAGTTTTTTCATCGACTTTGACTTTGATCTCTTTGATCTCTTTGTTCTTGTCTTTGTCTTAGCCATTCTATTTAGTCTACATCTTTCTTTTTTTCAATCCCTGTATCAGAGTATTCCGAAGGGAATGGATGCATATACAATTTTTTTCCTATTGATCATTGTTGGATATTTGTTTCTCTATGTTTCGGGGAAATACTATCTTCGCGATGGTTTTCAACCCAGTGAAAGTCTTAAAAAGGAAGTTAAGCAATGCAAAGGAACAATTGTAGAATTTGAGCAACCGGCGGATAAGCCATATCTGAATCGCCCGATCAATGATGTAGATGATTATGAGTACAATGTAGTCTTTCAGAATGAAGGTGATAGAGAAGTGAGCAAGGCGACTCTCAATAAGCTGACGGCGCAGTATCCCCTAGACTGGTCGGGGCTACCTCCGAGTTCATCTCGGTTCCAGGAGGGACGTAAACAGCAAGTGGAAGCCTACGAGAACGCTCCTCCGGTCTCCACATCAAATCCCTACAAGGAAGTGGACGGTTCTAATATGACTCCCCCCGATACATCAGCATTAGAGATGGAGGAACGTAAACTCTTACAGACCTACAATCCTAAGCCGAATGATAAGCCGACAGAATATGATATTAATGACGCGGAAGAGTTAATACGCAAGATTTATGATAAGAAGGGTCTTATCGCGGACGTTCTTAAGAAAGATAACAACGTCTACGAAATCGTGGGGACACGGCGAAAGGATGAAAAAATCATTTATGAAGGCGATGAACCTGAAGCACCAGTATCAAACAAACCGAATGAAGCAGCTGGTGAAGATAACATTATTATTCCCCAGAAGGCTCGTGATACTGCCGCCGGTCTAGATCCCTATTACAGTCCGAATTCCTCAACGCGCACAGGTAAATGGGACTATATGAGATGGACACCGGGCTTAGAGCGCATGTTCGCGCCTACGCAGCCGGTCCAGGAATGGTATTAAGCGCACGAGTTCCGTCATCATAGGCAAGTAATGCGACTGAAATCAGTGCAGTGAATACACCCAAACTCTTAACAGGACCGAGCTTTTCACCGAAATAGTATATGCCGACGATTGTTACAAAAATATCGCTTATGAGATCCCACGTAAGATTCATAACAGTCATTGTTTCAAACTTGAGCGCAGACAAAAAGATCCATGGTTGAATTGCATACACGATTGTAGGCACGATCATCCATTTCAAGTACTTAGCCTTTGTTCCAACAATCTTGATGATAGATAACATGAATACGTCAATCGTTGCCATAACTGCCGCAAACGTAATAGGAATCCATTCAATAGCCATTTCCTCCTAAAGAATTAGCCGACAATATATGAGTAGGAATGTTACTTGATATCAGAGAAAATGGTCTTCGCTTATTATTACCGAATCACGAGTCAAAGCAATTGCTAGTCGGAGATGTCTGGATCGGACTTTCAGGTGAACATATTGCTAAAGGTGGCGTATGCGTTGAACGAAAGCAGGTCAATGATCTAGAGGGAAGCCTTAAAGATGGTCGTTACAGGGAACAAAGAACACGTCTATTATCCTATTGTCAAGAACATGGTGCGAGACCGCTCTATATTATTGAGGGTGACTTGGATAGTCTTGCAGTAAAAACTCCCAAGAAGACACTCTGGAAAGTTCTTCTTCGTCTCGCACTTCGGTACAATATAGCACTTTTTCAGACAGAGACAATTACAGATACAGCAAAACTATTAGAGACTTTAGAAGAACAGATAGTTGACGACCCGACATGTTTCATTTGTCCCGAGGGCGGAGTTCCTTACACTGAACTGTTATCAAGTAGTCGAAAGGTTAATCGTGATGGACATCTATCATCCGCCATGCTCCAGCAATGCTCAGGTATTTCAGACAAAACTGCTGAAGCTTTACTCAAAAGTTTCGGTAGTTTTCAGGCAATTATTGCTGCATCGGAAGAAGTTCTGGCACAAACAAAGATTTCAGAGAAGCGGAAACTCGGACCGGCGATAGCAAAAAGACTACACGCAGTCTTTTATGATTGTCCTCCAACTATTTAGGAGGAAATAAACTGCTATAAAATCCACTAAATTGTAATAATATATGTAATAAACTAAATTTAACTACTAAGACCAAGAATTGTTCTATTGTTACATTAGTAATTGAATATCCTCTTAATACAGTCATGAATAAAATTATTAGAGATGGAACAATACCTATTACAAGTGTTTCAATCGTAAACTCAATAGGATTGTTTGTAGGAAATGTTAGATCACGTATTAAACAAGAAACCACAGAAAGAACAAAAAAAGTAGAAACTATAACTAAAACCATTAAACCAAAAATCAAATCACTGGAGGAGACACCAAACAGTGTGCGAGTATAGGGTGAAGCTGTGCTTTTACTATATATACCAAATACAGTTGATATAATTATACTTATAATTATACCAATTGCTACAAACTTCCAAATTATATCCATTCTATCTAATCTTCATAAGTAATTTCGAGCGGATGAGGAAATGAAGAGAAAGGAAGAGCTTTGCTCGTGGCTCTCTCTTGGCTCATGAGAGCCTCTAGAGCCAGCTGTCGCCTATCGAGCGGCGACCCTTCGCCCTGTTTCCGTGTCCAATATTTCCACGCCCATTCAAATTGGAGTGCAGTTACTTTGTTAGGAAAGCCACTAACATAGAGCACACGTTTCCATTCTCCAGGACGACGCTTCGTCGCTGAAGCACCGCCGCTTAAAACACCATTATGTTGTTTTAAACGACGCTCTTTATTATTCGTCATGCCTACATATGTCTGATACGGTACCGAGCTAGTACATAGTAAATAAACGATATAGGTGTCATCTTCACTCATGTAGTCTTCGCGAGTCCTGCTGCTAAAGAGATAAGAAGAGATCCTAAGACTCCCGTCGAAGTGGGAATTTCTTTTAAGAATGCAAAACCCCACATATAGGATGCTACAACACCAATCAATGATAGTAGAGTAAAGACAAGAGTATCTACACGAGGTATGGCGTAGAAACGGAGGAAGTATCCTACGAAGCCGATAAAGACATTGAAAAGAATGAGAGGCTGCCAATGAGTCAATGAAATATCAATGGATTCGCCCGTCACAAGTATTCCAGCTAGAAGAGCAACAAGACCACCCGGATAGAGTTGTAAAATGCTAAAATAGGGCGAAGGACTTTTTACACGGACAACTAAATACATAAGAGTTTCTGTGATGGCAGCCAATAAGGCGGCGGTAACACTTTGCCAATGAACTTCTTTTTTATCATCGTCCTTTGTTTGTGCTGAAACTAGGTATACGCCAAACAGAGCTACAAAGACAAGAAGTAAATTCATCATGCTGAATGTTTCACCAAAGAGCAAATAGGCGCCGAGAAGATTCCAGACCGGATAGGTGTAAAAAAGACTCATTGCAGTTCCGGTGGGTAGATTTGAAAATGAATAGTAAGAAGCACCAACATGAAATAATGTGAGAAGACCATAAAGCATACTTTGAGAAGCCCCGTCAACGCTTAGCCATGTTGAACTGATATCTTTGGGGCTTGCTAGCGTGAATGCTAAGGTGGTATACACTAGAAATCTCGCCACAAGTTGTGTAGCAAGATTTACAGGGACGGTTTTGATTAAGATCGGATAGAGCGCTAAAGCAATTTCCGATCCGATGACGATATATGAATCCATTACCTATTCGGATCTATGAAAAATTCCACAGATCGGAAAGAATTGTGTCCTTTTTATCTGCCACTGGTCGCTGAATACTCTGTACAAAGGCTGGCGGCGGCACGTAATCAATAGCTTTTCTAATTTGCGGTTGTTCGGCTGATCGTGCCATTGTTTGATCTTCCAAGCTCTGAAAACTGACTTTGCTTTTCTGTTTTTGGGCTTTCTTTGCATCTGGAGGAAGCATAGCTTGTACAATTGGGTTTTGTGTCAAAAGGTAATCTTTTTCGTGATGGCGCCAACTGATATTAAGTAAATTGGGATATGTGAAACGTACTTGATATCCATGTTGTCTCAACATATAGACAATATAGACAATACAATCTTCCATATCGATGGCGGGAAGACCAAGGATAAAAGGAGGAACATTGTACATAATATAATTGGCATTTCCATTCATTTGTGAGGTTGAATAGACTCTGCTATAAATCTGTTCTAGGATCTGGTTATAGGTTTTGAGCCGTGCCTGGTCTCGTTTAATGCGTTTCTGAAACAGGTCTTTGGGCAGCAATTTAGGAACTTCAACCTGCGACGTGGACATCCTTAAAGAAATGTTCAGATTTTATAACATGGAAATACCACCGCGCCGTCTGGTGATAAGCGGGGGCGGCATGCGAGCCGTAGCCCACATTGGAGCTGTCCAAGTGCTTGAAGAGCGTGGTTTATTGAAAGGAATCAGGGAATTTGTCGGTGTATCCGCTGGAGCGATGTTTGCCTTCTGTCTCTGTATTGGCTATACACTGAAAGAAATAGAACAGATTATATGTGGCTTTGATTTCCAATTCATACGGAGTATAACTCCAGAGACAATGATGGAATTTCCAACTAATTTTGGTATTGACGATAGAGAAAATCTCCTTCGTTTTCTACATTCATTAATGAAACAGAGAGGAATAGATCCCGATACAACATTTGCAGAACTGAAAACAAAATCAAGCTTTCGTTGCTATGCCACGGATTTATGCACATGCACTTTCAGAGAATTTAGTAAAGAAAAGAGCCCGACTGTGAAATTGACAATGGCGCTTCAAGCGTCGATGTGTCTTCCGGCTTATTTTATTCCAATTCAAGATCCGGAGACAGGGCATATGCTAATCGATGGCGGTGTCATCAACAATTATCCGATGTCATTTCTTACAAAAGAGGAGCAGGCTCAATCGATTGGTCTCTCCTTTTCTTACAATCATACGAGTGTAGATGAAATTCCTGATATTGGATCTTTCTTCATGCAGATATTTGCCTGTTATTACATGCCGAGAGCCAGAGAAACGGAGACAATCTTCGCTGAACGGACCATTCTTGTACCGAAGGGTGATTATCCACCGTGGAATTTTGAGGCGAGCGAAGAGGAAAAACAGGAACTTATTGGCGCTGGAAAAAAAGCGGCTCTCGACTTTTTTAGAGGTTTGCGTCATGTGAAGCCATTGCGTCGCTTTTCAGTCTTATAGACTGATGGCGCTTTTCAGTCTCCTAAACCAGTTTGAGACCACCCCCTACAAAGCGATTCAAGGTGTTCAGCTGCCCCGTTGACGGAGTCATGCGACCACTCTCAAGTTCACGCATGGTATTGGCAGGAAAACAGCACGCCTGGTCAAGCTGCTTCTGGGTAATCTCCTTGAGTGTCCGATACGCTACAATCTTCTGACGTGCCTCGGGTGCCAGTGTCTTCATCTTTACAGGGGCTTCGGCTGCTTCCACCTTTGCTAAATGCTGTGCCTGATGGCTCGACTTTACAAGTGTGGGCGCAACCTTAGCAGAATTGCTAGAACTAAGTGCTGAAGCATAACTCTTCTTACCAACAATTACGGGTGTCCAATCCTGTCCGTCCATTTATTTGTATACTACATTCGTAAACAAATAACTGTATCAATTTTTCGTGACCCGAAGTAAGAATGCCGCTCAACTACGGAAACCTTGAAAGTGGTCGTATCAATACTATATTGGCAGACGCAAAACTTTGCGCAACGAGGGCAGCTGTAGCGAAAGCAAGAGCCACAGTTTGTTGTCCTCCGCCTTCTTCTAATAGACAAGTCCCTGCGAATAGCACAGCCTTACAAGATAAAATAGATTCCTGTTCTGTAATAACCTCAATTAAAGCCACGGTTATAGCCCAACAAAGTTTACGAGGAGTTCCCGAAGGTGTACGCATTAAGAATCTACAGCAACAAACACAGGATAACTATGCGCCTTATAATGATCCCGCGCGTCGTTTCGCGGAGTATCAAGGACCACGAGTACTGACAGTCTGCCCGCCACTCGATATGAATACAAATCTACCCAAGCCGTCAAATTCATGTACATCACTTGCACTCATTAATGCCGGTCGTCCTTAAGAATACTGCTTAGTCAAGTACTCCATGTACGCTTCAGTCGTGCGATCCCCCGTGTACTCCAGTGTCTCCCCCGTGCTCTTCTCGAGCAGAATTGTCGGATAGCCCTTAATAGGTTTACCAGCCGCCTTCTCGGGTTCCTTCTCGCACTCGACCGCCTGAACCTTTACATTTTTGCCGGCTACCGTAATAAATCCGTTCTTGGCAAACTCCTGAAACTCAGGCTTGACTGTCTTACAGTGCGGGCACCAGTCAACGTAGTAGAGTGAAAAGATATCAGCGCCGGCGCTTGTATTTGTACTTGTAAAGCCCTCCCGATTCAGCCACATATACCGGAGACCAACAAGAACTACAACTAGTCCTACAAAGAGTAGAATCATATTCGTTTTCATTTCTAATAGACTAGATTTTCTCTGCCCATTCGCTACACAGTAGAAGGGCACCGCCTCCATTGTACCATTGAATGGTTGTTACAATCTTTCCAGAGATCCCTGAAGGAAACTCGGATGTACTGCTGAGATTATAGATACCAGGTACTATCGGACAGGCAACCTGCGTACATAGATCGTCGACGGTGGGACTAAAAGGAATTCCGTTAAATGAGAAAGAATACTTCGCTGTTCCATCTACCACAGTGAGACCGTCGGGAACTTCGTAATAGAACCAGAGTGTGACATCCTGTCCTGGAACAGGAGGATTCGGACTGAATCCCTGTGAAATCATAGTGAAAAGTCCCTTTCCATTACTACAGTCACGAAGACTAACTAAACCCATCGCAAGTGAAAAAAAACCTAACAAATTCATTCTATATATATATCAGACCTAAACTTTAGCCCCTACGTAGTAGTAATGAGCAAACCCTTGAGTGTATTTAGAAGCGGCGTATGGATACAATATCCTATAATCTATACACAAGTACATAAAGATATACCAGGCTGGCAAAAGAAACATGACTTTCAAGCGGCATCCGTCTACGCCACAGCACTTTCTAAGGGACACAGTCCTTTAGAAAGTAATGCATTAGCAGAAATGTATGTGTTCAAAGAAATCTATGAAGGAATTACATACAGCAAAAAGAAAGAGGCTCAACTTACAAAACTTCTCTCTTAATCTCGTGGAAACAGCATGAGACCCCAGAGAACAAAGAAGAAGAGAAGTGTATGAAAAAAGAATCCGTATGTTGAGGGGCAGCCAGTCTCTGATGCGACTGTAAAGAATCCACCAAGTGCTCTTTGCATTAGCTTATACGTTTCAGGATTTGCGATTAAAAAGAAGACTAACGTTGAATAAAAAGCATATTTAGCTTTGAGGGCAAAATTGGTTCTTGTAGGTCGTTCAGTTTTGTCATCGGTATCGGAGGGCATTCTAGTCTAGTGACGTAATTTTTCATTTAACTCTTTCTCAAACTTCAGAAACTTTGAATTCTGAAGCTCGGGATAGATAGAATCAACAAGATCAGGAAGTTGTTTTGTTTCTATCGTATATTCACCCTTATTTTCTAATTCAGAAAGAGTTTCTTCAAGGGCAACACGTTTTTTGAAGAGAGAATTAAGTTCTTTCTGTTTTTTGACTAGTTCTCGTTTCTCTTTTTTCGTCGGACTATCCTTGACTTCAATGGCTTGTATTAGAGTCGAAAGTTCGTTCATTTCCGTATCAAGGGTTTCAAGATTATCTTCAATATCTCCGCCACCCCTAGTCTTTTGAGATGTTTCATCTAAGAACTTTCTAATTTGTTTTCTCATTTCAGGCTCATACTCTTCAAGTTTAATTGGAAATTCTTCTTCCAATTGTTTTACAAGATTTTTTTTATCAACTGCGCGATCTTCTTTGCGCAAAAGAAGAAGAAATGCAAACTTTCGCAAGAGAAGTGAAATATCTTCTTCCTCAACCTTTTCTGCTTCTTCTTCTTCTTTCTTCATACAGTTGTTATCATGAGCATTTTTTCTTAATGATGTAATTAATTCATCCAAATTATTGAATTGCGCCAATTGGCTACGTAGATTAACACTATCGCTAGGTAAAGAGCGTTGCTCTACAGTAGCAGTTCGTAGTTTTTCTAATCTGTATTCTAGACTTTTCAATAAGGGATTGATTAAGTTCCAGTTTGTTGTATTATCATCCTCTTTACAGATAGGAAGAAATGTATTAAGAGGTTTTCCCAGCTTTGTATAAGGAAAAATACGTTTGTATGTTTCTATAAGAGTTCTTATTTTTCCTTTAGTAAATTCATTATCTTTAGGTATATAAACTGCCATAAATCCTGAAAGATCAAGCATTGTAGGTTCTAGATTTTCTAAGCCAGTACTTTCGACAAAAGAAATCGTTTCTCCTGCAACTGATATCAGTTCTCTGCCCGTTAAGGATACATCACCGTCGTCAAAAATACCAAGTTTCTTTTTTAGTGATTTCATGTTAAATCCTTTAGGCAGATTGATACCTAAGTCAACATCTACCTGTAAGATTGGAATGCGTTTCATTTTAAAAATATTAACAAATGATTTTTTTTGAGGCTTTTTCTCAATATTAACATTTTCTTCTGGGTTTTCTGGATTATTATTATTGGACATAGCCCTTCTCTATTCTACATCTACGAAATTTTATTTGGGGTTTCCGTCACCTCAAGCTGTACATCCTTTACTTCCGTAAACGGCATATTTTCAAGTGCCTTCTCGCATAGAAGGATAGATTGCTTGATTCGGATAAGATCCTTTTCGCAGAGATCCCATTGTCCCCACCCATATTGAATAGTCTTATTTCCCTGTACATGATAATGAAGATTCAGTTGGGGAGCTCCGAAGCATGATGTGTCCATCGTAACATTTGCCAGACTCGGGATATGAATAATTGTCTTCGCAACACGGATAAAACGGGTCATTTCTAACTATTAATATTTTACATGACGGGTTCAATTTTTTATTAGATGTCTAAACATATTTTACAAAGACAGTATAGAATGACCGAATTAGAGGCTCAGAAGATCTTTAATCCTTGGAATCCAAGGAACAAAGATATTGAAAAAGAGACAATTGAAGCAATTCTTACAAAGTATGGTTGGTCTGGAATTGTAGCAAAGCCTGAAATTTTTCAGCTCGCATGTGTTCACAAATCTTATGTGGACCGTTCAGATGTCTGGGAAAAAAAGGGAGAAAAGATGACAATGACAGAACGACCTTCTAACTGTCTGCCTCTGAAAGATGCAGACAATGAGGAACTTGAATTTATTGGCGATGGATTTGTTGGAAATATAGTGGGTTATTATTTGGCAAAGCGCTATAAGGGTGAAGGTGAAGGATTTTTTACACGTATTCGTACACGGATTGTAAATAACAAGGAACTGGGTGAACTCAGTTTACGAATCGGTTTGGCGCCGTATTTGATTATTAGTCGGCATGTAGAGGAAGTGTGTAAGGGACGGGAGAATCTGGAGATTCTTGGCTCATTATTTGAAGCGTGGCTCGGTGCTCTCTTTGAGCATGAAGATATACGGTGTGGTCAAGGTTGGAATGCTGTAAGATCTTTTCTCATTAAAGTTATTGAGAAACATGTAAATTTTAGGAAACTGATTAGCAATGATACAAATTACAAGGATCAGGTACTTCGTTGGTTTCAGGCACATTACCATCAACCACCGAAATATAGGGAAGTTGAAGTTGTTGGTCCGCCACACGATAGAATTTTTACAATGGGTGTTGTTGGAATAGATGGATCTATTATAGCCAAGTCAACAGCACGCAATAAGAAAATCGCTGAACAAGAGGCAAGTCGGTTGGCTTTGATTGAACTTCAGAAGACTGTGATAAATGAGGATGGAGAAAATCATTCTTCAAACTAGATGTCAGACGTTCCCCTCCCGCAGGCTGAACAGCCGAAAAAACCAAAGGCGAAGAGCTTTTCAAAAATTCCTATCAGAAAAGCCACGGACGCAGAGGCAAGTTTACCGACATTTGATGCAGAGCAGTTGGACATGAAACCGAGTTCGGCTGAACCTGTTGTAACAGTTGTCAGGGGATTGTTTGGGAAAAAGAGTGCTCAAGCTGTTGCTAAGCCTGTTCCAATTGCTTCTGTAAAGCCTCTCGCTCTTGCTCTTGCTGCTGAGCCTGTCGCTCTTGCTGCTGAGCCTGTCGCTCTTACTGCTGAGCCTGCTCCGCTTGAGCCTGCTCCGCTTGAGCCTGCAGCTCCGCTTGCTCCAGTACAACCCAAGAAGCGCATTATAAAGATAGCAACCCTTGGTCCTAGTCCCGGATCTGCAGTAGCAGTAAAAGACCCTACCGACTTCACAGGCACCGAATTTGAATCACTCGCCGAAGCCATTCGCGACCTCGAGACGCGCAGCCCCTATACAACGCCATTACCTGAAGATGGATTTATACCCCAAACACGTCGTGGATTTACAGATTTCATTAGTCAAACCTACAGTTCATTCAAATTAAAGTTGCCAGACACCAAACCGGATTATGATGCCTGTAAGAAACTTGGTGCCGGTGGAGCACAGAAAGCCGAGATCTACCAATATCAAGAGTTCGTCCGCGACTATATGCGCTGGGAAAGCCCCTATCGTGGCGTTCTTGTGTATCACGGTCTCGGCTCAGGTAAAACATGTACGGCAATCGCCGCCTCCGAAGCACTTTTTTCCACATCAAATCGGAAAATCATTGTCATGACGCCCTTCAGTTTGCGCAAGAATTTTATCAACGAGATTACATTTTGCGGATTTCAGTATTACAGACTTCAGAATCATTGGACAGCCTTTGAACTCCCAGAAAAGAGCACGCAATCAATGGAATACAATTTTGCAAGAACCGTCCTAAAAATTCCCGCGCTCCATTTGAAAAAAGCGCAACGTATCTGGGTCCCTGATTTCTCCAAGAAAGATCCCAATTACAAGCAACTTTCATCCCAGGAACAATCTGAAATCAGAGAACAAATCAGCGCTATCCTCATTTTTGACCCGGATCCCAAGAAACCGCGCGACGGTCTAATCTGGTTCATTAATTACAATGGTATCACAGCGAATAAACTGAAAGAGATTGCCTGTGCTGAAAAAAATCCTTTTGATGGTGCCGTCATCGTCGTCGACGAAATACACAATCTAACTCGTCTCATGCAAGGCACTATTGATCCCTATCTATTGAATCTCCCTGGCGCCAAGAGAAAGATTCAACCTGAGCCAATTATGCCTGGAAAATGGAAGCCGAGTCTATGCGGCAGATCCATGAATTACAAGCGCGGATATTTACTTTACAGACTTCTTATCGGTGCGAAAAATTCAAAAATCATTGGTCTGAGTGGCACACCCCTGATCAACTTTCCGGAAGAACTTGGAATCTTAGCCAATATTTTACATGGATATGTTCATGTTGCTGAAGGCAGATTGCCAAGAGCTAAGACGAGTGAAGATGAAGAAAAACGGGCAAAACAGGTGGAAAAAGCCGCAAAACTGAATCCCTATGTTGATTTTATAAAAGCCAAAGTCGACGACAATGGTGTAAAATTCATGTTTACAACACTACCTGAAGGAATTAGAAAAGTCACAGGCAAAGAAGGCGTGGAAAGAATTCCGATGTCAGAGCCTCAAATTACACTAGATGAGCGCATAAAATCATTCAAAGATGCGCTTGGTGTTCAAGGGGAACTTCAAGTAAAATCAGAGTCGCTTCTTCCACCATTCGGAGATCAGTTTGCAGAGAACTTTTTGGAGAAAGATTACGTCACTGTAAAAAATCAACTTGTTCTTGTAAAACGGCTGTCAGGATTAATCTCATATTACAAGGGTGCGCGCAAAGATCTCATGCCCGAGGTTACCAAGGACGAAGTTGTCCGTGTTCCCCTCTCATCGTACGCGCAAGAGAAATACAGTCAGGTGCGTCTTGAAGAGATTGGTATAGAGGAGAAGCAAAAGAAAAAGAAGGGCGAAGATAGTCAAGCTGGGCAACTCTCGGGTTTATGGGCTGAAATATACGACATTAAGAACGCTAAACAGACGAACAACTATCGTATGGGCAGCCGTCAAGCCTGTAATTTTTCTTTTCCGCCTGGCGTGAATAGACCGAGACCGCGTGACCTCAGAGAAGTCACCGAAGAAGTTGGGCGTGATCGTGATATTTTTAGTGACACTGCCGTTCTAGAAACGTTTGAGGATGACGAGGATTCTAAATCTGTCTTAGATGATGAAGCTGATGCTGAGGCAGCAGACGATGAAGATGATGAGGTTGATAAGGAGGCATTTGAAGCTTTTATTTCAGATGAGCGCGCCAGACTTCAGAAGGAAGCTAAATCGGAAGAAGAGATCACGCGTACACTTGAGACTCTGAAGTTTGATGAAGAGATACGGAGAGCGGGTATTTTGTTGGCGCAACCGCAACCAAAAGCAGTAGCCGTAACATCAACAGTTGAAAAACAGAAACAAGAACTCCGTTGTAAGGCTGATATACAACCGGGCGAGACATACGGTGAAGCAATCAGGCGCTGTAAGCAATGTTTACTTGAATATACACCTGAATACCTGAAACTGGAGGGTGAGAACGGTTTGAGAAAAATCAGCCCAAAATACGCCGAGATTATTACCAATATCAATGCTGCACAAGGAAGCAGTTTAGTCTACAGTCAGTTCTTAGATATGGAGGGCATTGGTATTTTTACAATTTGCTTACGAGCGAACGGCTGGGTTCCGATTAAGATTGATGTCACTGGTCCAGAGGGACCGCGATTCTCAGAGGAAACAATTCAGTCTTTTGCACCTGGAAAGACAGTCAATCGTTATATACAATTTACAGGAGGCGAGTCAGAAGTTGTACGTAAGTATGCTGTGAATATATTTAACGCGAAGTTTTCTGAGCTTCCTGATTCGATGATAAGTGTCTTAAGAAAGGCTGGATTTGGACAAACGGAAGATCTCCTTGACAACAAGTTAGGAAAACTCTGTCGTCTCTTCTGTATTACGAGCGCAGGCGCTGAAGGTCTCTCGCTCAAGAATGTTCGTGCAGTTCATATCATGGAACCCTACTGGAACGAGGTGCGTATGGCTCAAGTTAAGGGGCGTGCTGTTCGTATCTGTTCACACATGGATTTGGCGCCCGAAGAACGTAACGTTGAAATCTTTACATATATTTCTGTATTTGGTCCAGAGGCACAGAAAGCTAGAGACGGTGAATTCAAGATTGCTGAAACAATCACAAACAAGGATGCGCTCTCGAGAGAGGACGCAGAAAGAGCTGGACTAAAAGTGCCTGAGGGAGCCACACACTATACAATGACGAGTGACGAGCGCCTCTATGTTGTCAGTCAGCGTAAAAAGACGGTTATAGATAATCTACAAAAGACAATGAAGTCAGCATCAGTTGATTGTGAATTGAACTTGAATGAAAATTATGACGGTAGCTTCGTGTGTCAGAAATTCACGGTAGGTGATTTCATGTACAATCCAATTTTAAAGGATGATATTGAAGAGAGTCGCTTCTTACAGCCTTCAGTGGCGGCACCGAAAAAATTCGAAATTGTCAGACTGAAGGGTCGTCCTCTCAAACTTGTGCCGTTCACAGATCCTGGGACGGGCAAGGTTGTACGTTTTGATATGTATGAAGTTGCTGACCAGGAGATGAAGCTTGAAAGTCGTGTTGGAACTGTGGAGGCTGATCCGGTTACAGGGAAGAAGAAACCTGAAACCGCAAAACTTATCTAGCTATCATAATTGGCAACTTTTGATGATCGTTGTCCTCTAATGGGCGGTAGCATTGGCGCAGCTGGAACTATCTTTTTAACTGGTTTTTTTACAGGTACAACAACGACCTCTTCCTCTGTATCTTCAGGTGATTGCTCAGGTGATTGCTCAGGCGATTGTTCAGGTGGACTTTCCTCATTGCGCTTACTCTCACTTTCACCACTCTTTTTTTTTGATTTGTTTTTTGCTTTTACTTTTGGCTTCGTTTCATCTATATCAACTGACATGTCAATATCTTGTCCGCAACACTTAAAACGAATTTTTTTATGATTGATTGCGGCATAAATTGCTCCTCCGCCAGATATTAGAAATCCTAGTATACCCAGGACACCGCCTGTGGTAGAATCCATTCTATTCTAAGGCTAAGATGTTAATGTTGTTTCTAGGCGTCCACAACATGTTCCTTGTTCTACAAGGGGCGGATCTGCCCACAAAGAGATACCTTTATGATGCATGTTCTGAATATTAAGTTCCCAGTCTAGACATTCGCGAAATGGACGCATTGTCTGTAAAATACGTTGTAAATACGATACTTTAAAGACCATTGAATCTGTACACCGATAGACAAATTGATGCGGTGGCTCATAGAGCTTAGTAGGACCGAACTGACTGATATCGCAGTTCGGGGGACGTGTCCGTACTCCTTCACCTAAACTTATATAATCCCAGTCAACTGGTTGCGCAATAAGCGCATCCAGACGAGAAATAAAATCGTCGCGTAAAAATACATCCGATTCTAGAAAGACGACTGTCTTATAACCACGCTTACAGGCTTCCTGTGCGCCCCAAATAAAGTTGAGAACAAGTGAGATTTCACCACGGGATAGGCAGCGCGCTTTAAATGTAAAAATGGGCAGTTCTTTTCTACAGAACGGATCATAATACTGAAAAATCTCTTCGGATGTTAACTCGTCGCCCCATGTGGGACCGCTCATTGTAATTTTATCTTTAGGGATACCGCGTTCCAATAAATGAGGCAAGAGACGATTAAGTCGTTCAGGTTCTCTTCGGGAATTTGCAAGTAAAAATATTTGATCCACTTTTTCTAAAACCATGTTCTTTCTTTAGAAGATGGTTTTAGAATCATATGTTTGGCGCATTATAAATCAGGTTCATACCATGTCCGTATCCAACCAGCTCGCGCTTCTCTCTTTAATTGTTCACCTTCTTCAATCTTATAGTCAAATCCGTGGAACCAGGCGAGGTCCAAGGCGCCGACACCACCAAAGCGAAGTTCGCCTCTCTGCTGAGAACTTGTTAGATAATCTGAGAAAAAGTAGGGTTCTGAGTAAGTCTTTGCAATAGTTGTTGTTCCATTCATAGGTAGAGAACCTGTGTTTTGTAGTGTAGAGCACTTCTCTACAACTACGCTGAGACCCTGTGTATTTCCTTGGAATTGATCAAATCGCATGATAAACAAGTACCAGGGTGCCGCAGAGCCCATTTGGAGTTGAGACGGGTAGATCTGCGTTGTTGTCCCCTGTTGCCCCTTAACTTCTATCTGTATAGAGCCATTAGCAAGAATATTGACTGTGTATCCAATGCGCGACGAGTATCCGCGTTCGAGATTGACCCATGAAAAGAGATTCATAGTTGTCTGAAATGTCTGCGGCACGCGGAAACAGATTGTAATTGTTTGTAGAGCTTGGAACGCAATTTTAGAATAGGATGTGAATGTGTCGCCATCATTCAAGCGTGTATAACCGAGTGAACCAGGAACGGTTGCTCTGTCACTGCTACTTGTCCAAAAGGAGGGGTTACCATTTTTCTGGATTTCTAAGCCGCGGCTATGTATGCGACGTTCTTGAAAAGCAACTTGGTTTGCGTATAAGGAAAACGCAGCCGTCGACGGTGCCTGACGCTTACAGACTTCGATAGCAATGTAAGGTGCCGTTGATTCTTGTACTAAGATACTAAGCATAGCTAAATCTCTATTTATGTTTCCTCTATCATCGTAAAATGGAGTCATAGGACTCATTTGACCGGCATCAGTATCCGGTTTAAATGTAATACTATTTTGAAACTGATGGGCACCTGTCCCTGCGTAATACTCAACCGTAAATATATTAGGTTGATTGCGTTTTACTAGAAGCCCGCTTGTATTTAAGTTATTGAACGTTGTAGGTGCGTGATCCGTAAAACGAGAGAATGTATTATCTGTTGTTCCTAAATCTGTTATAACGTGATTTACGGCGAAACGGAATCCATCTTTTGACACAGTTTGTAAGAAGATTCTGTAATCTGTAGGAACTTGAGGTAAACGGAAATCAAAGAAAGAAATACAGCCAACATTCTGTGTTAAACCAGTTGGTGGAATAGGTCCGGAAGAGAGAGGAATATCTGGTAAACCCTTACCCTTACTACCGAGTGCAATGCGACGCCCCAGAATGCAGAAGACTTGACCTATCTGCGGATTTGTAACTGCCTTGTCAAACCAGATTGTTTCTACACCCATGGTTGTATCATCGATGGGGACCTGAACGGCTACAGGCGGACCAGGCTGGATACCCATGAATTTGAGAAGCGCATCTTGTTGTACTGCGCCATTTGTACTACGTGTCTGTTGTTCCAAAATATCAACCGCGTTTTTGTACTCAGCCCATGTCCTAGGATTGCCGAGCCCAGGTATAGCTGCAAGTGTCCCAGGATACAAAGTGCCTTCCTTCTTTCCATTCTTGTTCTCCCAGTAAGATTTCACGCATGAAAAATCAATCGCCGATAAGAGTGATGTGCCAGGAATATCTCCACAGAAATCGTATGTGTCATAGATACCGGCACGCGTGCAGAGATCATCTGCCGCCGTCCGTATCGCCTTGGACGGGGAGGATTGTATAGCACTCTTCACTTTTCCTACTTCGGACAAGGCAACATTCATAGAGCCCTGATCCGCCTGAAATAGGTTCTGTGTAATGCGCGCTGAACCCTGTTGCGACTGATAATCCTGGAACGATTTTTTTGTTCTTAGAGTCGTATCATAACGACCAGTTGGCGCAGCTGATTGGAGGGACATATACAATGTACCTTGATCACTACATCCAGCCATTTGAACAGCTCTCAGGAGACAATCACGAGTCAGTGTGCCTCCGCCAGCCTGGAGACATGTCGCATCTAATTCAGACGTATCGGTAAATCCTTCGTTCATTGTACATTGCCCGAGAGTGGTCGCAATTTGTGCAGAAGAGCAACCGAGAGTTGGGTCATCAGGATATGCCGCCTTCAACTGACCATAGGCAGTCGTAATAGGAATAAACTTTTGAGACGTTTTACAAAAGCCAATTTTCCCAACGAAGAGACCATTTTGTATAGATGGGAGAGTGGTAAGAGATGTACATGTTGTAAGAGATGCACAACTATCTCTCAAGAGTTGTTTCTTCGCCTTCTGGAGATCCCAGAACCACACAACACCATTACCTAAAGCATCAGGTGAATCAACCTGGTTCATTAACGGTCCTTGAGGTGTTCCATAAGCACCTTGCGCAACTTCGGGAACAAGTCCAGACGATTTCTTATACCGGAATCCACAGCGAAGAGGAGAACTCGGATTGGCACTCGTCTCCAAAATGATTTGCTCAAGACCTGATAAACCTGTGTAACGTCTACATTCCTCTACACGCGGACTTTGAGCCGGAGATCCTTGGAGCATGTTTGTAAGAATAGAATCATTGAATGGCACAGAAACCTTACCCGTGTAAGGATCTGTCATTCGGAGTGCGTCATTTGCTGTTCCGAGATTTTGTTGAATAAATGGTGCTGCGTCCGAAATTTTATTAGGCAAAATTCGTTTTTGCTGATAGGCATTTTGCTGTTCCTTGAAAAATGCCGACTGATCATCAGCGGCATCAAAAGGTTCTTTTATAGCATTGTAAAGGGAATTAAACATTCTCCTTGCTCTGCTATATCACTTAGAAATCATTCTACACTTCATACGCCCACATTGACATATGAATTATTTGTAAAGGTCCATGCGCCGCCGGCAGAGTCACTTGATAAGACAAAACTCTGACCCGCCACTGAATTAAATCCATTGGGGAACGTATTCATCCAGCTCGAGCCGTCGCTCACATTCCATAATCCTGCAGTTGCTGTTGCAGTCTTTGTTCTGACTTCAATATACTGATTTGTTGCGCTTTTGATGAGTCGCATTTGCCATTGAAGAACATTTGCTTGTCCGTCACTCCAGAAATTCTGTCCATAATAGACTATGTTGACTATACTTACACCCTGAACATTCTGTACAGGAGATACATGGCATGTTGTTGTGCGTCTGTCATATTGACCGAGCAAGAATCCCTTTCCGTAGGTCGGATCGAGCCAGTAGTAACTTGATTGCGGTGCTCCGAAACCAATTACATGGTTTGTAGCCCAATAAGCCGTTGTATATGTCGTTCCGAAAAAGTTGAAAGGCATCGTTGTAAACGTGGCAAAATAATCGTCAGCGCCCGAGATAGAACCAAGGATTGATAAGCCAGCCGTCGACATGTTTGCCGGCGCATTACCGGGTACAACGAGTGTTTGCGGTGACGGGGGCGGTGCTAAAGACGGTGCCGGCAAATTTTCAACCTTGAGAAAGCAATCTTCGATCGCCGCTTTTCTCGAAGGATCTGTCGGTTGTTTACTGGGGTCAACAGCCATTGTAAATTGTTGATTGAGGAAAGCCTGGACTGCCTGAATTCCACCTTGTAAACCTTTCGCCTGTAACTTACTGACTGCATCTGTATTGGGTGCGCCATTTGTTGCAAGAGGACTGAGTTTTCCAGACGGTATACAAAAGGTCAGATTTCCGAGAATATCTTTGCTCGAATAATTCGCGTTTCCACTATATGACGGACCAATACGCGCGTCCTGTGTACCTTTATTCAAGTATAAATAGTTGAGACATTCGGCTGATATAGGTTTTGTTCCATCTTTGAGTGCCTCTTCACAGGGAGTCGGCGGCAAACTTCCGGAACATTGTGCTGACGCAAGAGTCGTCACGCGATCAAGACTCTGAATCGTCGTTAATAAGGCTGTGATTTGATCCAGGTTTTGCGCTTGTCCGCCAGACACATTCAGTTGCGCAGGATTCTGGTAGAGTGTTCCGGAATTTGTACATCCTGCATCGAGAATTCTCTGCTGTAAACAATCGTCAGGATAGTTTCCAGGACCAACACCAGTCCCAGTACATGGATCGGCTGAAAAGGCTGTGAGTGACGCAAGCTTTGTCTGGAAAGGCGCGGTTCTACAATCGAACGTGGCAAACTGGTCGGATTCTAAGAAAGTGAACGGAATGACGCCTGAGAGTCGCATCTGTGTTTTTCCCGCGCCAGTTCTGAGTTTACTGACGGTAATTGTAGGAAATACATATGATCCTGCTAAGAAACGCGGTCTAGAACTTGTCTCAACGTCAGATGTAGCAATCTTATGGATTGAGATCTGATATTTACCTGAGTTAGGTAATTTCGCATCGAGATAACCATAAATGTAGGGGTAGGGATCTTTCTCTTTTTCGGGACTTACTGCCAATTCAAAGGAAGAATTTTCAGGATCTGTTGCTGGAATATCAATAACTGTATTTGTACTATCACTTAATTTAGTTGCGTCGCCGAGTTGTTTTCCGGCGACAGTCGCTGTGAGCATTCCTCTGCCTCTCAGAATGAGAGAAATGGGAACTTTATCAGACGTAGAATCTACATATGTATATGTAGTTGTACCCATACAGATACCACATCCAGTGTCAAGACCGGCTGACTTATCTTTCTGGCAGCGCATTCTTTCTTTGAATTGGCGTAAATCGTTAGCATTCGTGGCAAAGACAGGCTGGTCGGGCGCCGAGGAACAGCTTGCTAAACTGGGTTTTACCTTGATAAATGTTAGAGCCTTTTCTGTTTTTTCTGTCACGGCTGCCTCTTTCTCCTTCGGATATAAGAAGAGACCACGTTGTCCTTTTTCAAAACGATTTCCTTCTTCATCTGTTCCGTCCATTAGACATACACCACAATTAGCGGCAAAACGTTCATTTGAAAAAGGATTATCAGAAGAGCCGTTCTTTTTACAAAAATCAATTGTATCTATGATTCCGTTTTTCGGATCCGTTCGGGGCTGCATGAAATATTTTGAAACGGAGGTCTGGAGAACCTCTTTATTTCCAGCTACATAGTCGGACTTTGATCCGCCGAACGCCAATTTCGCGTCCTTGAGAGCTTTCTCTTGTGTAGCATTATCGGAGCCGGCTGCTAAAAGACCATTTGCAAACGGATTGAGCATTTGTGAAAGAGGATTGTAGCTTGATTGCCCTGATCGCTGATCACCCTCGAGACCAGGCACAGGGTCGTCAAATCCTTCTTTTCTCGTCTTTTCCTTTTGTGTTTTCAGAAAAAACAAAAAAGCAAGCGATGATGCTGTGAGCGCTGTGAGTCCGAGGACTCCTTTTATGTGGTCCATCCTATTCTCTCTAATTGTAGAACTACAAATTGTCAGGACGGAGACGACTCGTAGAATCCATATCACGAGTGATTATACGGAAGACAAAGTGTGTTTGATGACTCAAATTGAGAAGACGACCCGCCGTAAGTGTATTACCACATAGTTTCGATAAGAATGTAGTATTTGTTGATGATGTCAGAGAGCCAAAATTAACGGGTGTAACACTTCCCGTAGTTGGATCGTTCATTCGTGTTTGTATAATAATGTATTTGCTATATCCAACTTGGTTCCAGCCGTCTTTGTAATGGACTGTATTGATAACACGATTTGACCACGCGGTTCCAATAACAAGATGATCTGTTGTATTTAACCAATTGAGTAGGTCAGCTAATGCTCCTGCATCGCCTGAATACGTGCTAGGAAAGGTTAAGCCGCGTAAGCGAATACGGTCACCCTGTGCCACAGAGAAGCGACTGAAATAAGAAGACGTTTCTAGCCAGATATAATTTGCACTGGCGTCGGCGTATTTAGTGCCTGATATATTTGCCGTGTAGGCACCACCCAGAGGAGCCATATATGCTCCACTCGATCCACTTGATGAAAACACACCGCTGATATCCAGTGTATCCTGAACATCACTTACGAGATTTCCGTCAGGTCTCTCCAATCTGAGAGTGAGCTTCTGAAGTGTAGACAAGGGAGTTGGCGTGTAAACCTTCTGGCACTTTAAGAACTTGGGAATCATCGCAAGATATCCACCCTTCGTTACAACGGTGTTGTCAGAGATCCAGTTGGCATCATATTGAAGAACACCGAAGGCGCGCTCAAAATTATAGTCGGTGCCGTAACTGTTTGTATCAAGTTCCTTTACATACAAGTTCAAATAGGGGAAGCTCAGAATATTTACATTGAGTGAAACATCATAGTTTACGGCTGCCGTTGAAGCGGCATTCTTTCTCAAAAGGTAATCAAGACCTTCAACCGGCAAGATCGCCTTAACGAATTCAATTCGTGTAATATTCTTGAACTTGATTGATGCCGCAGCATTAACACCGAAGAGTTGCCCAGCCCGATTGTTTGCGGGATCAAAATTTACAGTGAAATTGTATCTGTTTTGAAGTGTCGGGTTTCCAGATAACCAGTCGCGATCTGCACTATACATGAACAAGTTGTATTCATTCTCCTTGTAGGTTAACACATCATCTTGAGGGATGATAATATCCTGGGGTCTTGGAGGTCTCGTTGTTCTAGCAGAAGGAAGCGCGAGTGTGGCATTACCGGCAGCGCTATTGTCAGCATCATAGGAAGAAGGACGTAGTAAACTTTCTAGAGAAGTTCCTTGATTTTGCTGACCGGCGGGATTACCATCGAGTACATCCTTCATAAAAATACGACGAGGATCGGGAGCAATCATACGAGAAGCCAGTTCGGACGCAGATTCTCTTTGCGCAGTCATGCGCGATGTTTCGCGTGTTGAGAGTACAAGTTGATCCTGCGCTTGTGCCTGTCCCTGCATAGAATTATAGTTCTGATCAGCATTAATGCGTGACTTCAGCATTTCATCAGATTGCTGTGCTTCTTCCTCTCTCTGTTTCTTAATTTGCGCAAAAATGCTCATGGATACAGGTTCTTCATTGTCGAGAGGAATACGAAAATCGGGCGGCGCTGGAACAGCAGGTTTCTTCGGATTCCGCTCATTCTGTAACTGAGAGAAACGAGTACTAATATCTTGGCGCATTGTCTCATCTTCTTGTTGTACAGTCACTTGGCTACGGCGAACATAGGAGAGAAAATCGGGAACGACTGCAGTCAAGACTTCCTTATTTTTCAATTGAACAGCGGCTTGGGGAAGTGCTTGATTAATCTCATTCATATAGTGCCGAATAGTCTTTACGAGGCGTTCTTTCTGCTTTTCAGTTAAATCACCTCCCAGGCGACGCTGAAAGTCCTGGTAAAGTAAACTATTCAGCATCTTTTCATTTTGAGGATTGGTAAACCCTTGTACTGACGACATTCTATTGAGAGTACAGGGATTTCATTTTAGGACACTACGCGCCATTTGTTTTTATGTAGAAAAGAGACAATCCCGCAAATCAAGCATGGCAGAATCTCGGGGTGCTCTCCGACAAAATTTCCGGAAGTTATCACCAGCTAACATTTGGATAATAAAATACAAGGAATACATTCCGCATTCTGAACCGTTAAACTGAAAGCGGCGCGCATTGAAGGCGAGTCGTAGAGAAGAATCTTGTGTGGTTAACCATTTCATGAACGTTGCGATTTGCTTCGGTGGTTTCATTCCATAGGAGTCGAAATAGTAGCACCTGTGTGCTGGAATATCGATAAAGTTGGCGATCCAGTGGCTGCCGCCTTTGTAGTGTGGATCCAGATTGTAAATAATACCGATCTTTTGAATTCCTTTCTTAAGTGATTCTGTGATTCGCATACTACACATTTCCTGGATGAGACACTTGCCGCCTCCTTTGTACGGATCGGGCGCTGCAAAATCAATAGGGAAAGGACCCATAAATTCGAATTTGGGATCCATTTCCTCATATTGTTTCATAACCTTTTCAATATTTGTGCTGTCTAGCCATTGATCGGGGTCTTTCTTCCATTCATCTGGCATTTTGGGGCGCAAATAGTGTTCTTGATAGTTGCTTCGTTCAGTCGGACTAATGGGCGCTGCTGCTAAAAAACTGTATTCGGCACCTTCCGACACCTTAAATTTATGTTCCAGATCTCTCCGAATCTGTTCAGGCTGTTTCCCCTGAGTTTTTACACCTGCCTTTTGCGCAATGTTATGTAAGACATCTGGAGGTAAACATCCATAGGAAGGACGTGATGAGCCGACACGAGGGTGGCACTGACATGGTCCTGGAGGCGGTATTGTTTTTCTTTGTTTATTTTTTCTAGTCTTTCCCATCTTTCTACTCTAAGATGAGAGAATGGCTGACCCTGCCCCTAAAAAGATCGATCAACAGAATTATTGGAGATATATCTTTGCTCCGATGTTTATGATTGTAATTGGCTTTGGTCTCTATATATTATTTACAATGAATGATTCACAATCGATGTCACTAGATTCTGTGACGAAACAGGTTAATAGTATGTCAGGACCTAAAAATATGGGGAATGTATTGCCGGCACGAAATAGTAACTTTCAGAAACCTCTAACGTAATTTACCTAATCTTTATCAAAACTCTAAGTAGATGGATATCAAAGAACTACTTCCCTACATACTTATTTTTGTAGTCCTAGCTTCAGTCGCGACAAGTGTCGGATATATTGGCTACTCGTCATCAGGTAATCAAAATAGCCGTAATGAATTACAAAAGCATGTTGCGATTCTAACAACAGTCAACTTACTTACGGCTATTTTCTTAGGTATTCTGTTTTATTACTACATACAAACGAGTAGTGCCTCTTTTGTTCCTTTCACAATTATAATGATGACATTCAATCTATTTTTGAGCATTATGGCTGTAAGTATAGCAGTCTTGACGCAATCATGATTTTGCGCAACAGAATACCTGTAGAATCTTATGTTGAAGACGGAATCGTCCGGTCCATAGATCTGCTTCTTGATTCTGCTGAAATGAGATACCTTGTATGCGAAGACCGACGCGTATAGTATCACCTTTTATAAACATACCTGGACTCACTCCTCGTAACCAGTTTCCGTTTTTCCAAATAGGAATACTTATATTTCCTGTACAGCTCGATGGACAATATAAATTGATGATGTTATTTTCTACAAACGGTTGAAAAAACACATGAAGTTCTTCTGATGTCTTTCGAGAACCAGGAAACCATTCAGTCTGCTTCATAAAGACAATTTTCAGAAGTGTTTCTTGAATTGAGCTTAGTATATGTAATACATCTGATTTATCTTGAATAGCTAACTTAAGTCTTCCTGTTTGCGGATCGTAATCCTTAACAAGAAGTGCAGGAAGCAATATATTTACAGATGGAAGATGAATTGGTCCATCGTAATATGCAAGGGGTGCTAAAGGTTTATCTCCGTATCGGATTTGACCGACATTTATTTTATTTACGTCTATTTTTTGTAAAGGGACCGCCCACTCCATTGTTTTCAACTTGGATATAGTTGTTTAACCCCCAAGCTATATAAACCGAAGTCGCCACCTAAGTGTAGATCAATGGATTCCCTTAATATATCCTGGAGAGGTCAATCAGGCACAGGTAAAAGAACACAACTTGTACAAGGTTTACAACAAATTGCTAGGCTGAGAGGTATGCCGTTCACAATCCAGAAGAAACTCTTTCATGTACAGAATTCAAAGGGTGACGGTACAGAAATTTCTACAACAGCCGACGAAGAGGATGATGCCGGTCCCACGTCTGAAAAGAACGCAATTCCTTATGAATTCTCTTACATACACGTCGGGTTTGACATTGCGCGCATGTCAATGCAAGACAAGATTTACCTTCGACCCATTCTACAACGCTGGGGCAGCGGCTCACAAGTTCTTGCTGGGCATCAGGGTCGTGGTTCACGGATTATTGTCTTTTACCATGCGCACCTTCTGAGTACGGAATCATGTTTCCTTTTACACTCTTTACTTGAAGAATGTGGCAGAGATGTCTCAGTATGGTTTACATCAGAGATGCCGATTCCTGTAAGACTAAATGACTATTTTTTGGAGATACCAGTTGGCGGCAGCGATCGAGCATTAGAAAATTATAAGCTTTCTCTAGCAAATTCTCTTCTTCCTACATGGGCTGATATTTTTCGCTTAAAGTTGCTACAGTGGTCTTCATTGGGTCCTCCTGTCTTATCAGAGACGACGCAAATTCGTGCTTTTCTTTATGAATGTTTAATGCGAAATTTGCGATGGGTTGAAGCCATTCATATTTTACTTGATGTTCTTCTCTTACTCCCGATATCAGAAGAGAAGCGCCTACGAGCTCTAGACGTGTTAGCGAGACAGGAAGCGACTGCAGCAGGTCAAACGATACCAAGTTATCGGATACCACTTCTATGGGAGATGATGTTTCTAAATTTACGAGAGTCTTTGTCTTCAGCTACTGTAGAGAATGAACCCTCTGGTTCAGACATGTGTGATCCAAGCCCAACTCCTATTCCAATTACCACCGTTACAGTGGCAAAACGACAGCCCGCTGCAAAACGACGTGGAGGAGTTCAAAAGACAGACGGATGAAAGTGTATTTGATCCTTTGCTTTTACGCGCATCAGTATGGAAGGATTTAGATGAAGGACGCTCAGTTATGCGCTGTAAACAATGCCCTTTAGCACGAGTCTTATGGATTCAGCACAAAAGTAAAAAGGTAGAACCTGATTGGTCTACATGGACTCGTGTATTTCAATGGTATGGAAAACCTAATGACGGTACACAGTGGCGTATCTTTTGGTTTCCATCTGAATTAAAACGAACGGCTCCCGAACGAGGTCTTGAAGTCGGTCCAGCACACATTAACGGCGGATATACAATACCCTGTACATCATCTGCCATCGTAATTTACAGAAGAGAAGAAGCAACTCGTGTTCTTCTCCATGAAATGTCTCATGCTGCTTGCTTGGATGATCAGTCTGAGTCGCTCGTTATGCGCGAGGCAAGAACAGAAACATGGGCTGAGATATTTCTCGTCGCAATTAAGTCTGAAGGATCCTTACAAAAGGCTGAACGGCTTTGGAAATTTCAGACTCAATGGATTGCAGATCAGAACGAGTTTCTACGACGCAATCATGCTGTTCAAGGACCAAATAACTATGCTTGGCGATACACTATTGCTAGAGAAATAATCTTAAATCAACTGCGAATTCATTTACCGGCACCGCGCTCATTCAGTTCAAAGTCTCTGCGGTTTACACATATTACGCTCTGCCCTTAAACTGAAAATTGATTTATCTTAGTTTACTGTATCTGTAAAAAAAGCGCTACATGGGAATACGTGGTTTATATTCATGTATCAAATGCTATGCTGTACCCATTCATCCCGAGTCAGAAGAACCTCTCGTCATTGGTATTGATACCTATGCACTCTTTTATAAATACAAGGAGAATCTAACAGAACTCTTTACATTTATACAAACACTTTGTTTTAATGGTAGGCATACGCCTATCTTTATTGTGGATGGTATTCCTCCGGTAGAAAAACAACAAGAGCTTCAATTACGAAAGAATCAGAGAAAAGCAGCCTATACACAGGCTATTGCTCTTAAAGCTTTCTTACTGGAGCCATCATCACATGATCTTACGACTGATGCGCGTGCTGTTCTTGAATCAAAAGTACTTCAATATGAAAGTGAATCGTGGGCGGTTTACAGGGAACTCAGAGAGCAGTTCGTCCGGATGGCAAAAGAGAAAGGCTATGAAGTCCGGTTCAGCAAAGGAGAAGCGGATGCCGATTTAATGGAGATGAATGCCCAGAATGAAATACAGGTAGTGTTAGGCAATGATATGGACTATTTTGTGGGCGGTGTTGAACGATTATGGATAGTTATGAAAGACACGAAGGATATACAAGAGTTTAGGCGTTCGGCTATTTCGAAGCAACTTGGTATTCGTTCGGATTCTTGGCGAGATGTGGCAATTCTCTCCGGGTATGAAAAAGCGCCAGAGCTTCGCCGAGTTCCGGCGAGCCATGCGATTTCATTGCTTCGATTCTATGGATCTTTGGAGAAGGTTCTTTTGAAACGATCTGAGCTTCTTCGCGGAAGTACGGTAGATGAATTCTTGGCTGCGAGAAAGTTCTTTTGAGTTTGCGTAAAATATTTTCTTTTGTATGAATATATAACAAATGTCATCTGTATTAGCTGCTACTTCTCAGATTCCTCGTGCTTCGAATGCTTTTATTGCGGTCGGCGCGAGCCCTGCTACCAACCAGGCGCGCTTTTTCTCAGAGGCTGAGTTCGCGACGGCGATTGCTACTGGCAGCACAGTTTCAGGTACGCAGGTGTTTTTTGCCACGAATTCGCTCGCTAACACCGCGATGGTTGTAGCAGGCCTTGACAATTCCTGCAGACTTGTGCAGTATCAGTTATTCAAGGACTTAGGCAAGAACTATTTTCTCTACACTCCCATTGATTCTGCTTCAGGCAGCGTCTTTGGACTCTGGTGCGTCTTCACCAAGGTCCGCAGAATCGGTTCCCCTGCCGGTCTTGACTACGAGGGCGACAACGGCTCTGTTGGATACATCTGCACGTTTAGCGCGGCGCAGACAATCGCGGCTGGTGCCATCAACGCCACGGAGCCGTTGTGCATCGTCGCGCGCACTGGCTTCGGACACGCCTTCTAAACAGTAGATATATAGGATCAAAACTTTTTTTTTACAGCGTTATACGACGTAAAAAAAGAGGGGGACGGTCAATGTGGGGGTCGAACCCACGGCTTTTCGGTTAACAGCCGAATGCTCTACCGACTGAGCTAATCGACCAAAGAACTAGCAAAAGAGCTAATCAAGTAAAATGAAAAGATATTAATTATTTGTTTATAAGATGTTTACACAGTTTACGCAGTTACTTACGCAGGGACAGGCGCGACAACCTTCGGCTCCTTGACGTAGTGGGTGTTGAGGTAGCGCTGGAGGTTGAAGTACGTGAGGTTGTCCGCATCCGTGAGGCGGAGCAGCTTCTTGAGCGCGGCATCAGGCTTGATGTCGTGCTTGTTCTTCAAGTTCTTCTCCTTCACGTAGTTGTTGATCTCACGCGTCACGTTTGAGCGGGAGATCAGCGTACCCTTGGGCTTGCCGAGGAAGACGCAGAGTTCCTCCGTGACCTTCGTGGGGATCTCGAAGATGGAAGGACCGCGCGGCTTGGCGCCCTCCTCACCCTCGACCTTGACGCGACGGCGGCGCTTGCGCGCATCCTTGATCTCGCGGTGCACGCGCTTCTCGAGCTTCTTGACCTCAGTGATCATCGTCGAGACAACCTCGCGGAGACCCGTGAGGCGTCCGAGAACAACCTTGAGGTCATCGTCGAGCGTCGTCGCCGGCATCTCAGCAACCGGCGCAGACTCCGTGGCAGTGGCAGCCACCACTACAGGCGCCGCAACAACTACAGGCGCAGCCGCAACCGGCGCCTTGGTCGCCTTGGTCTTGGCAACCTTCTTCTCAGCAACAGCGACAGGCGCGACCGCCGCAACAGGCGCGGGCGCAGCCGCAACTACAGGCGCTACAACCGCCTCAACCTTCTTAGACACACTACGCTTAGCAGCAACAACAGGGGCAGAACTCATCGTTATACTAGTACCGGTGGAAGAATTCATCTAAAACAAACGCACTACGCAATTTCTAGGATTCAAACCGCTCAATTTTTGTTTTTTTTCCTCGAAAATCGTCCGTAGGTTTAACACAAAAACTTTTATTTTTTGAAATCAGAAACCGGATGACTCAATCTCAGTGGTTTACAGATATGCGTAAAAAAAGTTCCTCTTTAAGGCAACACGGAACATACCCGATTAACAAATAGAAACAAAGAGGATGCCTTCCGAAAAAGTATGTCAAAACGTTAAGAGTCGGAAGTTTCCTAACGTTCAGTGCCCTTTTGCCGCTACGCACATAGATTTTTGCCACAGGCATTATAAAAATCCACTCCGTTTTATTTCTAAAAAAACGGAATGTGATCATGTTCATACACGAAAGGAACATGCTTTTGTTGCAAAAATTCAAGCGTTCTGGAAGAAGAGACTTCCCTATCAAAGGGCGCATACACACGGACCATCCTTTTTTGTAAAATCAATTTCACAAAACGATACAGAAATCTATTGCCTGGAACCAATTGAAAATATTCCTCAACAGTACTACTTTTCATTCATTGATTCGAAGAATAGCTGCTGGACATTTGATCTCCGCAGTCTAAATCATTTGCTCTTAGAGGATATCCATTTACGGAATCCCTATACACGAGAGGCTTTCTCAGACACGAATCTGGAAAAAATCAAAAACCAAATTGCCAAACTAACAGCCCAAAAACTTCCCATTTTCTACCCAGTCAAAGATAATCTGAATTCGAAGCAACTCTGGAACGAAAAAGTTCTGAATGCATTTATTAAACTTGATAGTCTTGGATACAGAGCATCACCTCAGTGGTTTGAATCAATGAGTTTTCTTGATCATGAACGATTCTATAAATACTTATATAACTTGTGGACATATAGATTGGGTCTTTCACCGCAAGAAAAAATAGCGATTGTCCCTGGTTGTTTAACGAATCAAACTCGTCTTTTCCGTTGGACCCCAGATCAAGTACAAGGAGGTCGTTATGATCTACAGTGGTGGCGTAAGCAAAACCTGGAGATCATAAGAAGGATTATAGATACTTCTGAAGATAAGACGAAGAGATCCCTCGGCGCCTTATATGTAATTATAGGATTTACATCTGTATCCAAGTCGGCGACTGAAGCCTATCCGTGGGTTGTAGAAAGTATCCCTGCTTAGACGCTAGCAGAGCCGCTTCGCTAGCAGAGCCGCTTCGCTAGCGTAAAGACAAATACGTGCCAGCAATATAACGTACATTCTTATAACCCATACTGTAAAGTTTCTCTGATGCAGCCCGCGATCTTTGACCTGTATTACAATAGACTAAAATCCGCGCAGTTTTATCAGGTAAAAGAGAGGATGCTTTCTGTTCTATTTCACCAGTAGGTATATGAACAGCACCTGGAGCATGACCTAAATTATATTCAATATTTGTTCTTACATCAACAATTGTATCAATTTCCTTGGCAGCAATCTTAGCCTTCGCATCTTCTGCGCTTATATAAAGAAAACCATTAATAGCATATCTGTACAAAAGATACACAATTACTACAATAAGTACACCAGTGGCAAACAAATAACTAGTTCTTTGTTTCATCTTACTTAATGCTGCGTTTTAAAACGCATCGAGATTAGACTCTCGGGAGTATCTGTACACAAACACGCTTTCGGTTGCCCCGCACTAGGAAAGTAGAATGTATTACATACTTTACAGGCAGGCTGCTGCTTATCGCTCGCAAACTGCGCAAACGGAGGTTTAGAGCGATCATATCGATTTACAGTGAGAGCAACACCAGGAAAAAAGGCAGGATCGGGATCACTGCAAACAGCACACTTCTGTGCGGCTTGAAGAAGACCGAGAGATCCAGAATTTGTCTGATTGCCAGTTGTTACAAAAGTCTTTGAGCATTCATCTGGCACTAATGTTTCTCCAATTCCTCTCTTAGAAGCACCAAATGATTCAGTGTGCGCAATAGCCGCACCAGTACCTCGCTTAAAGACATTACCTGAATTCAGAGCCTGGTTCTTCATTGTTATTTCACTCGCATCGCGTGGCTTTCTCCGAGCCAGATATAATTGTGCTTCCTCTTGACGCCTTCTTATTAATTCACTGCTGCTCATAGCCATTTTTTACCTATTCAGGAAATTGAAAAAAACCGCCCAAAAATTGATTCGGATTTTTGCCCTGAAATCCACTAGACCGAGTTTTAGAATGAGCAATCTTATTGTATCTCCTAAGAATTTTAGTTGCGCGAACATCGTTATCACTCCTCTGAAGTCGCTGGACTCAGGTGCGAAGCAGGCGTATGTAAACTACGCCTACGATGCGAATACGCGTAAGAACCTATCCGTTCAGATCGCTACTCTCCCTGTTCCCTATGGCATGAACATGTTTGACAAGGCGGGTCCTCCGAAGTACAGCGTAGATCTCTCTCTGCGTGGCTACGATGAAAATCCCAAGGTCAAGCAGGTTTATGAGATGTTCACTGCGCTCGATGAGTACATGATCGATCAGGGCGTAGCTAACTCAAAGACGTGGTTCAAGGCGCAGCTTACACGTGATGTCGTCAAGGCGTTCTACACGCCTCTTGTTCGCTGGTCCAAGGATGCTGAGGGCAATGTGAAGCCGTATCCTCCCACACTGAAGGTTCAGCTCAAGCAGCGCGATGGCAAGTTTGATGTCACGCTGTTCGACGAGAACAAGAACGAGCTGAAGGGTGTTCCGCTCGATGAGCTCCTGGTAAAGGGCTCTCAGGTGACCTCGGTGATCCAGTGCACAAGTCTCTGGTTTGCTGGGTCCAAGTTTGGTCTGTCATGGAAGGCGCTCCAGATCCGCATGGATAAGATGCCTGACAACATCCGTGGTTATGCGTTCCAGGACGATGATGATGTACCGGCTCCCAAGACAAAGGTCGTAGTACAGCAGAAGGTGGCGCCTGTGACTGCCGCAAGCCCGAACAAGTTCTCTTCCCTGGGTGCAGAGGAGGAGGATGAGGGTGAGGATGATGCAGCATTCTCTGCTCCTCCTGCACAGCAGCAGCAGCAGTCAGTTCTCAGCGCCATGATGCCCCAGGAAGAGGAGGACGAGGCTGAGGAAGTTGAGCCGGTCAAGGTGCCGGTAAAGACAACGGTCACTGCGAAGAAGATCATCAAGAAGGTTGGTGGTAAGTAAAGTAAATAAGAACATATAAAAAAAAATATACATACATAAAAAGAAAAATCACATTTTTTATTAATTCTCTGCGCTGATAGTTAACAAGATCAATAACAACAACTTCTACAAGTTGTACACGTTCTATATGAACATCAAGCGATTTTCTACATAGTGGACATTGTAAATCATCGCCACAGAAACGATGCCACTGTTTAATACACTTCTTGTGACAATAAACTCTACATTCACAACTAAAGAGATTTTCTATACAAAATATCTTTTGTCGGTTTGTTCTTTTTTCTAAGCAAAATAAACATAATCGGGCAGAATCGCCCATTAATCCTATAGCTATCTACTGATTTACTTTTATCTTGTGCATCCGCAATTACTAGGATTAAATTCATAAGGATTCGCCGTCGCGTCCGTAGTGCAGTAGCACTTACCTAACTTTCTCTCTGTAACGACAGTCGCTGTCTGATTATTCGTTTGCTCTCTCCTCAGTGTTGTACCACCAGCAATAACGTTCGTGTGAAACGCAGCGAGCGCCCTCGCCTGCCTTCTCTGGGTTAAAAGAGATGAATCAAAATTACGAGTTGGCATTCTAATTTCTCACTAGAAAAAAATGGAGTCGAGCTGGTGGAATGAATATATTTACATTTCAATTTGGTTTGTTATAATTTTGTGTATTTTGCTCGGTGTATCGTTAACTCCAAGTAAAGATACCTTTACTGATGTTACAAAAACAGATAATATTGATTTACAAGCATTCTTTCAGCCGTATCGTATAAGCGAAGTGTGTGCCATTTTTCAACCAGTCTATGATTCGATTGTTCTATCATTTATTCCATTGGAAGGTCAAGCAGCCCGGGATGAAGCCGATAAAGACGTAAAAAAGCATGTTCCAGGAGGAAAACTTTCATGTTCTTTAGTTGTACCATCATCTAAAGAGCCGCAAGACGTTTTTAATTTCCTTTCAAGTCTGTCTGATACATATATAGCCGACGTATATGCGACACTTTTGTACAGTACAGCCACACTTCAATCGAATTTGGAACAAGTCAAAACATCCTTATCGACTGTCCCTCCGACACCCGCGCCTGGAAAGATCTTTGAATCCTTTGAAGATGTATGTAGCCCCCAAGAAGCCACAAAAAAACGCGCGACTAAGGTTTCAGCCTGTATCTTACCAGAAGATGTAACACCTGAAGCTCTCAATGTTAAAAGCAAAGAGAAACTTGCTAAGTTAGAATCTGCATTAAATAACTACAAGTCAAAAAGCACAGAACCAGTTGCTCTTAGAGAATTATCTTACACTGATTTACTTCAAAAAGGAAAAGACCTTTTAAAAGAACTTCAAGCTTTAAAAGCGAAATTAGAATCGGGTGATGTTACACCCCCTCAATCCGAATCATTTACAGATTTGTTTAGCCTTCAATATCAATAGGTAGTTTCCGAGTACCTTTACTTTTACTTTTAGAGCGACGCGTGCCTTTTTCTTTTTTCATCTTCAAAATACGAGCAACTTTCTCTTTGAGCAAGGTAGGAAAACTCTTTTGATATCCACTACATTGAACGGAAAACGCTGGGAAAAATGTCTTATCTTTCTTACGAAGTTCAGAGGAGAGTTCAATAAGTTTTTGGCATAAGCAGGCGATTGAATATCCAAAAAAGAGATGATCTTTTGTAAAGATCTGAATTGCCAAGTAAAATGTCAAGAGTGTATCAAAACTTCCAACAAGAAGTTCTTTATTACCATTAAGATGAATTGTGTTATATGCATGACACGCTTGATCTTCAATCATCATAGCAACAGCTTTTCCATTACATCGGACTACAGCACGATTGGGAAGAATACCTCCTTCAAGCCCTTTAACAACTTCGATCTCTGTAATTTCTTTTCCAAGAAGTTCTTTGATTTCAAATGAATCCTGAACAAGTGCAGGACTTAAGAAAATAACAGTACCTCCATTCTTAACAAACCATTGTACACCCGGAGACTTAAATTTCTTGAAACCCATAGAAAAAGAATAGAGCGCCGCAACTTCGGCACCCACTAACACACGGTGTTTATTCAAAAGAAATCCTAAGAGTTTTTCGCGAATTTCTATTGGTATTGATGCACTCCGAGGAAGTTCAGTACACTTTGTTTTTGCTTTCAGAGGAAATGCTTTATTTAAAAGAAGAAGTCGTTCGTAAACTTTATCCCATCGTGTAACTTGTCCTCTCGGTCTGCTCAACTCTAAATACATATTCATACGAAGAAAGTCGGGATCTGCATAATAAATTCCATCCTTTTTCAATGCTCTTTGATGTACAATCTTGTAAAGAGCAGGATTCATAAATGTAATGTCAGCAATGGCTATAAAATTTACAAGAAGTTTATGAGTACCTTCATGAATACCAATACGCTCTGTAACTTCGGTAAATCCCGCATGTTGTAAGTCCTTTGCCAAAAGAACTAAATCATCTTGAGGATTTGGTGAAAAAAAGTCATAATCGGGAAGATCCTTATCTTTATCATAAAATTTCATCTTTTCTGGTAAGATGGCATTAATGGCAGTGCCGCCGTAACATACACGACGCTTTCTACGAAGGAAATTTTCTACAATGTCGGTCGCATAAAGAAGTTCAGGGTTATGAGCAGTTTCATAATGAAGAATATCGTCCGCTTGATCAATCGCATCTTCAAGACGTTTTAATTCTTTTTGTATAGAACCTCTATATAAAAAAGAACTTTTTAAGGGAGCCTTTTGTACATCCTCCTCCATACTACTTATTGAGGAGATTGAACTGCGCCTCCCATCGCATCCACTTTCGGGCTGGGTTTCGCAGGTGTAAAGTTATCAGGCTTGACGAAGCGGATTCCCTTTGGTTTAGGACGGTAACTAACCTTTGACCAATAGGAAAGGAGATAGCCGAGTTGATTTTCTTTGGAGCTTTCAGGTTCTGTCGGTGCTGCTGTTACTGGCACTGCGCCTTTTGTTTTTACAGGACTTGTAAACTTACCTTCTTCACAGATAAAGAGTGGAACACTCTGAATACCGAGTGTTTCTTCAAGATATCTGAGTGTAATGAAAGAAGGATTCTCGCCCGAATCACCTGTCGCCATTGTCCAGGCTAATTTCGTCTTACCCACAGTTGTCGCTTGTTGATCGGTCGGTATACTACTAAAAAATTCAATAGTATCAATAACTCCTCTGGGTATTGTTGTCGGTGCAGTTGTCGTTGAGCCGAGCGCATTTGTAGACGTTTTGTAAATTGTTAAATTTACTAAATAATCGAGATCGGCTGCAGGCGAGTATTTGGATGTTGATGTTCTGAAGACAGATGTATCTACATTTGCAAAAAAGAGAACTTTCTTTTCAAATGATGAGATCGGCTGGTACGGAATATCGTTTTGTTTTGTTTGGCGATGATAATCTCCCTCAGATGTTTGCCCTAAATGATAGGGGACAAGCGGTTGTAATTTAGTCGCAACCTTGGAAAGAAAGGGAATATAATCTTGCGACTTCGGGTCGGGTGTATTTACAAAATATAAGACGACGATTAAGGGATCATTGGGATTATTTACAAGATTTCCGAAGGCGAGATCTGCAAGAGTCTGTGCAACCTTACCGATATCGCCGGCATTTGTAGACCGTATTACATTGCTATTGTCCCTATAAAGAAGTATAGGTTCATTAGGATTTCCAAAGAGATCTACATTGAGTGTTGTATCATTTCCATAATAATCTATATTGAGTACGAAACATCTGGCGCCCGTTTTAAGAGCCATTGTCACAGCGTCTTTTTCTCCGTAGGCACCATTAACCTTAGGTCCAAGAAATCCAGCGTGTTGAACAGTCAGTGGACTGTAGTTAATGAAACATTTTTCATTTGTTTGTAGAGGCTCGCCAAGTTCTACAGGAAGTGTAGTATTTACACCAGCATGTGATGTATAAAATTGCGCTAGGTTTGTGTCAACGGCAGCCTTTTGTGTAAAGGCATTATTTGCTACATTTTGGGGTGTTGCTATAAGCTTATTTTGTGAAACAGCGATATAAATACATCCAATGATGAGACCGACGAGTAAAAAGATTCCAACCCATTTAAGAATTCCCATCCAATCAATTCCTTTTGTCATATTTGTAATAGTTTCTGTAGGAGTCATTACAGTAGTGCCATTTACTGCAGTTTTCGAAAGACTATTTGTTATATTTTGTGCCGACGGCATTCTTTCTAGGCTGAACTGAGATATTCCTTTTCAAATGCGCTGCGCTCCAAGATCCGGATACCCATGTCTCCTGCCTTCTTTGCCTTTGTGCTACTATCGGATCCGGCTGTTACCAGAACCTGTGCCTGCTTTGTAAGGCTTGGTAGAACTACAATGCCCCGCGCAGCACAAGCTGACTCAAACTCTGTTGAGCGGAATCCAGTCACTACAATGAAGAGCTTTGTTGGAACAGTTGGTGTAGAAGTCACTACAAAGTTACCTACAGGTACAACTGTGACGGGAAACTGATCCTTGCGCCACTTCTCATACCTATGTAATATGCCAATGAAGTCGCGCAATGACTGGTCACTCCAACCGTCAGCCTTCATCTGAACAAGTGTCACAGAAGACCATTTCTTCCAATCGGGCTCCATCTGAAAGAGCGTTGTGAGCTTAGTCTCACCCACACCACGTGGCATAAGACTTGACGCAATCATGAGGGTCATTTCATTCGCCGAGCGAACCTTCTCCATGAAAGCCTTCTGAATCTTTACACCGTTCCCCTTACCGATCGCCTCACACCACTTCTCTGTACTGAGCTCCATGAGCATTCGCGGGGTTGTATGACCCGCCTCTACCAACTTCTTCACAAGCCCGGGACCTAGATTGGGAACCTCAAGTGTACTGGCGAAATGACTGAGCTTGACAGCCAGTGTCTCCGCTGTTGCAGCCTGATCCTTCGGCACACAGATATGTACATGAGTCGCGTCCCACTCGTATGCGCTGGGAAACGGAATCGTATCGGATCCCTCAAGTACAGCATCCACGGTAGGAATTACGTCGCCGCTTCTTCTGATCCGAATGCGGGCTCCAACGCCGAGACGCTTCTCTACAAGCAACTTCGCATTGTGTCCACTGATAAACTCAATCCGTACATCCTTGACCTGAACAGGCTCAATCTGGATACGAGGAATGATATAGCCCTGGTAACTAGGCGCCCAGAGAATCTGCTTTACCACTGTATCAGCACACTGATCGGAGATGACCATCTTGAATGCTACACAGTCCTTCGGCAAGGTAGAGCTAGTTCCGAGAGTCTGCCACTGAGGGACGCAGTCTATACCGACGACAATTCCATCGGTAGCGTATTTGCTCTCCTGGCGGCGCTTCCGAAACAAGGATTCGAGTGTAGAATCTGTAAGATCCCGGCTGGGAATGGCAGCGCGCCAAGGAATTTCAAATCCGTGAATTTCGAGAAAGTTAAACTGGGCAAGGCGGTTAAGTCCAGCCGGTTCAAGAACTTCATAGGCGACAAAGTGGAGTTTCTTTGCATCTGCGGGACTCGGGGAACTGTGGTGAAGAACTCCATTCACCCATGCCCTTGTCTCACCCTGTGTAATAATCTCGCCACGAACCACACAGCGAACAGTATTTACAAGACCCTGAATATGCTTGACGTAGTTCTTAATCTCTACACCGTCCTCGCCATCTCCGCGTAGGTAGAGACTTCCACTTCCGGAACTCCAGAGTGCGCTCAGACCATCGAGCTTATCGCTGGCTACAAACGTTGTGGATCTTCCAGCAAATTTCTCGACCGTTCCGGTTCCGGGCTTAATCTTTTGGAGAGATGGCATGCAGAAGGGGAGGCGAACCGTAGAGCCACGAGGCGTAGCACCGACAGATGTCAAGAATGGATGAGTTGGGCACATTGCCTCCAACTTATCACGCAACTCGTCATACTCCTCGTCGGTCATAATCGGCTGTCCCGTGTTATAGTATGCATCAGACGCAGTCTTCAACTTAATTACAATTGATTCCATGTTATATGATAACATCATGGAAGGAATTGACTTCAATTTTTACATTTATATCCGAAATAAACGATCTGCCTTATTTAACCGACGTGGAATCCATCTAAGTTCAACCCATTCCATCTCTTTTGCTAAGTTGATGATGTCCTCATAATAAATCGCAGCATACTCTTGTTTTGGTCTGCGTTTGTATATAAGTGAATTCATTACAGATAAATTGTCATTTTCTATTTGTACAGAATCTACATCACATTCTTGTGTCATAAGAATACCATCTTTTACAGAGCACCATTCAGATTCATATGAATTCTTATGATCGAAATAAGTCTTTACAGATTTATAAGTTTCGTCTGTTTTGAGTAAAGATGCTGTTCTAGAAATATGATCATTGTAACGAAAGGAGCCGTCGGTTTGTAGTCTAGCGAGAAGAGGCGGTGCAAAGAGTGTTTTCTTTACCAGGGCTGAAAACGCAGCGATCGGTCTCTTTGACATCTATTTATCGCCTGTTTTTTCTAGTTTGCCTGCGTACTGAAGCTGCAGCCGCAGCCGCTCTCCCTCTGGTAAATTTATTTTCAACCTTTTGTTGAACATTTGCTTTTAATCGTCCGGCAAGATTTTGATTTGCAGATTTCCTTCTCAATCCGGCAATCTTTTTAGTTTCAGAACGCAATTCCATTTGGAAGATAGACGCGCCTTGAGAACGACAAACAAAATTATACAAGATTACCGGAACATTTTTATCTTGATATCGTTTTAAAATACTAGCACTATCGGCAGGAAAATGTTCATCAAAAAGTTCATCTACCATTTTAAAAGGTAATTTTCCTTTTTTAGGTAAAACAGCCTTGAGTTCATCAAATGTAGGATACACTGATTCTTCAAACGCCATTTCAAGCTCTTCAATCTCTAGATTGGATGAATCGAGTTCTTCCCCAATAATAAATCTCCGTTTCGTCTTGATTGGATATTCATATAAACCGGATTTTGTTAGCCAGGATGTGCTTTCAACGTCGTTTGTTCCTGCTAAAAACAATTGAAATTCAAATAAGTTTGCTTCTTCATTTTTATTACCTTCTGCAATATGGATTTCAAAACCGAGTTCTTTTTCCAATTGTTTCTGATATTTACGAGGATTCATGATATGTTTTTTCGTATCTTCGTCATTTTGTTTGAATAACTTATTAATCGCTTTTAAATTAATTTCTACAATGGATGGTTCTCCACAGAGAACAGCTGTGACAATACAGCATCCTTTAGGAACTGGTTTTCTTTCAAGACTATCATTTCCATGTCCAAGTATAGTACATGCGACCTCATACGCCATCTTATTAATGATTCATATAATCTTCCATGGCTTTTTCATATGCGTCAAAATGTTGTTCAAGACCATTAAGTTTAATAACTTTGAGTTTTGCCGTATCTGATATCTTATTCCCTTTGAAAATATTTTTTCCGACGAGACTGACCTTTGGATTTATCATGACTTCCTTAAAAAAATTCCCGCTTTGCTTAATAGCTCTAGATAACGTGACTGGATCTTTAATGAGAACTGGCGCAGCCGGAACTTTCCAGCGTGGAACTTCACATAATATAGTTACAAGAAGTCCTAATATATTTTTTCTATGTTTTCCTGTAAATCGAGGGTCAGCACCTTTAAATAGATCTAAGAGACATTGGAATTCTTCGTGCATGCGAATCATAGATCTGTGCGCAAAATCTTTATAGGCTTCTGCACATAGATCTCCAAAATAGTAAATAACATCGGCTTTTGCCTTTCCTTTTATATTTGCGGAGCCACGCTGAACTGACGTAAGACCACCACCATTTTCTTTTCTAACTTTTATCTCTTCTTCAAGTGTCCATTTAATCCAGAAAAGCGCTTTCTCAATTGAACCTTCACTGATCGCCTTCAAGAATTCGCATCCAACTGTTCGTAAGGCGATTAAGTCACTTCCGTGTTGATATATTTTCCTAAGAGCCTGTGTTTCTGGGGCGGAGGCTACATTTGCAAGCCAGCCGTCTCTGTGAGTTTCGGGACCGACTTTTGTCCAGACAAGTCTACTTCGTCGTGGGCATTCGTGTAAGACATAGATGAGTTCTGAGACACGTGTCTGGAATTCTTCATCTTTAATCAGATCATCATCGGCATATTTAGCAATCATTGCGTCGATTTCTCCTACGCGTTTTTTGAGATATACGAAGACGCGAGGTGAGGCAATTCCGACATGTTGTATAGCGTAATCCCAGATGAGCTGTATGAAGACTGTGAGACCGCCACTACAAACTAGATCGGCGGCAAAATGAAGAGCACGCCCGGTTGCGATGACTCCGCTTTCGAGCATAGATGCCTGTAGTGATTTGAAAGATTCGGATGGAAGATACCCGGAGCGTGTACGAAATTCTTTTTTATCGGGGTCTGCCTTCACTTCTTTTGGAATGTTAAGAACAGTACCTTGAAACATTGTCAAGCCTTGACAAACATCAAGATATTTTATTTATATTTTGGACTCACAACTTTCTTACCTGACGCACGCGGTATGAGCCCTTTCGCTTTCAGGCTGGCAAGCATTGTGAAACCGATTGATTTACCTTGCTTCCACCGACGAAGATACTTGCGATTTTTAGCTGTTGCTCTGTAACCACCTTTACTACGTCTGTAGTTATTTTTACGCGTTCTACCACCTTTCATCATACAGCCGCAAGCGCCGCCATTCTGGGCAAAAGGTTGCGTCATGGACGCAGGTGGCAAAGTTTGCATATCACATCCGCATCCAGGGGACATTTCTCTCTATAAAGAAAGAATGTATTTACCTCCCAAATATTTTGGAACTTTATCCAAAAACAAAACAAGAAAACGCGTGAAAGAAATCCAACATTTTGGCAAACTGGATTGGAAAAATCCTAAAGCCTACGTCGGGTTTCAGACAGACAAAGGCGCCAAAACGAGAAAATCATCTTACACCGCAACTTGGCATCGTAAGTATCCAGAGATAAAGTCTCTCAAAGATAAAGCAAAGCTTACAGGAGTGCCTCTCAGCATGATACAAAAGTCTTATAACAGAGGTATGGCTGCCTGGAGAACAGGGCATCGCCCGGGTGCTACACAGCAACAATGGGGATATGCGCGCGTAAGTAGTCTCTTGTTAGGCGGAAAGACGGCACAAACAACAGATTCTGATTTAGTGCGCGCCGCAACTAGACGTAGTAAGAAAGCTAAGGCATGGTATAAGTCTATTCATTATCGAGTTCCTTCTTCTCCTCATCTAAGCGCTTGACGAGGCGTTCGCACGCCTTCTCCCAGCTGTACTTCATCACGGTCTCACGTGCCTTCTTGCCATGTGCCAGTCTTTTATCAGAATCATTTATATATTCTTCCATTGCTAGGCAAATATCATGCGGGTCGCAAGCAAAAGCCTCGCCACCGACTGGTGAGAATGCAGTCGGCATATAGTAACGGAATTTCGGCTTAACCAGAGATGAATTCTCAGGGTTGCAGAACTCTTTGAAGCCGCCAATATCAGGAATGACCTGCGGAACACCTACACCCATCTGCTCAAACTGACATAGTCCAAAGCCTTCACCATCTGATGTACTAATACCTACATCTGCCATGCTATAAAACATATTAATATCCTTATCTGAGAATGACATGTCTTGTGTGCTGATCATAAGTCTGTTACTGAATAATTCGGTGGCGACATTCCGTAACTTAAGTTCGCGCTGAAAGATCTCAAAGAGCCACCAGCCACCCTTCTCACCCTTGTCGCAGATACACATAAGAAAGAGTGGTTTTGTCGGATACTTTACGATTAGTTCTACAAACGCCATGATCAGTAAATCATAGCGCTTCCGTGGTTGATTGCGATTTAGATTTAGAAACAAAAAGATATCATTCGGGATACCGACCTGTTTGCGCGCAAGTTCCTTTGGTACTGGAAAGAACTGATTACTATCAAAACCGTGTAGCAAAACATCGAGAGGACGTGTAATACCCTGATCCTTGAGGCACTTCTTCCAATGGTTCGTGAACGCAAAAATACAGTCGGCATCACGATTCAGAATATCAAGATATCCCTGAAGCTGTGTATTGTAGACTTGGTCACAATAGACCCAGAGTTTGAATGTACGGGGTATATTATTCTTCCGAATCTCTTCTAAAAACTTGGCGACGACAGACATATCATTGTAGATCATAATAACATTTGGCTGCTTCTTTCTAATAATCTCAGGTAGCTGAGAAAAACCGAAACCCTGACCTTGTTGTTGAAGTGTAGGAGCAGCCGCCTTCTCCAATGCAGCGGCATCAATGACATCTACATTGCTAGGGTATGTGCGATAGTTCTGCGGAATATTGTTAAACTTCTGAAAACCGAAATGAGTGACTTGGAGCCATGACAGTTTTGCAAGTTGCTGAATAATACCCCACGTAACTTTGCTATACCCAGTAAACTGGTGACAGTGAGTACCGACAATCATAAATTGAAGTTTTTTATTATCCTTGATAACGATTTGTCCTGAAGGTTCAAGTGTAGGAGCACCTTTTACGACGTGCTGTGGTGTTCCAGATTGAATAAGGCTTTCAATACTTTTTAAATAGGAGGGCAGAGAACTCTGGTCCATACTTTCTAAACCAATATAAGGCTTGCCCCTTAAATAGGTGTAGAATGCCAAAGAATAGAAGTCAAATTAGAGACATTTTTACAAACGCATCTTTTAAGAAATCACTTATTCCTTATAGAAAACATAAAATTTCTATAGCACTGAGGGAGGCTGTCTGGATACAAAAGATGGGCAGGGTCTTTTCAGCAAAATGCCCTGTTGCGTGGTGTCCGAATACAATCAGCGTCTTTGACTTTCAAAGCGGTCATAATATTCCTGAAGCGAAAGGTGGAAAAACCACTATCGATAATTTAATTCCTATTTGCGCTCGCTGTAATTTATCTATGGGAGATCGGTACACAATTGATGAATGGTCAAGTATGTACATGAGTTCTGAAAAATCAAAGCCACAAATACAACCGAAAAAAACATGGTGGCAATGGCTCAAGTGTTTTTAGTCTAATCCTAAAAACTTGCGCCCAATTTTGCCATGATAATATCAAGGAGAGTCCAATTTCTAAAGATGAAATAAAAAAGACTCAGTTTACTTACCCGAAAAAGGATAGCAACGGCATTTCATAAATTTCTAACTAAATAATATACAATGGAGAGCGGTCTTACTATGTTATTGCATTCGGTGATCATTGGAATTGTCCTGTATTTTTTAATGATATTTGGACTAGGACAGGACAGCAATGTGGCTGAAAATAGAAGTATTTTGATTGGATCAGTTGTTTTGATCTATATGATACTATTTGGTCACGGATTACCGACAAAAATTAATAAATATATCTAAAGTCCCAGTGTTTTCTTAACATTTTCTACAAGCTTTTTCTTATAAATTACCCAACGATTGAGTATAACCGTTCGATAGTTTTCTAAGAGCTGAATATTCTGTAGTAAATGGTCTGTTAAAGCCGCCGCCTCAGACCAATTAGATGACGGTAGAATACCTATTTCATTCATGAGACGAGCTGCAAGCGCATCATTCTCACCATTTTTTACATAGAGTGGTATACATCCACATTCAAGTGCCTCATAAATACGGAAAGTCTCTGAATTATTGCCTACGGGGCAAGGTACAAAGTAGCTATCAAGAAGAATAGCCAAATACTCTTTTCTCTGGATTTTCTGAGTGCTTTCCCATGAATCGGCGAAAACCGTGCGATTCGGTTGGATTTTGTTGAAAGGTTCCAGTAGTTCTTTGCGAGAACGCCATTCTGTACCCATGAAAGACCAGCGATTACTTCTGAAAGGGAGACGCGGTGTCTTCTCTGCGGGATTTTCAGAGCCACCTTCAATTGTATGATGATATCCAAGTGGAATTACCATGACATTTGAAGGCAGATTAGGACGCTCATACATGCGTATAACACCCTTACACATGGGTAACGAATAGACTGATATATCATCATTTACATACTCATCACTTAAATGTAGAATATAGAAGCCAGAACCAGAATCATTCCACTTTTTCAATAGTTCTATATATGCAGGAATATGATTCTTTTGGAAGAAGACAATAGGTGAGTCAGTTGGCGGCGTATCAGAGAGTTCTACCTTTTCAATATGAAGAGGAATATCGGGTCCTAATAATTCTCGTAACCAGATTGACTCATAGAGTTCAGGACCTTGTAGACCATGTTGTTTTAAACAAACGAGTCGTTTTTTTCTTTCAGACGGCGGCGCCTTCATAAGTTCATTTGTAGGATGTTTCAATGAAGGTTCACTCTCTATTTGTGTTTTTTTCTGTAGTTGAATAAGAACTTCATAAATATTTAGAGGTTGACCTTTTGCCGCTTCCGTATTTTTAGAAATCTCCTCAGCAGAGAATCGATTATCATTATTCCATAAATCACTATCGAATTGATCTATACGATTAAAGTCATTAAAAGCGCTGGATTTATATATAGGATCTTCATCTTGATAACATCCAGCAATCAATGGATTTAAAAAGTAAATCTTCATATGTTCTACATGATTACACAGTATATGATCTGCACTTGTCCAGTATCCGTCGTGAGCATGGATAAGCTGAAGAATCTTTTCTGCTCCTCTTCGTGATAGAACATAGGAATAGGCGCACCAATGAAAATAATGATTGGGCGGTTTTTGTCCAAACACAGAGTTAGCCGCTACACGAGAAAAATAGCGATTTACAGGTTCTTTTAACTGATCAAAGACCACATGATTAGGAGGTAGAATACCTCCAAGATATATAATATCATAATCTTCAGGTAAAAAAGCAGATGCTTCTTTCCATTTTTCTTCCCATTGGGGCGCAAGTTTTACATCGTCTTCCAGAATGAGATAGTTATTTATTTCCTTTTTTTCATTTGCCAGTTGCCACCAGAGTCCAAGATGACTGAGAGCACAACCCATGATCGCTTTTTTCCAGAGAAAATCGTGTGGTTTGAAAAGGCGTGCTAGTTGCGGCGTTAAGAGTAAATTACGTCCTTCAACAGCACTTACTCTTTGTACCCTAGATTGAAGAGATGGAGATATTTCGTATAACTTCTCCATACGATCCTTTCTTCTATCCAAGTTAATTACATAGGCATCATCGATTCCTTGTGTAAACTGCTTATGTATTTGGAATTGTCCTCTGTGAACATAGAATGCTTTTCCAGAAATAAATGTCTTTCTGAGACTGATATCACAATAAACTTTATCTAGAGGATACCGTGTTAATCCCATTCTATAAGAAAGAAGACTCATAATACTCTGATCGTGTCTATGTCCAAATGGCTTTCCATCTCTAGTACCCTCCCATTTTATTCCACTAATAATCTTCTTTTCCAGTGATATAATATATGTTTGTGAATAAAAGTTGACTGCATCTGGGTGACCGGCTTTGAATGCTTGTATATTTGCCGCGATTTGTTGCGACTTCTTTTCAGATTCTGTCATATTTAGAATTTGTTTAAAAGTATCGTGACACCACTGGTCATTTATTTGTCTAGGATCCTCAAGTAAACAGATACCATCTTCATATGCAATACGCAAGAGATCAGAGGGCCACCGACAACAGAAAACGCCGGCATCGAGATAAAGTACAAGACGATCTTTATACTCTGGAGAGGAACATACATGATTTAAGAGCCAGCATTTCCAGGCAAAATGTTGGGGATCCCAGTAATCTAAAAATTTTTCAGGGACAACGTTTTCAGGTGGATTAAAAAACTTTACATCAGAATATGTATTTTTAAGAAGAACACGTGATTCTTCAGGCACATCATGAGTTAACCAGACATGTACTTCAATATCAGGAATTCCGTTTTTCTGTATTACAACGCCGGCGAGTAACTGTTGAAGAGAGGATAAATAGTTTCTAGTTGCATATGTAATGATGAGTGGACGACTTATATTTTTAAATACTGCAGTGGGAAGTTCCTTGAGATTATTTACAGGTACAGGTCGTTCTTTCGCTAGACTTATCGCCTCCTCTGATGTCTTTGCGCCTATAAACGGCGGAATCAGATTTAAACTATCCTCTGGAATACCCGCAATCTTTAACATAGTATAAGAGACTTCGCGCAGAGTGCGCCGAACAAGATCACGCTTATAATCGTCGAGAGCAGGAATGGCAAACTTTGTTAAATATTCAGAAGGATTTTCATCTATCTTTTTTACAGCTGTAATGAGTTCTTCGGGTGAGGTGATATTTCTAGCATCGATGAAACCAGAAATCTGAAAATCGCGTTCAACCTTAGGATCACCCCAATAAATAGGAATACATCCTGCTGCTTTCGCGTGAAGAAGTTTCTCTGTTGTATATCCCTGTGAACTAGCATTTTCATATGCGAGAGAAAACTTATATTTTTTGAGAAAGTCGTGTTTCTTGAGTTCACCGCCGCCGCCGCCAAGACCAGCGAAAATCTCAGAGCCGATATTATTAAAGAGTCTACCTGCAGAATCTACCTTTTTATATTGAGATAACCAATTGAAAGCATTATTGCGAAGAGGATTACAAGGATTCGTTACAACGAAAGCACAGAACTTAGTCTTTTCTCCGATTTCACCAGGATACACTGTTGTACATCGGTCAATAGGTAATGGCTTCGGATTCTGGATGCGATCTGGATCGGCGCCAAACCAGTTAATCTCAATCATCCAAAGGGGAAAGCGAATGTAGGATTGATTTACAAAGTCTGCATGAGCATATCCTAGATTGAGTTCTACATTGTGACTTTTTTGAGGCTGCGTATTTTCACCTGTAAAGTGAACTTTCTTTATATTTTTCCAGATATCTTCTTTCCATTCGGATCCAAATGGACCAAAAACTAAGAGATTGGGTGTACAATTGACAGGCAAAGTTTTTGTGCCATAGCCATTGATTTGAATATCTTTCTGGCTATATTTGAGACCTTCAGACATCATTAGTAAGAACATATTATAGTCAGGATTAAAACCATCCCACATATCTGTAAAAAGAACATTTAGTGTTTTCTTTTCTTTAGGAGCAACAGTAGTAGCGATTGATAAGGCAGGTAAAGAAGCAAATGCTGCTTTCCATCCATTTTGTACACGCGTAGAGTCACAAGTAATCTTTTCGCGGATTTTTGCTCTAAGTGTATCGAGTGCCCCTGTTTGAAACATACCTTTTCCTTGGAGTAAATCCTGATGTAAGGTGCTAAATGCTGTACCTGCCTCTATAATTGAGTTATTAGAATAATAATACGGTGAACCTAACTCTTGTAATACTTTTGAGTTATGGACAAGTGGAATTCCTGACCAAATAGTGTCGAGTAACATGGGACGAAGAGCACGAAATCTAATATGGGAAAAAACAACAGATGCTGGATCATAGATCCAATCAATAACACGTTGGCGCCCAAAGAAAGAACCACTTAAATCAGCAATCTCGCAGTGTTTCATTACATTCTGTTTAAAAAATTCATTTTTCTGAATATGGTCTGCATTATGTATTTTGTAATTAGATAAAGGAATCATTGATTTACGTTTAATTTCTCTGAGAGCAACAAGAGGTATAGTACAGCTGCTCGATGCACTCGTATTAGTCTCACATATGTGGACAGACCACGGAGGAAGTCCGCCTTTCTGTTGAATAAAATAATAAAGTATCTGAATCCACTCAGATCCATTTATGTCTTTTTTATGTGCTTCAATTGCTGTAGGTGACCATATAAAAGGTATATGACGCACGGGAACACCTCTCGAGAGAACTTCTAAATATTCGAGTTCATCTTTTGTAGTTTCTAGATCCAGAGCCCAGATAGCTGTGAGACCTTCCAATGTTCTCTTAGTAACAGTTAGTGGATAAATGCTATTTTCTATATCATTTAATAAGATAGGTTTTCTGATAACCCATACACATTGTTTTGCGATCTTTTTTCTAAGTTCAGCCGATGTAATAAGTGATGTTACTTCTAATAATATATCAAGTTGTAGATCATCTTTATTCTCAGTTTGTTTAGTCAGAGTTTCAAGATGCAGAATATTTGGATACTCTGTTTTTAAACCTCTACAATCGTCCCACCAATCTTGGGTGCCGTTAACATTGACAAGATAGACGTCATAACCAAGCTTCTTACAAAGTTCGGCAGTGGCAATCGTGGTAGAGGATCCTCCTCCGCTAAAAAAGGAGAACTGGAAATTTACAGTGATACCGACCTTCATTCTTTTTTGTGTCGATATTCAGATCAAAGAGAAATAACCGCAACATCTATGTAGTCACGAGTTTAATCCATGCTTTTTGAAGTTCGGGGTTATAAGGAGAATGTGTCCAGGCTAAAAGACGTGCGTGTGATTTATATGTCTCTAAGAGTTCACTGTGTCTTTCACGACTTAGTGTAATCTGAGAAACGATGTCATAAATACTATTTCCCTTATATGAATATCCATATTCTTTCCATGATTGAGCATTATGAACAACAGGAAATCCAGCCGAAAAGAGTTCAAGAGTCATATAGTTATATTCATTATTCCACTGATTAAGAACGAAAGTTGCACTCGGATATTCTGTCATAACAGTAATAATATCTTTACGACCAACAATAATAAGCTTACCATCTTTGAAAAGATCTAATGTATTCAAAATAGAGTCTCGGAAGAAAGGTACAGATGCAATTCGTTCACCATTTACGACAAGCACTTGACCGGTCCAACTACTATTTTTTCTATACCAGCTCTCTAAAGCCATGATCGGAAGAAGAGAAGATTTTTGAAAACTGATGTTTGGTTCCATAACAATAAAAGTTTCCTTTTCATCTCCTTTTCTAGGGCGCCATTGAGGATTACGCCGATTGCCGTCGGTTAAAATACAGGAATCCCAAACATAGGGAGCAACTTTGATTTCTTGACTAGGATCTATATGATTGAGGGCACATGCATATTCTGAGTGTTGCTCGTAATGCGGAGAGACCCAGATTGCATCCATTTCACCAACAACATGGTGACTAAAGTTCATAGATGGATAAAAAACAGGAGTTTCAATATCGATATTTAGAATATTGCCGAGGTAAAGTTTAAATATTTTTCCACCGATCATTTTTAAGAATCTGCGAAGAGCAGGATCAATACTCATACCGATCTCTATATAGGCTTTAATCGGAAGAGGTTGTTTCACCAAGTCTTCAATACTGATTACACGAGTTGTTCGAAGAACTTCTGGAATCTTTTCAAGATTTGTAGGTTTTGTATTTACAATTAAAATAGGGGTCCAGCCCGCTGAATCAAACATTTTATACAGAAGAAATACATTTTGAAAAAGACCATTTGCGAAGAGATTATCATCTGTGATTGTAGCGGTGGCAAGTAAGACAATAGGTCTTGATATGAGGGGTACTATTTCTGAAAGTCCGCAGAGTGGAATATGTTTAGTAATAGGTACAGAGCCGATACGTGTCATTCCAGCTAATTCGTATCCGTGTTGCGAGGACTCTTCAAGACTCATACTGATTCGTATAGAGGATCTTGTTTTTCCGTATATCCGCATACTATAGAGAGTCTTCGGATGTTATCATTTTCAACAAGTGATTTACTTGTTCGAAACAGCCGAATATCATTTGCAAAAGTAGCACCAGAAGTTGCTAGTCGTGAAGAAAGATTTATTATTGCGAATGACAACGAAGGATATATAGTTCATTTCGGAACATCAACACTTATATCAACTGTGAATGGCGATACACTTAAAGAACTTAATCCTAGTCGGGCTGCCTTTTCATTTGATGTACGTTCGAAAGCCCTTGGTATTGGAGGTGTTCCGAATCCTCAATTTACTATTGATATAAGTTCATCGACGGGTATTCGCATTCAAGGTGGAGGAAGATTTACAGGGGACGCAAGAGGACTTGTCTCAGTTCCTACGGCTTCTTTATTTAGTACATTACCGACGGCTATATTTGCTCAAAGATCAATTCCTATAGAATCACTTATTTCTACAAATAATGCTACCCTTTATGGAATCAGTGTACCTACAAGTTCGCTTTTTGGTTATTTAAATACATCTCTCTATGGTCCATCCACGATTCCTTTATTAGCGCTTAAAGGATCTGGATTACTTCAGGCTGATTTTTTTCGTGGTGATGGATCGCTATTGTCGAATATTCCGCTCGGTGCAATAAATGCCGATATTACAGGAAATTTTTTTAAACCAAACTCGATTCCAGCATATGCTTTACCGAGTACTGGTAATTTGTGGATTCGTGATATAAGTGGTTTTCTAGCTGCACCATTTGTAAGTACAGGAACACTCACTGCCACTTTTATATCTTCAGTCACTTCCATTTCAGTAGGAACTGTTTATTCAGATCAAATCGAAACATCAACGTTAATATTAAAAGGTGTTTTTAATGTTGCTAGTATTTCAACTGGAACACTTACAGCTGGTAATATAGTTGCAGCAAATAATATACAGGCAGCTTCATTTATTGGCGATGGCTCTCAACTAACAAATATTGATCCAGCAAAACTATTAACAACAATACCATCTAATAAATTTGGATTCGAAACAATTCCCTTTGATGCTTTGAATCCCTATGGTGATTTTCGTGTTCTTGGTGGGAGTGTATATGTAAATGGACCTGTAACAACAACGGGTACTACCACAAGTGCTTATTTCGTAGGTGATGGCTCTCAACTTACAAATATTCCTTTTGGACCAGCTCTAGCAAGTACTGTAGCAGGATTAGGAACAGCTGGATATTTTTCTACAGCGACTGGTGGCGGTGAAGTAACGAGAGCTAATCTCGTTTCGACGGTGGTAGGACTAGGAACAGCAGGATATATATCTACACTGTCTGGCAGTGGTGATGTAACAAAAGAAAATCTCGTTTCAACTGTTGTTGGACTTGGCACAGCAGGATATATATCTACACTGTCTGCTGGTGATGTAACAAAAGAAAATCTCGTTTCAACTGTTGTTGGACTTGGCACAGCAGGATATATATCTACATTGTCTGCTGGTGATGTAACAAAAGAAAATCTCGTTTCGACGGTGGTTGGACTTGGAACAGTGGGATATATATCTACACCGGGAAATACTATTTATAACGATGCATGGATTCAATCTAATCTTATTAATCCACCGCCGGCGATTGTTTTTGGAACACCTGCATCACAGAGTTCTGAAATTTTTGTTCCTTGGACGTATCCTACACAACTTAATGTTGGATTTCAAAACTCATGGCTTCCAGTGATTAACTCTCTAAATGTCTTGATATCAACGCAGTTAACGTCGATTAATCCATCTACAATTATTTCAACTCTATCAACCGGATATGTAGACTATCATAACGGATTAAACTATATTACAGGGGCTGTGATTACAAATACAGTTCAAGCAACCGGTATTCAGTTAAAAACATTTCCTCAAGATGGTATACCACGTTATGCATTTGTATTTTATTCTCCAACTCTTTCGGGATTGAATAAAGACGGACAACTTATAGCTTTTTATAATAACTACAATGTTGGGTCTAACGTAGCATCAACCATTTTTTCGCCATTTTTGGCAGCTGGTCCACCATCTGTTCCGCGTAAGCTACAAAGCACAAATGTGACATTTGAAACTTTATCATTTTATTTTAGCACACCACAATTTGTAGATACACTTAATCCAACATCTGTAGCCACAATATCAAGATATGATATTTCATTTAACTCCGTGCCAATTCCTGGTGTGCGATATGGAACGGCTATTTATGATGCACAGACAGCAGTAAAAACAAGTCCCTTTACATTTGTAGCGAGCCCAGATTCGACAGCAGGTAATGTTATAAAATATGATGCGACAACCTTATTTCCAGATTCAAAATACGATTTTTATGTAAAAGCTACAAACTCGGCATCGATTGCTGGACCATTTGCTTCAACTCTTGGAATAAGTACATCGTATTTGACTCCTAATTCAGGAATAACAGTACAGTTTCCATCAAGATTTTTTACTGGAACAATTAATCGAGTCTTAGCCGGTTTGAGTAACATAACAACACTCTTAAATACAAATACAGATTATACTAGTTCAAACTTCGTGGTACCTTTACATAATATTACAAATCGCGGAACGATAGCAACAGGAATTGCAACATTAGCAACATCAGTGAGTGGAGCTATTTCTGTAACAGGACCAACTGTAACGTTTAATGGTTTTCCTGCTACACTCGCTAGTGGCGCAACACTGAGTAATCTTACTGTAACACCAACTGCAGTATATGACAAATATACTACTCCAGCACGATACACTGGTTTTTATCTTAATGCATCAAATACAGTAACAATAAGACAAGCGACCTTTTCTACCAGTCAAACACAATATACTCACACAACGACACTTGTACAAAGTGGTACAACAACAACATCGCAGTTTAACTTTTATTATGATGGTCTTCTAGGGACTGCAACGATTTTAGATATGGCATTTAACTTTTCTGTAGCGACTCCACCTACAGCCACTTATGTTTCAGGTGTAAATGTTATTTCTGGACAACCGACTCTGAGTACAATAACAGGTGCATCAAATCTAGGTAAGTTTTTTTTCAAATCGCCTATTTTATCGTATACGAATACCACTGGGTCTGTAACAACGAGTTTTTCAGAAACGACTGTATCTAATATTATTTCAGGTGTAAGTGATGGACAAATTAGTCAAAGTCAGCGAATAGGATTTTCGAATGGATCATTTCAACTAAACTCCCTTGCGACTGCATATGCATTATCAACGTCTATGACAGTTACTGCAGCCAACGCATCAAATACATCTGCCGCTTTTTTAGCAACTCCTCTTCAATGTGTTATTGATGGTCCATCTGTAACTCTTATTAATACAACTCTACCAGCATCCCCATTAACACTTTCAAGTAATGTTGCAGAAAGAGGTTGTAGAATCTGGTCATATTCTAACTACGATGCAACAACATTTGTACCACCTTATATTTATAGTCTTGGTGCTGGATCAAACTATTCATTTACGAATTTTCTTTATACAGCAGCAACAACACATACATCTTCAATTGTCGATGCAACTCTAGGTCATCCTCTTATAACTGAGCTTCAGGTGACAAATGGAGCTCATCGATCAAAGGGTACAAGAACAGATTGTTATATTGATTATAGAATAAAGAAATATAGTGCAACTTTATTTAATACAGTTAATTACAGTTCTGTTACTACTTCGGGTGTTAGATTTGCTACATTTGCTTGGAAAATTGCTGCACAAAGTACAAACTATTCTGTACTTCGCTTTACACTTACATACGTTTCAGCTGATTCCGATGCTATATCTGTTGTCAATAATCTTATTGTATTTACTGGAACAGCTGATAAAATTTATGTATTTTATAGAGTTGAAGATCAATCTTCTATTTTACCAACAAATGGATCATCGGCATCTACTGTATGGTTAGATGCAAATGGAACAATTGCAAACTCAGCTACAGCACTCACTTATTATGTTGATTCTACGGGAACTTATCAACAGATATATGGAGGAGTCACCTCCGGTGCCACACTTGCGTCACCAACAATAATATTTCCATCTTTATTTATACCATCTTTTTCAACGGAATCTCCAAAAGATATAAGGATTATTTGTAAGATTGGAATACCTATGAATCGCAACTTTGCTTTTACACAAGTTACTGCGACACTATCATAGAGTTTTTTCTTTGTTGTAAAAAGGGATGGCGTCACAGTCACAGATAATTACATTATTATATAAGAAAAACTTTGGTGTATCTGATACTAAAGATGCAAACACAGTTGCACAGGAATCTATATCTTCCAGACCGGCAATTATACCATCTATACAAGTTCTTCAGCAACAAATACCTATTAATGTGCCAACTGATTTTGTGCAAGATACCTCATTTTCTTTAGCAAAAGGTAAGAGATATGTAAGTGTAGCATATCCTCATATTGTTCATTATACTGATGTTGTTCTGACTCATATAAACTTATATGAGTCATATTGGTTTACTGATGCAACAGCTGCCAATCCTGAACTCAATATTCTTACATATGCAATTCCAGCAAGTTATGGTTCAGGTTTTTACAATACAGTTGTTTATGATTCTGGAGGAAATCCTCTAAGTGCAAATGGTACATATGTATGGGTTTTTGATGTAGACGGTGGTGTTCTTAAATTTTTCAATAATCTTACCTCTGCAAACTCTCCTCCAACAATAAGTTTTTATCGATATGAGGGTACATTTGGACTTTCTACAGCAACTGTTTCTTCATTTACAAATCTTTATGCAAGTACACTACAAATAAGTACAATACTTTTTCGTGATCTTTACACAAATACTGATGGTGCATTGACTCTTTCAAATGGTTATCTTTATTTAAACGGTTCACTAATAGCGGGAGGTGGCGGTGCAACAGGACCGACAGGCGCAACAGGCGCAACAGGCGCAACAGGCGCAACAGGCGCAACAGGCGCAACAGGCGCAACAGGCGCGGGCGATACAGGACCAACAGGACCAACAGGCGATACAGGACCAACAGGCGCAACAGGCGCAGGCGATACAGGAGCAACAGGCGCAACAGGCGCAGGCGATACAGGACCAACAGGAGCAACAGGTGCAACAGGCGCAGGCGATACAGGACCAACAGGACAAACAGGCGATACAGGACCAACAGGCGATACAGGACCAACAGGCGCAACAGGCGCAGGCGATACAGGACCAACAGGACAAACAGGCGATACAGGACCAACAGGACAAACAGGCGATACAGGACCAACAGGCGCAACAGGCGCAGGCGATACAGGACCGACAGGACCAACAGGAACGACAGGCGAAACAGGACCCACAGGAGCAACAGGTATAGGAGTAACAGGTCCAACAGGACCAACTGGTCCTATGAGCGTTTTTGGATCATTAGCTACTCAAACTTATTATTATGGATCAGATGGTGAAATAATTACCTACACGGATACAGGATATTTCAAACCTAGTGTAGTCGATATTTCAGGTACAATTGGAACTTTTAATGGAACGTATGATAACTCAACAGGTATTTTATCAAACCCTACAGCGAATATCTTGGTATTAATAATTACTTATAATATTTCAGTATCATCTCAGAATGGAACATGGTTTTTAGTAAATATTGTTGATGTAGATACAAATGAAATAATAGATAAATTTATTCCACCTAGTGGATCATATGGAATAAGTTCTCATATTTCTCATTCTGTAACAATCACATTGGGTACATCTCAGCAAGTACAAATTATAATGTTTCAAAATCCTCAAACAATAGATGGAACATATTATGTTTTGAAAAATGATGAAATTAATAAATCATATATAAAAATCACACAACTTGAATCTGCATTAGGACCAACAGGTCCAACAGGTCCATCAGGAGGCGAAAAAGGAGCAACAGGAGCAACAGGTGAAACAGGTTATACAGGACCAACAGGAACAACAGGTTATACAGGAGCAACAGGACCAACAGGGATAGGTTCAACAGGAGCAACAGGAGAAACAGGTTATACAGGACCAACAGGAACGACAGGCGATACAGGACCAACAGGAGCAACAGGCATAGGAGCAACAGGAGTGACAGGTGCTACAGGTCCTATGGGCATTTTTGGATCATTGCCTACTCTTAGTTATTATTATGGATCTGATGGTGGATCAATTAGTTATATGGATACAGGATATTTCATACCTGATGTAGTAGATATATCAGGAACACGTGGAACTTTTAATGGCACGTATGATAATGTAGATGGCATTTTAACAAATCCTACAGCTGAGGTATTAGTTTTAATAGTAACTTACAATGTATCTGTATCATCTGAAAATGGAACGTGGTTTTCAATAAATATTATTGATGTAAATACAAATGAAATAATAGATAGATTTGTTCCACCTAGTGGATCATATGGTATAAGTTCTCATATTTCTCATTCTGTAACAATTACAGTTCGTGCATCTCAACAAATACGAGTTATATTGTTTCAAAATCCTCAAACAATTGATGGCACATATTATGTTTTGAAAAATGATGAATCTAATAAATCATATATAAAATTTACAGAACTTGAATCTGTTATAGGACCGACAGGCGCGACAGGAGCAGGTGTAACAGGACCAGCTGGACCAACTGGTCCAACTGGTTCAGGTACTATATCTGATGAAACAATGATATCAACAATAGAAGGATTAGGAACACTAGGTTATATATCAAGTTTACAACTTATAAGTACAACATCAGGTCTTACAGATTATATAAATACATTTATTGATCCAGAAGAACTTACATCATCAATAGTTGGCTTAGGAACAATCTCATTCATTAGTTCAATAGGATTATTATCTACATCACAAGGTCTATCTGATTATATAAAAACTTTTATTGATCCAGATGAGCTTGCCTCTACAATAACAGGTCTCGGTTCAGCACAATATATATCGACAATAGGTTTAATGATGGATATTACAAGTACAGTTGAAGGCTTAGGAACAATAGGCTATATATCTACACTCTCAAATCTTATATTTGTATCATCTCTACAAATATCAGGATCATCTTTTTTTGGAAATCTTGCTGATGCACAAACAGTTATACTTATTGAACTCTAGAGTGTTAGTTTAATCGAGTAAGTCTAGGTATTTAATAGATAAATTAATGTTTCTTATTATGAATCTTATGATGTAGTTCCGACATGGTAAAAATATATTAACTATAACAATATTTCGTTGTTTTATCATGATTAATATTTTCTGATACACAACTAAGGAGTAGATGGCATTACAAATACCATCGACAGGTGGTTTTATAACAATCGATACAAGTCTTGTATCAAAAATAGTAGATTTACCACTTTCATCGGATCGCATCGGACGAATCGTGACAATAAAAGATCGCTCAGGAAATGCAGATATAAATTCAGTTACTATAAATACACAAGGTGGAGATACATTTCAAAATGGTTCTACAACATATTTATTGAAAGAAGCTTTTGGATCAGTAAGTTTTATTTCAAGATCAGGTCAATGGATTTCTTTTTCTGAAACGATTGGAATTCAAAGTACAATTCAAGGACTTGGAAGTATTGGTTATATTTCTACGGGTCAAGTTACTTCATCATTGGAAGGAATTGGTACACTAGGCTTTTTATCAACAGTCCCGACAACCTATATATCAAGTACACAACTTATATCAACGGTGACAGGTCTTGCTACTGTAGGCTATATTTCTACTTCTCAGTTCATGTCTGTTATAATGGGTCTTGGATCAATGGGTTATATTTCATCTGTAGCTACAGTTATTGGTGCAACAGGAGCCACTGGTCCTTCAGGAGATACTGGTGCAACAGGAGAAACAGGTCCTACAGGATCTACAGGAGCAACTGGATATACAGGATCTACAGGAGAAACAGGAGTAGCGGGAGAAACAGGAATTACTGGAGAGACAGGTCTAACAGGAGCAACTGGTCTGACAGGTCTAACAGGTTTAACAGGAGCAACTGGCTTGACAGGTCTAACAGGCGCAACAGGTCTCACTGGTCTAACAGGCGCAACAGGTCTCACTGGTCTAACAGGAGCAACTGGCTTGACAGGTCTAACAGGCGCAACAGGCTTGACAGGTCTAACAGGTTCTACAGGTCTAACAGGCGCAACAGGCTTGACAGGTCTAACAGGAGCAACAGGCTTGACAGGTCTAACAGGAGCAACAGGCTTGACAGGTCTAACAGGAGCAACTGGTCTTACAGGTCTAACAGGAGCAACTGGCTTGACAGGTCTAACAGGCGCAACAGGCTTGACAGGTCTAACAGGCGCAACAGGCTTGACAGGTCTAACAGGCGCAACAGGCTTGACAGGTGCAGTAGGAGCGACAGGTCTTACAGGTCTAACAGGAGCGACAGGTCTTACTGGGCTAACAGGAGCAACAGGTCTCACTGGTCTAGCAGGCGCGACAGGTCTTACAGGACTAACAGGCGCAACAGGTCTAACAGGAGCAACAGGTCTAACAGGAGCAACAGGTCTTACAGGTCTAACAGGCGCAACAGGACTAACAGGAGCAACAGGTCTCACTGGTCTAGCAGGCGCAACAGGCTTGACAGGTCTAACAGGCGCAACAGGCTTGACAGGTCTAACAGGTGCAACAGGCTTGACAGGACTAGCAGGAGCTACTGGCTTGACAGGCGCAACAGGCGCGACAGGTCTTACAGGTGCAACAGGCTTGACAGGACCTGCAGGCGCAACAGGTCTTACAGGACTAACAGGCGCAACAGGCTTGACAGGACTCGCAGGAGCAACAGGTCTTACAGGACTAACAGGCGCAACAGGTCTTACAGGACAGACAGGTGCAACTGGTAATACGGGTTCTACTGGACCAACTGGACAGGGTGTGACTGGACCGACAGGACCAACGGGACCACAGCCAAATACTCCACCGACAACGGGTTCAGCGTACCTAGGAACAAATGTGTCAATTACTAGTTCTAGCCCAACAACAGTTGTAACATTTACAATTCCTGCTGCAGGAACGTGGGATGTCGTCTATTATTTGAGAGCACAGGGATCGACTAATTTTGCAGGTGAGATGGGTTTATATCTTGCTGGCGTTGTTGTGCCAAATTCTCGTATTCTAGCATTATATACTAATTCTGGAACAGCTGCTGCGGTAACAGGAACAGGACGTGTGATTCTTACAACCAGTGGTTCTACAACATATACATTGGCTGCTTTCGCATCTACAGGTTCATTTACTGCATACAGTGACGATGGTAACGGTGGAACGGGTGTTGTATATGTACAGTTAACAGGTGGTTATATTGGTACTACAGGCGCCACAGGCGCAACAGGCGCAACAGGTCTCACAGGACTAACAGGAGCAACTGGCTTGACAGGTCTAACAGGTGCGACTGGTCTTACAGGTAGAACAGGTGCAACTGGCTTAACAGGACTAACAGGAGCAACTGGCTTGACAGGTCTAACAGGAGCAACTGGCTTGACAGGTCTAACAGGAGCAACAGGTCTTACAGGTCTAACAGGAGCAACAGGTCTTACAGGTCTAACAGGCGCAACTGGTCTGACAGGTGCAGTAGGTGCGACAGGTCTCACAGGTCTAACAGGTGCGACTGGTCTGACAGGAGTCGCAGGCGCGACAGGATTGACAGGTCTAACAGGCGCAACAGGTCTCACAGGTCTAGCAGGCGCAACAGGTCTTACAGGCTTAACAGGCGCAACTGGTCTCACAGGTCTAACAGGCGCAACAGGTCTTACAGGTGCAGTAGGTGCGACAGGTCTTACAGGTCTAACAGGAGCAACAGGTCTTACAGGTCTAACAGGTGCCACAGGTCTTACAGGTCTCGCAGGTGCCACAGGTCTTACAGGTCTAACAGGAGCAACAGGTCTTACAGGATTAACAGGTGCCACAGGTCTTACAGGTGCAATAGGTGCCACAGGTCTTACAGGTCTAACAGGTGCCACAGGTCTTACAGGTCTAACAGGCGCAACTGGTCTGACAGGTGCAGTAGGTGCGACAGGTCTTACAGGCTTAACAGGAGCCACAGGTCTTACAGGACTCGCAGGTGCTACAGGTCTAACAGGTCTAACAGGAGCAACAGGTCTTACAGGCTTAACAGGAGCCACAGGTCTGACAGGTGCAGTAGGTGCTACAGGTCTAACAGGTGCGACTGGTCTGACAGGAGTCGCAGGCGCGACTGGTCTCACAGGTCTAACAGGCGCAACAGGTCTTACAGGTCTAACAGGCGCAACTGGTCTGACAGGTGCAGTAGGTGCGACAGGTCTTACAGGTCTAACAGGAGCAACAGGTCTTACAGGTCTAACAGGTGCCACAGGTCTTACAGGTGCAATAGGTGCTACAGGTCTTACAGGACTCGCAGGTGCTACAGGTCTAACAGGTGCGACTGGTCTGACAGGAGTCGCAGGCGCGACTGGTCTCACAGGTCTAACAGGCGCAACAGGTCTTACAGGTCTAACAGGCGCAACTGGTCTGACAGGTGCAGTAGGTGCGACAGGTCCTACAGGTCTAACAGGAGCAACAGGTCTTACAGGTCTAACAGGAGCCACAGGTCTTACAGGTGCAATAGGTGCTACAGGTCTTACAGGTCTCACAGGCGCAACTGGTCTGACAGGTGCAGTAGGTGCGACAGGTCTTACAGGTCTAACAGGAGCAACAGGTCTTACAGGTCTAACAGGAGCCACAGGTCTTACAGGTGCAATAGGTGCTACAGGTCTCACAGGTCTAACAGGCGCAACAGGTCTTACAGGACTCGCAGGTGCCACAGGTCTTACAGGTCTAACAGGAGTAACAGGTCTTACAGGTCTAACAGGCGCGACTGGTCTGACAGGTGCAGTAGGTGCGACAGGTCTTACAGGATTAACAGGTGCCACAGGTCTTACAGGACTCGCAGGTGTCACAGGTCTTACAGGTCTAACAGGTGCCACAGGTCTTACAGGTCTAACAGGTGCCACAGGTCTTACAGGACTCGCAGGTGCTACAGGTCTTACTGGTCTAACAGGAGCAACAGGTCTAACAGGAGCAACGGGTCTGACAGGTCTAACAGGTGCTACAGGATTGACAGGTCTCACAGGTGCCACAGGCTTGACAGGTCTAACAGGTGCTACAGGATTGACAGGTCTCACAGGTGCCACAGGCTTGACAGGTCTAACTGGTGCTACTGGTCTGACAGGTTTGACAGGTGCTACAGGATTAACAGGTCTAGCAGGCGCAACAGGTCTCACTGGTCTAACAGGAGCAACTGGCTTGACAGGTCTAACAGGAGCAACAGGTCTCACAGGTCTCACAGGTGCCACAGGCTTGACAGGACTAACAGGAGCAACAGGTCTGACAGGTTTGACAGGTGCTACAGGATTAACAGGTCTAGCAGGCGCAACAGGTCTCACTGGTCTAACAGGAGCAACGGGTCTTACAGGATTAACAGGAGCTACAGGCTTAACAGGAGCAAATGGTCTGACAGGTCTAACAGGCGCCACAGGTCTGACAGGCTTAACAGGAGCAACTGGCTTGACTGGTCTAACAGGTGCAACAGGTGTTACTGGTCTAGCAGGAGCAACAGGTCTTACAGGTCTAACAGGAGCAACTGGCTTGACAGGATTAACAGGAGCAACGGGTCTTACAGGACTCACTGGGGCAACTGGCTTGACAGGTCTAACAGGAGCAACTGGCTTGACAGGTCTAACAGGAGCGACTGGCTTGACAGGACAAACAGGCGCAACTGGCTTGACTGGTCTAACAGGTGCAACTGGCTTGACAGGAGCAACAGGTCTCACAGGTCTAACAGGCGCAACTGGCTTGACAGGTCTAACAGGCGCCACTGGTCTTACAGGACTCACTGGCGCAACAGGATTAACAGGTCTAACAGGCGCCACTGGTCTTACAGGTTTAGCAGGCGCAACTGGTCTGACAGGACTTACTGGTGCAACTGGCTTGACAGGTCTTACAGGAGCAACAGGTTTGACAGGTCTAACAGGCGCCACTGGTCTTACAGGACTCACTGGCGCAACAGGATTAACAGGTCTAACAGGCGCCACTGGTCTTACAGGTTTAGCAGGCGCAACTGGTCTGACAGGACTAACAGGAGCAACAGGTCTGACAGGCTTAACAGGTGCCACTGGTCTTACAGGCTTGACAGGCGCCACAGGTCTTACAGGACTCACTGGCGCCACAGGTCTTACAGGCTTGACAGGCGCAACTGGCTTGACAGGCGCAACTGGCTTGACAGGTCTAGCAGGAGCAACTGGCTTGACAGGACTAACAGGAGCAACTGGCTTGACAGGTCTAACAGGCGCCACAGGTCTTACAGGACTAACAGGAGCAACTGGCTTGACAGGATTTACAGGAGCAACAGGTCTGACAGGCTTAACAGGTGCCACTGGTCTTACAGGCTTGACAGGCGCCACTGGTCTTACAGGACTCGCTGGCGCCACAGGTCTTACAGGCTTGACAGGCGCCACAGGTCTTACAGGCTTGACAGGCGCAACTGGCTTGACAGGACTCACAGGAGCAACTGGCTTGACAGGACTCACAGGAGCAACAGGTCTAACAGGAGCAACAGGTCTTACGGGCTTGACAGGCGCAACTGGTATTACAGGTCAAACAGGCGCAACTGGTATTACAGGTCTAACAGGAGCGACTGGTTTGACAGGATTAACAGGTGTAACGGGTCTCACAGGACTAACAGGAGCAACAGGTCTTACAGGCTTGACAGGAGCAACAGGTACTACAGGCTTGACAGGAGCAACAGGTCTTACAGGACTCACAGGCGCAACTGGTCTTACAGGACTCACTGGCGCCACTGGTCTTACAGGAATCACTGGCGCTACAGGATTAACTGGAGCTACAGGATTGACAGGATTAACAGGAGCAACAGGTCTTACAGGACTCACAGGAGCAACTGGTCTAACAGGTGCAACAGGTCTCACAGGCATAACAGGAGCAACTGGTCTAACAGGAGCAACTGGCTTGACAGGTCTAACAGGCGCCACTGGTCTGACAGGATTAACAGGAGCGACTGGTCTTACAGGACTCACTGGCACAACAGGATTAACAGGATTAACTGGAGCTACAGGATTGACAGGATTAACAGGAGCAACAGGTCTTACAGGCTTGACAGGCGCAACAGGTCTGACAGGTCTAACTGGCGCAACAGGTCTTACAGGCTTGACAGGTGCCACTGGTCTTACAGGTCTTACAGGTCTTACAGGTCTAACAGGAGCAACTGGTCTGACAGGTATAACAGGAGCAACTGGTCTTACAGGATTAACAGGTGCAACAGGCTTGACCGGTCTAACAGGATTAACAGGAGCAACAGGTCTGACAGGCTTAACAGGCGCAACTGGCTTGACTGGTCTAACAGGTGCTACTGGTCTGACAGGTCTAACAGGAGCAACAGGTCTTACAGGACTCACTGGCGCATCAGGCTTGACAGGTCTAACAGGAGCAACAGGGCTAACAGGACTAACAGGCGCAACTGGCTTGACTGGTCTAACAGGAGCAACAGGGCTAACAGGACTAACAGGAGCAACTGGTCTGACAGGTCTAACAGGCGCAACAGGTCTTACAGGCTTAACAGGAGCAACAGGTCTCACAGGACTCACTGGTGCAACAGGTCTAACAGGACTCACAGGTGCAACAGGTCTCACAGGTCTCACAGGCGCAACTGGCTTGACAGGATTAACAGGAGCAACTGGTCTTACAGGATTAACAGGTGCTACTGGTCTTACAGGACTCACTGGTGCAACAGGTCTTACAGGACTAACAGGAGCAACAGGTCTTACAGGATTAACAGGCGCAACAGGTCTTACAGGACTCACTGGCGCAACAGGTCTTACAGGACTCACTGGCGCAACAGGTCTTACAGGACTCACTGGTGCAACAGGTCTTACAGGATTAACAGGTGCAACAGGTCTTACTGGTCTAACAGGCGCCACTGGTCTTACAGGACTCACTGGCGCAACAGGTCTTACAGGACTCACAGGCGCAACAGGTCTTACAGGATTAACAGGTGCAACGGGTCTAACAGGTCTTACTGGTCTAACAGGCGCTACTGGTCTGACAGGTCTAACAGGCGCAACAGGTCTTACAGGACTCACTGGCGCAACTGGCTTGACTGGTCTAACAGGAGCAACAGGTCTTACCGGTTTAACAGGAGCTACTGGTCTGACAGGTCTAACAGGCGCAACAGGTCTTACAGGACTCACTGGCGCAACTGGCTTGACTGGTCTAACAGGAGCAACAGGTCTTACAGGATTAACAGGTGCAACTGGCTTAACAGGTCTAACAGGAGCAACAGGTCTTACAGGACTCACTGGAGCAACTGGTCTGACAGGTCTAACAGGCGCTACTGGTCTTACAGGACTCACTGGCGCAACTGGCTTGACAGGTCTAACAGGTGCTACTGGTCTGACAGGTCTAACAGGCGCTACTGGTCTTACAGGACTCACAGGAGCAACAGGGCTAACAGGACTAACAGGTCTCACAGGACTCACTGGTGCAACAGGTCTCACAGGTCTAACAGGAGCAACGGGTCTCACAGGACTCACTGGTGCAACAGGTCTCACAGGTCTAACAGGAGCAACGGGTCTCACAGGTCTAACAGGAGCGACTGGTCTCACAGGTCTAACAGGAGCAACTGGCTTGACAGGACTCACAGGAGCAACTGGCTTGACAGGACTAACAGGAGTAACTGGCTTGACAGGACTAACAGGAGCAACAGGTCTTACAGGATTAACAGGCGCAACTGGTCTAACAGGACTTACTGGTGCCACAGGTCTTACTGGTCTAACAGGCGCTACTGGTCTTACAGGCTTGACAGGAGCAACAGGTCTTACAGGACTCACTGGCGCCACTGGCTTGACTGGTTTAACAGGAGCAACTGGTCTGACCGGTTTAACAGGAGCAACAGGTCTAACAGGAGCAACAGGTCTTACAGGTCTAACAGGAGCAACAGGTCTTACAGGACTCACTGGCGCAACAGGCTTGACCGGTCTAACAGGAGCAACTGGCTTGACAGGTCTAACAGGAGCAACAGGTCTTACAGGTCTAACAGGAGCAACAGGTCTTACAGGACTCACTGGCGCAACAGGCTTGACCGGTCTAACAGGAGCAACTGGCTTGACAGGTCTAACAGGAGCTACAGGGCTCACAGGACTAACAGGAGCTACAGGGCTTACAGGACTTACAGGCGCAACAGGTCTGACTGGTTTAACAGGCGCCTCTGGTCTTACAGGCTTGACAGGATTAACTGGTGCAACAGGATTAACAGGCGCAACAGGATTAACAGGCGCAACAGGTCTTACAGGCTTGACTGGTCTAACAGGAGCAACTGGCTTGACTGGTCTAACAGGAGCAACTGGCTTGACAGGTCTAACAGGAGCAACTGGCTTGACAGGTCTAACAGGCGCGACTGGTCTTACAGGACTCACTGGTGCAACAGGTCTCACAGGTCTAACAGGAGCAACTGGCTTGACAGGTCTAACAGGCGCAACAGGTCTTACAGGATTAACAGGCGCCACTGGTCTTACAGGACTAACAGGAGCGACAGGTCTCACTGGATTAACAGGAGCGACTGGCTTGACTGGTCTAACAGGCGCAACAGGTCTCACTGGATTAACAGGAGCGACAGGTCTCACAGGTCTAACAGGAGCAACTGGCTTGACAGGTCTAACAGGAGCAACTGGCTTGACTGGTCTAACAGGAGCAACTGGTCTCACTGGCTTAACAGGAGCAACTGGCTTGACAGGTCTAACAGGAGCAACTGGCTTGACAGGTCTAACAGGAGCAACTGGCTTGACAGGACTAACAGGCGCCACTGGTCTTACAGGACTCACTGGCGCAACTGGCTTGACTGGTCTAACAGGCGCAACAGGTCTCACTGGATTAACAGGAGCGACAGGTCTCACAGGTCTAACAGGAGCAACTGGCTTGACAGGTCTAACAGGAGCAACTGGCTTGACTGGTCTAACAGGAGCAACTGGTCTCACTGGCTTAACAGGAGCAACTGGCTTGACAGGTCTAACAGGAGCAACTGGCTTGACAGGTCTAACAGGAGCAACTGGCTTGACAGGATTAACAGGCGCCACTGGTCTTACAGGACTCACTGGCGCAACTGGCTTGACAGGACTCACTGGCGCAACAGGATTGACAGGTCTAACAGGCGCAACAGGTCTCACTGGCTTAACAGGAGCAACTGGCTTGACTGGTCTCACTGGCTTAACAGGAGCAACTGGCTTGACTGGTCTAACAGGTGCAACTGGTCTTACAGGACTCACTGGCGCCACTGGTCTTACAGGACTTACTGGCGCCACTGGTCTTACAGGTTTAACAGGTGCAACTGGCTTGACAGGTTTAACAGGAGCGACTGGTCTTACAGGACTCACTGGCGCCACTGGTCTTACAGGACTCACTGGCGCCACTGGTCTTACAGGTTTAACAGGTGCAACTGGCTTGACAGGTTTAACAGGAGCGACTGGTCTTACAGGACTCACTGGCGCCACAGGTCTTACAGGTCTAACAGGAGCAACAGGTCTTACAGGACTAACAGGAGCAACAGGTCTTACAGGATTAACAGGCGCCACTGGTCTCACTGGTCTAACAGGCGCAACTGGCTTGACAGGTCTAACAGGAGCAACAGGTCTTACAGGATTAACAGGCGCAACTGGCTTGACAGGTCTAACAGGAGCAACAGGTCTTACAGGATTAACAGGCGCAACAGGATTGACAGGTCTAACAGGCGCAACAGGTCTTACAGGATTAACAGGTGCAACAGGTCTTACAGGATTAACAGGTGCAACAGGTCTTACTGGTCTAACAGGCGCAACAGGATTGACAGGTCTAACAGGCGCAACAGGTCTTACAGGTTTAACAGGTGCAACAGGTCTTACAGGATTAACAGGTGCAACAGGTCTTACTGGTCTAACAGGCGCAACAGGTCTCACAGGATTAACAGGCGCAACTGGCTTGACAGGTCTAACAGGAGCAACAGGTCTTACAGGATTAACAGGCGCAACTGGCTTGACAGGTCTAACAGGTGCAACAGGTCTTACAGGACTAACAGGCGCGACTGGCTTGACAGGACTAACAGGCGCAACTGGTCTTACAGGACTCACTGGCGCAACTGGCTTGACAGGTCTAACAGGCGCAACTGGCTTGACAGGTCTAACAGGCGCCACTGGTCTTACAGGACTCACTGGCGCAACTGGCTTGACAGGTCTAACAGGCGCAACTGGCTTGACAGGTCTAACAGGTGCAACAGGTCTTACAGGTCTAACAGGAGCAACTGGTCTCACAGGACTAACAGGCGCAACAGGTCTCACTGGCTTAACAGGAGCAACAGGTCTTACAGGACTGACAGGAGCGTCTGGTCTTACAGGACTAACAGGCGCGACTGGCTTGACAGGACTAACAGGCGCAACAGGTCTTACAGGACTAACAGGCGCGACTGGCTTGACAGGACTAACAGGCGCAACAGGTCTTACAGGACTCACTGGCGCAACTGGCTTGACAGGTCTAACAGGCGCAACTGGCTTGACAGGTCTAACAGGCGCAACTGGCTTGACAGGTCTAACAGGAGCAACAGGTCTTACAGGACTCACAGGTGCAACTGGTCTTACAGGACTCACTGGAGCAACTGGCTTGACAGGTCTAACAGGAGCGACTGGCTTGACAGGTCTAACAGGCGCCACTGGTCTTACAGGTTTAACAGGCGCAACTGGCTTGACAGGTTTAACAGGAGCGACTGGTCTTACAGGACTCACTGGTGCAACAGGTCTTACAGGACTCACAGGTGCAACTGGTCTTACAGGTCTAACAGGGGCAACAGGTCTTACAGGTCTAACAGGAGCAACTGGCTTGACAGGTCTAACAGGAGCAACTGGCTTGACAGGTCTAACAGGAGCAACAGGTCTTACAGGACTTACAGGCGCAACTGGCTTGACAGGATTAACAGGGGCGACTGGCTTGACAGGTCTAACAGGATCAACAGGTCTTACAGGACTGACAGGAGCGACTGGTCTTACAGGACTCACAGGTGCAACTGGTCTTACAGGTCTAACAGGGGCAACAGGTCTTACAGGTCTAACAGGAGCAACTGGCTTGACAGGTCTAACAGGAGCAACTGGCTTGACAGGTCTAACAGGAGCAACTGGCTTGACAGGTCTAACAGGAGCAACAGGTCTTACAGGATTAACAGGAGCAACTGGCTTGACAGGTCTAACAGGAGCAACAGGTCTTACAGGATTAACAGGAGCAACTGGCTTGACAGGATTAACAGGCGCAACTGGCTTGACAGGTCTAACAGGAGCAACAGGTCTTACAGGATTAACAGGAGCGACTGGCTTGACAGGTCTAACAGGAGCTACTGGGTTGACTGGTCTAACAGGAGCAACTGGCTTGACTGGTCTAACAGGTGCTACTGGTCTTACAGGACTCACTGGTGCCACTGGTCTCACAGGTCTAACAGGAGCAACAGGTCTTACAGGTTTAACAGGAGCAACTGGCTTGACAGGTCTAACAGGAGCAACTGGTCTTACAGGTTTAACAGGAGCAACTGGCTTGACAGGTCTAACAGGTGCAACTGGCTTGACAGGACTTACAGGCGCAACGGGTCTTTCAGGACTCACTGGCGCAACAGGTCTTACAGGACTCACTGGCGCAACTGGTCTGACAGGTCTAACAGGAGCAACTGGCTTGACAGGTCTAACTGGCGCAACAGGTCTTACAGGCTTAACAGGAGCAACTGGCTTGACTGGATTAACAGGCGCAACTGGTCTGACTGGTCTAACAGGCGCCACTGGTCTTACAGGACTCACTGGCGCAACTGGCTTGACAGGATTAACAGGAGCAACTGGCTTGACTGGCTTAACAGGAGCAACTGGCTTGACTGGCTTAACAGGAGCAACAGGTCTCACTGGCTTAACAGGAGCAACTGGTCTCACTGGATTAACAGGAGCGACTGGCTTGACAGGTCTAACAGGAGCAACAGGCTTGACAGGTCTAACAGGAGCAACTGGCTTGACAGGATTAACAGGAGCAACGGGTCTTACAGGACTCACTGGGGCAACTGGCTTGACAGGTCTAACAGGAGCAACAGGCTTGACTGGTCTAACAGGTGCAACTGGCTTGACAGGTCTAACTGGCGCCACTGGTCTTACAGGACTCACTGGTGCAACTGGTCTCACTGGACTCACAGGAGCGACTGGTCTTACAGGCTTAACAGGTGCCACAGGTCTTACAGGACTCACAGGTGCATCTGGTCTTACAGGCTTAACAGGAGCGACAGGTCTTACAGGACTCACTGGTGCAACTGGTCTTACAGGACTCACAGGACTCACTGGTGCAACTGGCTTGACTGGTCTAACAGGAGCGACTGGCTTGACTGGCTTGACTGGCTTAACAGGTGCAACTGGCTTGACAGGTCTAACAGGTGCAACTGGCTTGACTGGTCTAACAGGTGCAACTGGTCTCACTGGCTTAACAGGAGCAACTGGTCTCACTGGATTAACAGGAGCGACTGGCTTGACTGGTCTAACAGGTGCAACTGGTCTCACTGGTCTAACAGGAGCAACTGGCTTTACAGGTCTAACAGGAGCAACAGGTCTGACAGGAGTAACAGGAGCGACTGGCTTGACAGGTCTAACAGGAGCAACTGGTCTTACAGGCTTAACAGGCGCAACTGGCTTGACAGGTCTAACAGGCGCCACTGGTCTAACAGGCTTAACAGGAGCAACTGGCTTGACTGGTCTAACAGGAGCGACTGGCTTGACTGGTCTAACAGGAGCGACTGGCTTGACAGGCTTAACAGGCGCAACTGGTCTTACAGGACTCACTGGTGCAACTGGCTTGACAGGTCTAACAGGAGCGACTGGCTTGACTGGTCTAACAGGAGCGACTGGCTTGACAGGCTTAACAGGCGCAACTGGTCTTACAGGCTTAACAGGCGCAACTGGCTTGACAGGTCTAACAGGCACCACTGGTCTTACAGGCTTAACAGGAGCAACTGGCTTGACTGGTCTAACAGGAGCGACTGGCTTGACTGGTCTAACAGGAGCGACTGGCTTGACAGGCTTAACAGGTGCAACTGGCTTGACAGGTCTAACAGGTGCAACTGGCTTGACTGGTCTAACAGGTGCAACTGGTCTCACTGGCTTAACAGGAGCAACTGGTCTCACTGGATTAACAGGAGCGACTGGCTTGACTGGTCTAACAGGTGCAACTGGTCTCACTGGTCTAACAGGAGCAACTGGCTTGACAGGTCTAACAGGAGCAACAGGTCTGACAGGACTAACAGGAGCGACTGGCTTGACAGGTCTAACAGGAGCAACTGGTCTTACAGGCTTAACAGGCGCAACTGGCTTGACAGGTCTAACAGGCGCCACTGGTCTTACAGGCTTAACAGGAGCAACAGGTCTTACAGGACTCACTGGCGCAACTGGTCTGACAGGTCTAACAGGAGCAACTGGCTTGACTGGACTAACAGGTGCTACAGGATTGACAGGTCTAACAGGAGCAACAGGTCTGACAGGTCTAACAGGCGCCACTGGTCTTACAGGTCTAACAGGAGCAACTGGCTTGACAGGATTAACAGGCGCAACAGGTTTGACAGGTTTAACAGGCGCAACAGGTTTGACAGGTTTAACAGGCGCAACAGGTTTGACAGGTAAAACAGGAGCAACTGGCTTGACAGGTCTAACAGGCGCAACAGGTCTTACAGGATTAACAGGAGCAACAGGTCTTACAGGACTCACTGGCGCAACTGGTCTGACAGGTCTAACAGGAGCAACAGGTCTTACAGGACTAACAGGTGCTACAGGATTGACAGGTCTAACAGGAGCAACAGGTCTGACAGGTCTAACAGGAGCAACTGGCTTGACTGGTCTAACAGGAGCAACAGGTCTGACAGGACTAACAGGTGCCACTGGCTTGACTGGTCTAACAGGTGCAACTGGTCTCACTGGCTTAACAGGAGCAACTGGTCTCACTGGATTAACAGGAGCGACAGGCTTAACAGGTCTAACAGGAGCAACTGGCTTGACAGGTCTAACAGGAGCAACTGGCTTGACAGGTCTAACAGGAGCAACTGGTCTTACAGGACTAACAGGAGCGACTGGTCTTACAGGCTTAACAGGCGCAACAGGTCTTACAGGATTAACAGGAGCAACTGGTCTGACTGGTCTAACAGGAGCAACTGGCTTGACTGGATTAACAGGTGCTACTGGTCTCACTGGACTCACAGGCGCAACAGGTCTGACAGGTTTAACAGGCGCAACTGGTCTGACTGGTCTAACAGGCGCCACTGGTCTTACAGGACTCACTGGCGCAACTGGCTTGACAGGATTAACAGGTGCAACTGGTCTCACAGGTCTAACAGGAGCAACAGGTCTGACAGGACTAACAGGTGCCACTGGTCTTACAGGACTAACAGGTGCCACAGGTCTTACAGGACTAACAGGTGCTACAGGATTAACAGGACTCACTGGTGCAACAGGTCTTACAGGACTAACAGGTGCTACAGGATTAACAGGACTCACTGGTGCAACAGGTCTTACAGGACTCACTGGTGCAACAGGTCTTACAGGACTCACAGGCGCAACTGGTCTTACAGGACTCACTGGTGCAACTGGCTTGACTGGTCTAACAGGAGCAACTGGCTTGACTGGATTAACAGGTGCTACTGGTCTCACTGGACTCACAGGAGCGACTGGTCTTACAGGCTTAACAGGCGCAACAGGTCTTACAGGATTAACAGGAGCAACTGGTCTGACTGGTCTAACAGGAGCAACTGGCTTGACTGGATTAACAGGTGCTACTGGTCTCACTGGACTCACAGGCGCAACAGGTCTGACAGGTTTAACAGGCGCAACTGGTCTGACTGGTCTAACAGGCGCCACTGGTCTTACAGGACTCACTGGCGCAACTGGCTTGACAGGATTAACAGGTGCAACTGGTCTCACTGGACTCACAGGAGCGACTGGTCTTACAGGCTTAACAGGCGCAACAGGTCTTACAGGATTAACAGGAGCAACTGGTCTGACTGGTCTAACAGGAGCAACTGGCTTGACTGGATTAACAGGTGCTACTGGTCTCACTGGACTCACAGGCGCAACAGGTCTGACAGGTTTAACAGGCGCAACTGGTCTGACTGGTCTAACAGGCGCCACTGGTCTTACAGGACTCACTGGCGCAACTGGCTTGACAGGATTAACAGGAGCAACTGGCTTGACTGGCTTAACAGGAGCAACTGGCTTGACTGGCTTAACAGGAGCAACAGGTCTCACTGGCTTAACAGGAGCAACTGGTCTCACTGGATTAACAGGAGCGACTGGCTTGACAGGCTTAACAGGAGCAACAGGTCTCACTGGCTTAACAGGAGCAACTGGTCTCACTGGATTAACAGGAGCGACTGGCTTGACAGGCTTAACAGGCGCAACTGGTCTTACAGGCTTAACAGGCGCCACTGGTCTTACAGGACTCACTGGCGCAACTGGCTTGACTGGTCTAACAGGAGCAACTGGCTTGACAGGTCTAACAGGCGCAACTGGCTTGACAGGTCTAACAGGCGCAACTGGCTTGACTGGATTAACAGGTGCTACTGGTCTCACAGGACTCACTGGTGCAACTGGCTTGACAGGTCTAACAGGAGCAACTGGCTTGACTGGTCTAACAGGAGCAACTGGTCTGACAGGTCTAACAGGCGCAACTGGTCTGACAGGTCTAACAGGTGCAACTGGCTTGACAGGACTTACAGGCGCAACGGGTCTTTCAGGACTCACTGGCGCAACAGGTCTTACAGGATTAACAGGAGCGACTGGCTTGACAGGTCTAACAGGTGCAACAGGTTTTACAGGATTAACAGGTGCGACTGGTCTGACAGGCTTAACAGGCGCAACTGGCTTGACAGGTCTAACAGGTGCCACTGGTCTTACAGGACTAACAGGTGCCACTGGTCTTACAGGACTCACAGGTGCCACTGGTCTTACAGGACTAACAGGTGCCACTGGCTTGACTGGTCTAACAGGCGCCACTGGTCTTACAGGACTCACTGGCGCAACTGGCTTGACTGGTCTAACAGGAGCAACTGGCTTGACTGGTCTAACAGGAGCGACTGGTCTGACAGGACTCACTGGCGCAACTGGCTTGACAGGTCTAACAGGAGCAACTGGTCTTACAGGACTCACTGGAGCAACAGGTCTTACAGGACTCACTGGAGCAACAGGTCTTACAGGACTCACTGGCGCAACAGGCTTAACAGGACTCACTGGAGCAACAGGCTTGACAGGTCTAACAGGAGCAACTGGTCTTACAGGACTCACTGGCGCAACTGGCTTGACTGGTCTAACAGGAGCAACTGGCTTGACTGGTCTAACAGGAGCGACTGGTCTGACAGGACTCACTGGCGCAACTGGCTTGACAGGTCTAACAGGAGCAACAGGTCTTACAGGACTCACTGGAGCAACAGGTCTTACAGGACTCACTGGAGCAACAGGTCTTACAGGACTCACTGGCGCAACAGGCTTAACAGGACTCACTGGAGCAACAGGCTTAACAGGTCTAACAGGCGCAACTGGCTTGACTGGTCTAACAGGAGCAACTGGCTTGACAGGTCTAACAGGCGCAACAGGAATGACAGGATTAGCGGGCGCAACAGGACAAACAGGTCTAACAGGCGCCACTGGTCTTACAGGTCTAACAGGCGCCACTGGTCTTACAGGACTCACTGGCGCAACAGGAATGACAGGATTAGCGGGCGCAACAGGACAAGCAGGTCTAACAGGCGCCACTGGTCTTACAGGACTCACTGGCGCAACAGGAATGACAGGATTAGCGGGCGCAACAGGACAAACAGGACTCACTGGCGCAACAGGAATGACAGGATTAGCGGGCGCAACAGGACAAACAGGACAAACAGGACAAACAGGACAAACAGGACAAACAGGACAAACAGGACAAACAGGACAAACAGGACTCACTGGCGCAACAGGAATGACAGGATTAGCGGGCGCAACAGGACAAACAGGACAAACAGGACAAACAGGACAAACAGGACAAACAGGCGCCACAGGCGCAATAGCAAATAGTTTTTCAAACTCTGGAACAAATAGTGCAACTACTCTTGGAACTAGTGATTCACTTGCTATATACCATGCCACTTGCAATGTGGGTGGCGGCGGCATAACATCAATATTTTTTGGTCCAAGAGCAACGACGACACCGAGTAACGCCTATGGTCGCATTTATGGTATTGATTTAGGAACAACTTCATGTAACTTAGGTGGACTAGGATTTCAAGTAGCAAGTTGTAACAGTGGTTGCAACGGACAGCTAGCTGATATCATGCGAATAACTTCAACAGGAGTAGGTGTATTCACAACAACTCCTCAGTATGCCTTGGATGTAAACGGTATTGCTCGTTCTGCAATGGCTATCTCAAGTTTATGTAACACATCAGCTACATTTGCGAGTAGTAGTTATGGTGTAAACTTTTACATTACAAATAGTGCGTTTTCTCTTATAAATCTTGTTGGTGGCACTGGATCCGGTACTGGCGGTACAAATCCTACTCCATTACAAGGTTGGTTCGTGACATTAAGAAATAACTCTGGTTCTTATTTATCAGTTGATATAGGAGGTCTTCTTAATAGTACACCTAAATCACCACTTACCATTGCACCTCAAAACTCTGTTATAATCGCATATGATACAAATTTGGATGGTCTTGGTACAGGTGGCGGTTACGTTTTATTTTAAACAGTTTATAAAGAAAGTAATAAATTATATTTAAATATACTATATTTAAATATGAAGAATCTCAAAAGTGATTGATTAATAGAAGCTTAATTTCAGTTGTATTAGATCTTGGTTATATGTAAAACAATATTATTTGTTCCGTTGTGAGAAAAGGTGAACATCATACCTTTAGTCAGTGTTTCAAGATTCTGTAACCAGGTTGCAATCGGTGTCCCAAGTAAATATTCAAAATATAAAGTTAAACTGCGTGAAACACCGTCACTACAGACTGAAGGGGGCGAAAGTGAAATCGTGTCTACAATATAACCACCAGGAAATCCGGCGGCAGCCCATCTATATAAATTTGGCTTTAATGATTCAGCTGATACTGTTGTAAATGTTACAACAGTTGATCTATCAGAGTCCTCTTTTGCTGTGATCGCTGCATGTGAGTTAAGAAGATCATCAAAGGTAATTTGTACAGGAATAGATACAGTAGATAAATTTGTTGACATACTTATTTGATCATATAAACTTGATATTGTATTATCGGGGAATATTGCCACTGGAACCGTTTCGTCCACTACACCGGTTGATGAACTCATTATACTTTTTACTAAGGAGAAAAGATTAAGCTCTTTTAAACTCAGAAGAAATGAACTTTTATGTAAAAAATCGTTAAAAAATAAAAAAGATAGTGTAGGAAGGGTATATGGACCCACAAATATATTCAACGAATCAACTGTATTTGCGAAGTGATCGCATAGGCTTCGGTTCGACAAAACATTCAGGGGTCGAAGAAATTGATATAATTACAGATTTTAATTCCTCAAAAGTTTATTTTGGTGTAAGTTCAATCGTTTCAACAAGCAAATATAACTTTATTAATACATTTTATCCTGAAAATGCAGCATATGTATTTGATTTATTAAACAAAAGGCTAGCTATCGGGGGTATTTCGACTCCGCAGTTTTCTATTGATATAAGTTCATCCACGGGTATTCGTGTATTAGGTGGAGGATCATTTACAGGAGATGCGAGAGGTCTTGTGTCGGTACCTACGGCTGCTTTATTTAGTACATTGCCATCTTATGTATTTTCGCCACAGACAGTACCACTTTTAAGTTTACAGCAAAATGGTTCACTTGTTCTTACAGATATAGATTCTGTACTTGCTGCTGATAATATTAGCGCTAATACTCTGAGTGTAGGAAAAGAGGCAATTTTTCTTTCATCCGTTTTTGCTTCATATTTTGTTGGTGATGGATCGAAACTGACAAATATATCAGTAAGTGGTGGCGCCACAGGCGCAACAGGCGCAACAGGCGCAACAGGCTCCTATGTAATATTTTCACCTCTTTCATCTGGCAGTGTCACTAATTCTGGCTCACAACTGATGGAGGTTAATTTAGCAGGGCAGGCACAGTATGTATCGGTAGGCGCTATACTTTATGTAGATAGCACTGTTTCTATACCAGTATGGAGTGATACAGCACCAGGTGGTTATGCTACAGCTCAAGTTGTTTCTGATCCATACGATGGTGGTGCGTATTACACTTTAATATCAGGACCTGGTAATTCTGGAAGTAATCCTGCTGCGGATCCTGTACGCTGGGCTGCTGTGCTAGCTTGGAGTTCGGGATCGACTTATCAAAACTATAATGTTGCAACATCAGGTGGAATTTTGTATAGATACATAGGAACACCTGGTACAAATTCGTCTACAGCACCGCAATATAATCCTGATAAATGGTCACTAAGTCTTCCATCAGTATCTGGTTATGTTAGCGTTGTTAGTATAGAAGTAACAGGATTCCTTGTATCATGGGTTGCTTCAAATAATGTTGCCACTGTTTCTTGGTCAACTAATACGAACGTTATTTTGACGGGACCGTTAGGACCAGTTGGTTTAAGTGGTTCAACAGGTGCAACAGGTTCTACAGGTAACACTGGAGCAACTGGAGCAACTGGACCAACGGGAGAAACAGGTGCTACAGGTGAAACAGGTGCAACAGGAGCAGGAGAAACAGGTGCTACAGGTGCTACAGGAGATACGGGACCGACAGGCGAAACAGGTCCAACAGGAGCAGGAGAAACAGGTGCAACAGGTGAAACAGGTGCAACAGGAGCAGGAGAAACAGGTGCTACAGGTGAAACAGGTGCAACAGGAGCAGGAGAAACAGGTGCTACAGGTGCTACAGGAGATACGGGACCGACAGGCGAAACAGGTCCTACAGGCGAAACAGGTGCAACAGGAGCAGGCGAAACAGGAGCTACAGGCGAAATAGGACCAACAGGCGAAACAGGTACAACAGGCGAAACAGGAGCTACAGGTGAGACAGGACCTACAGGAGAAACAGGTCCAACAGGCGAAACAGGACCGACAGGAGAAACAGGTGCAACAGGAGCAGGCGAAACAGGAGCTACAGGCGAAACAGGTGCAACAGGCGAAACAGGTCCTACAGGAGAAACAGGTCCAACAGGAGAAACAGGTCCAACAGGCGAAACAGGACCGACGGGAGAAACAGGTCCAACAGGCGAAACAGGTCCTACAGGCGAAACAGGTCCTACAGGCGAAACAGGTCCTACAGGCGAAACAGGTGCAACAGGAGCAGGCGAAACAGGACCTACAGGTGAGACAGGACCTACAGGTGAGACAGGACCAACAGGAGAAACAGGTCCAACAGGCGAAACAGGACCGACAGGCGAAACAGGTCCAACAGGAGAAACGGGTCCAACAGGCGCAGGCGAAACAGGAGCTACAGGAGAAACAGGTCCTACAGGTGAGACAGGTCCTACAGGTGAGACAGGACCTACAGGAGAAACAGGTCCTACAGGTGAGACAGGACCGACGGGGGAAACAGGACCGACGGGAGAAACAGGTGCAACAGGAGCAGGCGAAACAGGAGCTACAGGCGAAACAGGACCAACTGGAGAAACAGGTCCAACAGGCGAAACAGGACCTACAGGTGAGACAGGACCTACAGGTGAGACAGGA